AAAAGTAGCAGTGCCATTCTGGGCTTTGGTTAAGTTGCCAATCTGACTATAATTACCAGCCATTGTAATATCGTCCTGTAAAATAACTTTATCTGCATCAACTTTACCAGTCATAGCTGCCCATTGTGCGCCATCATACATAAATGCGCTCTGTTCATAAGTGTTACCATCAACTGTAGTCGTGATAACAACAATATCGCCCTGAACTGCAGTGCTCTCACCAAGTGCAGCAGCGATAGCATCAGAATCAGACTGAGAGGCATCTGTACGAGTGTACTTGTAAAGGCTATCTCTATGCTGTGCAATGATGTTTTCAATTGCTGCTTCATCAGCACCAGCATAAGCTAAGTCATTCCAAGCAGTTGTACCATCACCGATTTTAAACTTATTAGTATCATTTTCGACACCAAACTCACCTTTGAGTAGAACTGAATTCTGCTCAGTCCATTTAGCAGCGGTGTCATTTCTCATAATAATTTTCGTGTTTAGTGTTTTAGTCGCCATTGAATAAAACCCTCCTTAAAAATTAAGCGTTTCCGCCAAAAATAACAAGTTCATCTTCTTCGTCTTGAACTATTTTATTAACAGTAATAGAATTAACTTCCAATGTACCATCAGAAGCAACAGAAATTTTATTAGAGTCTGTTGAAGTATTGATAATATCAGATGCTTTAATCACAACTGCTCCAGTTTTGCCATTTACAGATGTGACCGCCAAAGAACCAGAATCGCTTGGAGTTAAATCACAAATAGACGAAAGCATTACTGCGTAAATGGTCGGATTTCCATCTTCGTCGGTAGACGCAATATCTTCAACTGTCGCCTCACAAAAATATGCCCAAACGCCTTCCGCGTCGGCAGCATTTGTAATAACAATATTTGCCTTTTCCCCGACAGACGCAACACGACTGAAATCTTTTGCGTCTACTGCATATGACAATGTGGTGCCGGGGCGGTCATGGAATTTTTGAGCAGAAATAAACAATGGATCTTTACCAGTTCCTCCAGAAGATATATCTGCTGTTTCCCATTCAGTTGGGGCTCCATTTTCATTGACTGATTTAACTTTTACGACCTGTCCAACTTCCGCACCAGTAATATTTAATGGATTCTTTACGGAATCTTTTGTAGCATACTTTATCATATAATAAGGCTGCTCAAAGTTGTGGCAACTTTCATTTGACAAATTAATTCTAATAATATCAGAACCAATTAAATTCTTATTTTCGTCATACCAATTAGCATGCCAATACCAACCAATAAAGCCTTTGTCCATAGCGGAAAGACTTCCTGTGTAAGTCCAAGTTGCGCCAGACTGCTCGGCCATCGGGAGCCATACGAGACTATATTTACAACCGTGCTCATCAATACCAGAGAATTCGTAATTTTCAAATTCATAATATGTTTCATCTGTGATATCTTGAGCCAATGACTCTCTAAAATATTTAGCATTAGAAGGAGCAAATAGCTTTGCGCTCATATAATACTTATTTTCTATGTTGGCAGTCCAAACTGTATCACTTGGGGCCATAACACGGACTTCGTCCTGTCCATAATTAACTAAAGTTCCAGTAGGAACATTGCCAATTTCAACCTTACGAAGAACAGCACGATGCTCAAGAGTGTCAATTATTGGCTCCTTCTTATTTAAAGCAGCAATATCATTTGCCATCTTTGCGGCACCAGTTGTATCATTCTTAATCCAGTCTGCAACTTCTTTTAATGTATCAAAGTCTTCTGGTGCTCCACTAACTACTTCAGCGATTGCATCAGCTACAGTTTGTTTAACAGAGCCTTCTCCATCGCCAGACAGTGATTTGATTGATTCTTCATTCGCGGCAATACGATTTTTAATTTCTGTGTCGTCGTATTTTTCGAATCCCTGCGTTGCTTCCTCTATCTTGCTATCGACATACTCAATTTTTGCATATGAATTTAAATCTTCAGTTTTAATATATTCAGTTAAGTCAGGAGTATTTTTAATCTCCGTATAATCATATGTTGGCTTTTCTGCTTGTTTTGCCCACTCTGGAACAGTAGGGTCAGTTTCTTCTGTTAAATAATCTCCAACAGGTTGATATACACCATCATGATTATGATTTACATCTGCCTTTTGAGCTAGTTTCTCATCTATATAACTAGAATCCGGAATATCTAAATCATTATCAAATTGACTAAGCTTCGTAGGTGCATTTAAAATATTTGCCCAATCAATTTTATCAGCCGTTCCTGTTCCTTCTTGGTATGGCAAATCATTCCACGCAGTGACCCCATCACCAATTTTATGCTTCTTTAATGTGATATCATATGCGGGTTCACCAACTCTTAAAATCGGGTTAACACTTTCCCATTCTTCAGTCGTTGCTCTCCTAAACTGGAAAACACTTTTTATAGTGGTTGTTTTCATTCATACACCCCCTTTAATAGCCATGAACACCGCCACCATCATATATTATTAAACGGTCAGTATCATCAGACCCATATCCATCAACATTTCCACCATTAAAAATATAAGTGCCATCTGGATCAATACTGCCATCTGGTTCCGTAATCATTCCACTACAAGTTCCTTCTCCAACATGAAATTCAATTTTATTCGTAGAAATACGAATATTTTTGGTAATACCATATAAACCAACCTCAAATTCTCCGGGAGTGGCTAAAACTTCAGGCGGAATGTCACATATTAATTTTTCATCAAGTGTCCTAATATAATAATTATTAAACACTGCTTTAATCTTTTCACAAGTCAACCAATCATCGGTTCTAAGTGCAAATTCTATAAAAACAGAATTGCAATTTCCTGCAACAAGATATTGATCTTTAACAAGAATAAGTTGATTGTGATTTGCAGCTAATTTTATTTTTGCGTAACTGTCAGACATTTTAACACTTCACACTCCTTTCTTTATGGAGTTTTAAAACCATATTAATTCTCCATCAGTATAGTCTAACGGAGCAGTGTCAATAAGATGCTCAATCTCTTTTTCTTTCCATTTATCCAGCAATGGATTGTAATATGAATAAAACTTTGGCTCAGGAAGATATAAATACGGAGAAAGCTCATCATGTGCTTTGTCATCTCTATTTATACGAGGCTTATACTTATTTATCAAAAAAATCTCAAGTAAAAACATATCTGCCTCAGAAGCACATACAGTATATTCTATACGTGTCGTTTCAATAATGTCTAACTTCTTAACCATTGGCTTACCAAAAAAGTGTAGCCTTAAACGATCAATTAAATCTTGCGAAGTTCGACCTATGTATACAAGCTCATTGCCATAATAAATCTTATAAAGTATATAATTCTTACAGTTCATGATTATTCCATAGTTCATACAAGTGCTTAATTTGACTTGACTTTTTAAAAACAAACACTAAACAATCATTCCTAGTATTTGTATATAAAATGTCTACCAAATCATCTTCTGCTCCAGCACATAAATATTTGTAAATCTGCTGGAAGTTTGAAATGTACACGACAGAACTATTGTCTGGATTATATTCCTTGCCTGTAATTGTACTCTTAACCATTTGTTTCTTCTCCTTTTTGTTCCAATATAAATGCCGCCAGATACATCCACGTGTCATGTACCTAACGGCTAAAAAAATAGGATATTAACATTTTGAAGTAGTTAATATCCCATATAATTGTATTTAATTGTAACTACTTCGTAATTTATGCCTGTGCCTTCTTAAACTGAGGCTGTGCAGCCTTCTCTTCAGGCTCGGCAATAATCTTTTCAATATCTTTCTTGACAATCTCATTGAAAGAATCAAGCTCGGACAAATCACATGCCTTTAGCTTCTTCTGTGCTTCTTCCTTAGAGATATGACCAAAATTGAACTCGTTTGCTGCAGTAAATGCGTCATGGCAATTTTCACTGCAGTAAAGTGCAAAATAGGTTGGTTTATAACGATCCTGTGCGCAATTGCCACAGTAATTATACTCTTTACCACAACAAATGCACTTACGAGCTTTGCGCATATTCTTCATCTATAAGTTCCTCCTTTTCAGGTGGTAATTGTTTTGAGTTGTTGAGAGATTATATATGAAATTTTTTCATCAATAAGATTTTTGTATTCATCATTGTCTGATGTATAATATGGAATTTCCAAAAATTCATATCCATTATTTAATGCATAATCTGATTTTAACTTGTCTCTAAATTGTTGCAATTCAAACGCTTCTTCTACAGAAATGTTGCGTTCTAGTGCATCACTTCTAGTATGTAAACAAATTTTATAATGCTGCACTCCTTGTACTTCTATTAACAAATGTACATCTTGAATTATTAATTCTCTGTCATATGGAAGTATATACCCAGTATCTGGATTTATACATTTTGGAGAACAGTCATATTCTTTCAAATATTGATAGTTATATTTTGCTTGGATATATTCATCAACTTTTTGCTGCAAATAACTGTCCACATCTTCCTGATGACATTTTGGACATTTAAATGCTCTTGAATTTGCCCTACAAATAGTAGAAAAATAATCTTTGTGAACCGCATTTTCACACTTAAACCATCTTTTTTGACTAGATTTAGGAGCAATGTCATATGGAGTATCTTCGTTTAAATCTGACCAAACCAATAATGATTCTGGATTTTTGACACCAAGCGAATCAAGTTTATGTACTTTTATCATATGACAATATGGACATCTAGTACCTGTAGTAAAATCACACACTACAACAGAGTAGCTTCCATGGTAGTCTTTCTCTTGGCATTTTATCAAAACCTTTTTATTTGATTTGTATGCAAGTTCAAATGGATTATCTTCATTCCTCTTGTCCCAATATTTTTCAAGAAAATCTACTCCGATATTATCTATGCCCCATTGTGCAAAGCTTTCTTTAGGATGTACTGCGCTATGTGCGCAATAAGGACAACGATATCCTCTTTTAAACCACTGAGGAAGAGTCTTATAGCTGCCATGATAATCAACATTTTGACACTTAATATAAATGTCTACATCTTTTCTTGCAGCAGCAGGTAAAGTCCAAGGATCAATATCGCTGTTTAATTCATAATCCCAATATTTTTCAAGAAAATCCTTACATACATTGTCAATTCCCCATTGTGCAAAAGAATTACACCCAACACATTTTGCAGCACTATAAGAATATGCAGTTAAATTAACTGGCTTATATGGAGTGCTTTCATGCAATTCTCTTGGACATTTAAAATAAAGTTTTTTTAAAGATCTTTGCGAAACTTCTTCAGGAGAAATGATATTTAAATCATAATCCCATCTGTCCAACAGATCTTGTCTATCGTTATTTTCGCACCAGAATTGAAAAGAATTGCAATATCTGCACTCAAGTGGGCTATTATGTTTCCTTAATGTTGCAATCTGATATTGAGAACTTTTGTGTATTCCACTTTGGCATTTTAAATAAAAATATTCCTTAGAATATATAGAAATTTCATGTGGATCAATTGCGTTTAATTTATAATCCCACCTATCCAAAATGTCCCTTCTATTATTTTCAATGCACCAATCATGAAAACTTTTTTTCATATATAATTCCCTCCAGAATTTTATATTCCTCCACAATTTTATATCACAAGAAGGATAGGTGTGGAGGCACCTATCCTTATCAATAAGGCTCATGATTTCCTTATCTATCTTGTGCTTATATTATAACACTATAATTTAGTATTGTCAACTATGTAATTTGTACAAAATTATTCATCACCGGGGATGATAATCTGGAATAATTTCTTATCCTTGTTACAATATTCCTGCATAGCTTTGCCAGAAAATGGATGAGTACCATCCGTCTGAATGCTTAATATTCAGCGCAGTTCGTTACTCTGCGCCAGTCTTCAAAAGACATCTTATACTCTCATATAAGAATAGGCTATATCACTGCCATTCGTATTATATACGTTTTAGGCATCCCCCATTTTGGCTCACTTGAGCCTACTTCCTCTCGGAATAGCCGTCGAACCTTCCCCTTATTGGGGCTTGGCTGCTGATTACCCATTATATCAATGTTTAGGATTTAACCTTGCACCATCCAATTAATTTTTTCTACTTTCGTAACTATCACGCACAAGTTTATTTCATCTTCACGTTGTAGTTTAATTGGCTTTAGGGACTTCCAGCAATTAAAGGGATTATTGGACGCAAATTCATTTACGCCGCTCTACGCTCGTTACAAACGCAGGGAACTTTAAAAAATGTAGCAAATTTTTTGTTATTCCAATCAAAATCTGGACTAAGCTTGAAATTGGGGAAGATAATGTATGCGAACACGAGTTTGGTTTGATCGCAGACATCGCATCCAAGTACCTCAAGAACTAGCTTGCAAGCAGTTGGGAAGTTGTTAGCAGAGTTCATGACAGAAACTGCCTGAGCTGCCTCATACTCATAAATCACGAATAGCTGATCACCCTTCTTAAGACCAGTGGGAGGAGTAAGGGTGCTACCGGTCATTGCAAATGAAGAAGCAGAAGCGGAAGTGCTCTTAGTAAAGACTGTACCAAGAGTACCATCACCATTTAGAGCATAAATATTCTTAACATCCTCAGTAGGAACATGTTTGAGAGTGTAAGTGGCTGAAGTGCCATCAATATCAATGGTTTCAAATGCAGGAGTAATAATCTTGTCAGAATCAGAAGCAACCTGTTTGACAGTACCAACTTGGGTTGCCATTAAGTTCATATCAAAAATTGCATTCTCTGCGGAGAACTCTGCATTTTTTGCACGGTAAAATGTACTGATGGGAACGCCTAATGCATCGACTGCATCAGTGCTCTCAGAGCTGCAAGATAAACTTGGGTTAGTAATCTGGTTTAGTGCGAACATAACAGAGTCATCAGTCTGAGAAAGAGCAACGCCTCTCACGACTCTATCAATTACGAAGTTATTCATATCAAAAGCCATAATAAATTACCTCCATTAAAATAATAAATTTAAATTTCAATATAATAAAAGAGCTAGTCTTTATCTAGCTCTCTCATCCAATTTAATTCTGATTTTTTAATTTTCTTAGTATCAATCATTCCTGAATACATCCCTCTTAACAGCGCATCAGAATTGTTGATAACATTCAATCTCGCAATATCATCAAAAAATTCATAAACTTGCATATTGCGAACGTAATCTTTTGTATATCCCATACGACATTTTACAGAAGAAACAAGTGGAGTAAGAAACGATTTGTAAGGTTTATTTTTATTAATCTCAATTTGCTTTCTGTCCTCATCAATAAGAATTCTCTTTGTATATTTATTTCCCGCATGTTCCACTTTCTTCTTCAGCCCATGGACTTTGCGCAAATAATTTACAATACGCTCATAAATAAGCATATCTATAACAAGCCCAGTTTCTCTATCCGCAAGAACAATCTGGTCATTTTGATTGTTCTTATATGGTTTAAGTTTGGACAAGTCAATATCACCTAAAACAATTCTAGTTGTTTCAACATTAAGCGTAGGCGCAAGCATCATAAACAGATCAAAATCAGAAATTTCTTCCCAATCAATACCGAGATCCCAAAGTTGACTTTTCATATCACTAGGGATTGCAGTTATTGTATGAATAACGCTAAAATACTTGCGCTCTCCATATTGAGCAATTTCACCAATACTTGGTTGCAACACAGATATATTATTATTAATTACATATGGATCTCCAAAATAAAGACCTAACTCATCAATTTCTAATAAATCCATGTTCATCCACCTCGTCGCTTCTTCTTGGCTGTGGTTTTAAGTATCCACTATTGAGTCTCATATTTGGTTTAACAGCCTCAAACTTTAATGTACGACAATAATAATTATTATCCATAATGCTTTCTCTATTATAGACAAGTTTAAGCTTTAGACCGAGTAAATTACTAAAGTTGAAATCATCTTTTACAAAATAGCTTAAGAGATCATGACGGGAAATCCCAATTCCCGTATCAACATCATCGCCATGGCAAAACACAACAAATTGAATATATTGCATTTTCATTACTTCATTATATTTCATATCCTCAATATCATCCACAGAAAAACAGATAAAGTTTTTGACTTTATCCTGTGTTCCGGGGATTCTAATAAAAGGGTATATGTTGCAATTGAAATAATCTTCTGGCTCTGCATTAACTCTTTCCAATTCAGTATTGTGCAGATATTTAATAATATCTAAATCTTTACAAAGCTTTTCCTTAATCTGACGCTTTGCATAAAGAATATCATCATCAATATTCTGCAAATCACGCCCCATAGATGTCATCATAATCCTTCCACCTCCACAGTCAAAGTAGCAGAAGGAGTTTGTATTTCTGTTGGATCATCATCAACACTAATAATTATACTTCCGCCAATCATATTTAGAATCTGCAAACATTTCAATTTCAGATCCATTGGCTTCTCAATATTATAGTTATATTGAATACCAAATAATTGCTCATTATTTTCTTTATAAATAATCTTATTTTTATCAACAACAAACTCACCATTACTGTTATCACAGACAAGTTGATCATTTATATAAATAAATCCTACAACACATACAAGAGAGTCACTATTGTAATACTCAATGCGCCAATAAGGTCTATTAGTAACAAATTCTCCATTCTTGTATAGATTTGCAGTAAAAGTTTTATAACTTCCTCCAGCCTTCATACTTGGAGCGACCCCAGTATAAGAAATTACACTAGTTTCTACATTCCAAGCTTCAGACGGTGAATGAATGTTATTGTCATTAGTTCTTTCTTTGTAATAGTCGTACTCAACTCCAGTATTTTTATCTGAGAAATTATTGCTCTGGAAATTAATCCAAGAAACATTATCTACGACATCAAATTCAAGCTCCTGTGTAAAAGTCAATTTAGTAAGCCCAAAAGTAGTAGTATTCTCTACTTTAGAAACTTCCCACGCAATCCTGCGAAGAGGATTATCACTAATAACAAAATGCTCATTATAAGTTATCGTATTTGTATCTACATTGGTCGGCAAAACTGCCTTTAACTGGTTTTCTACAGATTGGACATAGTAATCCATCCAAACACCGGAGTTATAACTGCTCTGCGTTCTTTGCACAGCCCATGAAAAATATGTACCAACATCAACATGTTTTCCTTCATACAATGGCCAGTCTTTTTCTTCAACTTCCCATTTTAACAAAAGATTACATTTTAAAATATAAAATTGTGGAAATTGCGGCCTATCATCACGAGCAACAATTAACCACAAATTATATACGCCAAGGTCATCTGGCACAAAAACAAATGAACCAACTCTCACATTCGGATTCCTTCCATGTTCAAGTGGACGAAATTGTAAGTAATAATCTACCTGATCCCCTGAAACACTATAATATGCATGTACCAGATACTTTGCGTCTATAGGCTCAAAGCCCATAATTTTTTGTGGATTATATTTTTCTGATCCCTGAAATACAGCTTTTGCTTTTTTATAGCCGACAAGAGTCTGTTCTGGGAAAATAACATCCTTATCTTGAATATAACACTTGCGATAAGCAACATCATTTGTGAAAGTTGCATCCATAATCTTATCGGATTGGTGCTTAAACACTTCTCCCACATTACGACCTTGAAGTCTCATCCGATTATTAAATAAATCATACATCGGAATCAACCTCCTCTATTTCATTTACAAGAGAACATGCATCTAAAATATCTTTTCTATACTTAAGAAAATCAGTTTCATAACGTGCTGATTCTAAAATACTCATTAAAGTTATAATTTTAGGCTGTTCCATAAATAAACTATTTAGTCCACTAATGCGCTGTAAAAGAGTTTGAAAATATTTATCCAACAGTTCATAGCCATCTTCTTTATATGGTAGCAACTTATAAATTGCACCCTGAAGACGTATTTTTTCTTCATGGATTTGGTTTTGAGGCAATACCCCGTATTTAAAATTCATACGCAACACCACCCTTAACCAAAATAATCATTTGTCACATAACTATAGTCACGTGGTAGTTTTCTAGCTTCGGTAAACGTAGCGTCCCTGAGAGCTTTTAATGTTTCTAGCTGATTCGCTTGACTAAAAAACTTCTCTTCTTTACCACCGATAAACTGATTTGTAAGCAATACACTATTAATCCTTTGATCAAGCCATGCACAAACCATATACAATGATAAAACTTCAATCTCATAATTAGTTAAATCAGCATTAAATGTCTTACTTTCATCATCTCTATTAGATAAATCAGACTTACATCTAGTAAAATTCGCAATCGCGCTTGTTAACCAACCACACATCATCTCATCCAAATCTTCTTCTGGAAGAAGAGGAAGATCGTAATCTGTAATTCGGTTAAGAAAACGCTTAAAAATTGTTTCGTAGGAAGTCATTCCCTAACCTCCTTACTTATTACTGAATTAGCAACTTCAATTCTGTTCCCAAAATCTCGTCGAGTGCATTAATCTTTGCAAGACTGTCTAAAGAGCCATTACGAATCTTATCACCCGCAATATTCTTCACAGAGTCTTTAAAGCCAACTGGGATTTCACGAAGTCTCTTCTTAAATTGATTAATTGGAAGATTAAATAAACTATCCACATCAACGGCTGCAACTTTGTCATACAGCGTCTTAAATTCAGGCCATTGTTCAAGAAGCTCTTCATCTTCAATTACAAAATATGGTGCATTTAAATATGCTGACCTTGTAGATCTCAACGCTTGAAGGTCTTGAAATTCAACTTCAGTTGTATCCCCATAATTAGCCCACGTATAAAGAAGCTGAGACTTCTTACCCGGCAGCAATAATTCTCCAAAAGTCACAGACTTACAAAGGATAGGATCATCCATAGCAAACTTGCGAGGAGTCTTATTTTTAGTTGCTTTAACTGCTTCATTTTCAACAGAAGCACTTACATCTTCTACAGAGGCGGATGCCTCTGGCTTTTTAGTTCTTGTACCTGCCATTAAAATTTCTCCTTTTATTCCTTAAAATAATTTTGTATTGTTAATTATTCCTTAACAATCTTCCAGTAACCAAACTTCTGATTGAGCACAACACCAATACCCATCTTGGTTTGTACCTCATAATCATATGTCATATCCATATGAGTGCCTGCATCCTGCACCTGATACATACGAGTATCACCCTCGTAAACAAGCTTTAGCATTGGCTCAACACCAACAGGCATAATGAATAGAACATCATTAGCAACTAGATACTGAGTGGTATCATTAAGCTTGAAGCCATTCTTGAGTTCCACAAGTCTAATTCCTTCCCAATAGCCAAAACGACCAGTGGTATACATCTCGTTCTTCATGTCGCCAGAAGCCCAAGAGACATCATTAAGGGCAAACACACTAGCAAGAGCTGCACGAGTACCCATAATTACAACTTCAGAATCAGACGCCATGCCGACATCCATGCATAGAGTACGTAGAGTCTCCTTGGTAGAAGCATTAATAGCAGAAGACTTGTACCACTGAGCACCTAGAGTAGTGCCAACACCAATTAGGGCCTCATAAAGAGCCTGATTGACATAACGATCAAAAGCTTCAGTAATCTTACTAACTAGAGTAGCAAAATCCTCCACACCAGTAAGGAGTCTTTCGAACTCTGCATATACCTTCACTGCGTACCAGCTAGTCTCAACAGAGAAGACCTTGCCAGCACCTAAACGTTGTCTAATACCTTTATGTTTAACTTATATTATTCTTTCAAAAATTTTTCCCAAGTAAGCGGGGCTCCAGTAATAGGATGTTTTCCTGAACTTTTGCGCTTGCCATGTAGACAAGCAGATATTTTTGTTCTATTAACACCACACGACTTATATTTTTCTTCTGCTTCTTTTGCTGATGTGAACAATTCATTTAATTGTGGACAATAGATAGGAAGTTTTTTCGCTTCACTTATTTTTGCTCTCCATTCATCTGAAAACTCCCTATTCTGAAATGCAAGCCTTAATTTTTCTTTAGTCTCATCTGTATGACAAAGACCAACATGAGAATCTTTCATTTTTTGTAATGTTTCTGCACTCAAATTCTCTCGTTTATGTGATTCGCTCATTTTCTTTAATGTCTCTTCAGACAAATTTTCTTTTTTGCTTGCAGCTCCAATTTTTATTTTAGTTTCATCAGAATGACGTAAACCTAAATGCAAATCTCTTAAAAACTGTTTTTGTTCATCTGATATAACTTTTCCCTTATTTGCCATACTAATTTTTGCTTTGACTTCATCTGGCAATTTTTTGCCCAAATTCGCAAATCTAAGCTTGTTTTTTGTTTCATCAGATAACGTTTTGTTTTTATTTCCACCTAGTTCAATATTGTACCCATATTCTCTGTTATTGGTGTTATATAACGAAATATAGTAACGTTCACGCTCATCTAATAAGTCCTCATTACATTCTTCAACTACATAGAATTTGAAATTGTCACATCCATAGATGCTATATGCGCTCTGCAAATGTTTATTATTATGCCTATTATTTTTTAATAAAGATTTGTGCTTGCTCAATCGACTATTCACATCAATTGATTGCCCAAAATATTTTTTATTATTAACTAAGTTTTCAACACAATATATACCAATTTTTGCATTTGCCATATATTCACCTTCTATAAAATTAGTTTTATTTTGAAAGAATAATTTTATCGGGACGCTACTCCCTGTTGAGGCTAACCTCCTCTTTGTTTCCAAAGAGAGCAGACTATATCTTCACCCTCTGTATAGGGTGCCCACCACAGTCCCCGCCAATCGCTTGCGAGGCTCTTAGTCGTTGAACCTTCTTTACGCTATATTATACTACTATAATTTAGTATTGTCAAGAGTAAAGCTTGGCTGCTGATTGCCGATTATAAAAACACTTAGGATTTAACCTTATGCCATCTCATAATTTTTTTCTACTTTCGTCACCATCACGCTCGACTTTACAGTCCACGTTGTGGTATTATGAGCTTTACGGATTTCCAGCAATTCAATGGGTTATTTAACATACAAATTGCTTTGTACGGACACTAATCATTAGAAAAATGTCGTGATGGTTGCCTGAAACCTTCATAACAGAAAGAACACTGTTGTCAGGAACATAGAACTCGTTCTTGTCGCCAAGAGCAAGATTCTTGACATCAACATACTCTCTAAAGAAAGGATTCTCTTGCCAGCCGCTAACTAGAGCGTCATCAATAGTCTCCTCAATAATATCAAATAGAACTGCCTGATTCTTACGAATACCACGTCTAATCTCAGCCTTTGTAGAATGCTCATCGCAACCAATCACCTGACGGAAAACTTCTACAATCTTATCATTAGCTTCCTTAACAGAATAGCCCTCAACAGTGCCACGAGCGGCATCAAGCATTAGCTTATTAAAAGCAACATAATCGTTCACATCATCATTAAATGCATGCTGAACCTTTGCATCAAAATTCATAAACTTAGACATAATTAATTTCCTCCTTCCCTAAATTCCTATATTACATACCAAGACTCTCAACGTGGAGTCTGTAAGAAACACCATTGGTGTAATTAACCTTCTCAATAATCTTTAGAGCAATACCAGACTTAGGAGCTGCAGCTTCCTTATAAAGACCATTCTCAATCTCTACATAATTACCAACAACTGGAGCGGCAGCTAGGGCAGTGATTGCATCATCAGACACCTCAAAGATGTCGTCAACATAAAGCTCATAAGCACGAGCAATCTCACCAGCAGCATTATAGAAATACTTTTCCTCCTGATAATACTTACGATCACTGTTGTAACCAATTGGAGTCGTAAGCACTAGATATGGCTTCTTACCAGCGGCATAATCAGCACTATAGAAAACCTGTGCCTCAACCCATGCACCACGAGTAATAATAGAGCCATTATCTAGATCCTTATGGCACTTAACAGATAGGATATGACCTACTTCAGTACCCTTAAGCAAACTTGAGCTGCAAACTACATGTGCATCTCCAACAATCTTGTCAAAAACATTTGCCATAATTATTTTCATCCTTTCATAATTAAAAATTTGTTTTAACATAACAAAAAGCTATTTATACAATAGCTTTAAGTCTAAATAATAGATTTATTATTTATTAATCATTAAATAGATTCCCATAAGCCTTTTTCTTTGTAGGCTTGTTGAAATTAATACCAACCTTGCTAATAGGTTTCTTTTCTCCCTTATTCTCAAGAGAGAACTGACCTTTCTTAACAACATAATCAGCAAAAATAACTTTTGCCTTCTCTTCAATCTCATCAATAGAGTATTTATCAGCGTTTTCCTTTAACTCAGCAAATGCCTCGTCATCACCAAGCACTGCATATTCTTCACGAGCAAAGATTTCATCTTTCTTTGCTTTAAGCTCAGAAGCGTCGAAACTATCCTTAAATTCTTTAAGTTTAGCATAATCTGCCTTTAGAGCTGCAATAGCATCTTTCTCTTCCTGAGTTAGCCATTCACTAAACACTTGAACCTTGTCTTCACCTAGTGCGACATTATCACCGTCAATAGAGTAGCCACGCTTATAGAATCTACCATCTTCGCCATCCTGATAAATAAAACTATCATTATAAGTCTCAATAATCCAATTCCACCATTCACTCTCGGCGCACATCAGGTTATAAATGCTATTACGGATATCTTCATGAGACAGCTCCCATGTGAGTGTCATATTACCATTCTCATCAACAGAATACTTTCTTTTGCTTTTAGAAGATTCATCGTCATCAATTCCGGTGGCATCACCCTCTTCGTCGTCACCATTATCATCATCGCCGTCTTCAGAAGGATTTGGGTCTGTAGGATTTTCTTCAGAATTTCCGTCGCCACCAGCAGGATCAGTTTCACCTTCACTGCCGCTAGCTTCATCACCAGTGTTATCATCGCCACTTCCATCAGAAGTGTCATCAGTACCATCTTCACCATCAAAATCTTTATTGCCAAAATGTTCTGCAAATGCAGCAACAAGATCATCATCACTTAAACCTTCAACTTCAAAATCAATATCATCCATAGTAACTTTATACTCTTCCATCAGAGTTTCTAGCTTGTTCATTTCTTCGTTCACTCCTTTCTGATTAAAGTCTTTATTTTGAAACGTAGAAAGCGTATTATTAAGCTTTTCCAACGCATCAATCAATTTTTCTTGATAATTCTGTGAAAACATACTGTTCTTTTCTCCAAAATCCTCAATTGTAATCTTAGAGCCTTGCATACCTTCCTCAATAGGAGTTTTGCCATCTTGCTCATAGCCAAGAATTGTCACTCCACGGAAGCCAAACTTGTCAATAGAAAGATAATTCTCTTCCGCATTCCAACTCATTTCATCAACCGCAATTTCAACAGAGCACTTGCAAGTTTTATGTCTCTGAAGAATCTCTGCCGCCTTAGAATAATCTTCAAAAACATGACCTTCTACCATTAAATAAGTCTTGTCATTTTTCTCGTCGTATTCTAAATATGGCTCCTTTAATTGGCTGATAACACCAACTGGCTGCTCAATATACTCTAAATTGCCATCTTCATCTATATCAATATCATGTGAATGAAATTCATATTCTCCATTGTCTGCTTTAAAAATTGACCCAAGAATTGGACGCCCTTTGAAAGAATCCATATATTGTTTCATTGTATCTTCAGAAATTGAAGAGCCATTACGATTAACACCTATATGACATGCCTTGAGCTTTACATCAAGTAAACCATCTTTGCTAGTATCATTAGATTCAAACGATTCAATAGACTGCACAATTAAAGGTTTATTATCATGTTCTTTGGAGCTAAACTTAGAAAAATTGTTCTCTTTACAGAATTTATATAAATCATCAACTGTATAAAACGTTCTCGGCATATATTCTCCCTCCTTTCATTAAAAGATATCTATGTAATGCTCGGAAGGAGCCTACATGCTTAAAATATTACTAAAACAATACTTACTTTTATCAATCACGCTAAAATTAAAATGTTTTGGTGGTTGATTTAAAAAAGTGTAAGTATCTCCAATTTGAGATACCAGCTTAAATTCAGAGGCAATCAAAGATGTCGCTGTTGCTTTATCTTTAGTAACAATAAATTTTTGACTATTGTCTGACATATATATACCTCCTTTAATTGGCTTTATCTCGTTTATCTATACTGGCCTCACCATCGTCTGTCAAATCACCAAGATCCTTAGTCGGAGCTCCACCAGTATCAGAACTACCAGTTTGAGTATAAGTACTTTGTAGTGGTACCATCTTTTCATGAAGCTGCAAAATTTCATTTTCAAGATGCAACATTGAATTCATGTCTAACGGACTAACCCCCATTAAAGCAGCAAGTTGCGTCTTCATGGGAAGTCCTAATGTACAAGCTTCCTTTACATTTTTAATAACTTCATCTTTCAAATAAGGGCTCACTTGCATATACTTTAAACGCATACCATTGTCTGGCAAAACATAATCTAAAAACATATTAACTCTTGCCTCTATTTGCCACAATAGAGGTTTTTGTATGAATAATGCATCAAATCTCATTGCTGCAGTGACAGCGGTAGAACCAGTCAATTTTGAATTGTCCATAATTTGACTCACGCCCGCAGACTCCCACAAATTCTTATTTGCCTTTGAGATACTATTTGTCTCATCAGTTGCATCTTTATCAAAAGTAATTGGCTCAATTTTCATAGGAGACAACGCGAGACCAATTTCTTCTGGAAGTATTTGATTGATTTTATTATAAAAATCTACTGCCAAATCAAGACTTACTGCAAAATCATCTGGATTGGTAGTGTTTGATAGAGTATCAATCTCCGCAACAAGTAATTTATAAATAGAAAGTTTGTCTTTAACACTTGTAATGCCACGAAGGTCAATCAAATCAATAATGTCTTCAAATAGACTAGCAAATGGAGGAATAACCCTATCCAATTGATCATAGTCCATTTTAAAAACAACTGTTCTTTCTGGATCAAGCTCTGCCCATCTTTGCTTGCTGTCCTTTTGATACGCATTATAACCAGTTGTAAATTCTTTGTCCCAATAATCAAGATATACTTTATTGGCAGAACTATCAAAATATGAAAAGTCAAATGCACAATTAAGAGTTCCATTATAATTAACAGAACTTATTTTACAATAATCTGCATTCAAAGGAACAATTATAAAAGAGTTCCTATCTTGTTCCTCTCCATCTTCATAATAAATATATCCATAGAAGCAATCTTCTCTAAGGCATGCAGTCAAAATGCCATGAATTTGTCCTTGCATATTCATTTTTTCAATCCACTTTAAAGTAGACTCATAATTCTGGAGAATCTTTTCATCGTCATTGTCCTCTGTCATAGAGACATTAGGAATCACATTATATGCAGTTAAATCAATATGCGTAGCAAAATATGCGATAATTCTTCTATATTGCGCACTCAAAACGTATAAAAATTGGCTTAACTGTCTTAGATTTTTCTGGTTTGTATCAGTAAGTGGGTTCTTTAAATATGTTCTAAGTGAATCCTTAGAATATACTGTATATGTTTTACTCGGAGGATTTTGTAAATCCAATAATTGCAATGCTGCCTTTGCAGCCTGTTTAAACTGCTCAATTTGCTGTTGTTTAGCGGTGAAATCCGCTATTTCTTTAATTGAATGTTCTGTTCCATGAGAAACTGTGTTCTTCTGTTCTGTTGGCAATTATTTCACCGCCTTTCTTAATTAAATAAGCTGCCGGGTTTTTGAGGTGCTCGAATCTTAAACTGATCAAGCATATTCGCGCTACTAGGACGCTTTTTATTACGAATACGTTCTGCTCGCTTTTCAGACAAGAACCATCCCAATAGTGCAGCACAATAGCTTCTATCATCGTGCAATTTATTTTCTTTTTCTGGAGTTAGCTCAAAAGAGTCTTTTCCAGATTCTCTTTTTTTTCTAACCATATTGACCATTTCTTCTTTTAATGCGTCAATATTTTTCAATGCAATTTCCTGATATGGATCTAATTTAACAACTTTAGTTTTCATACAAGAAGATTTTTTCATTTCTTCGTCCAACTTAATTGAAAATTCCATTTCATCTATGTCTTGCTTTTTTAATTCATTTGTAATTCTTTTCTTTTCGGAATTATATAACTTTTCATCAACCTCAAACAAGGTTAAATATCCTTTATTGTCATAATCTGCAGTAAAACTAAGACAATCTAGATTCATCATTTCGATTAATGCTTCGTAAATAATGGATTTATATTGTGTAGGGGAGATTAATCTAATTTTATCTATTGCGTTAGGATACTTACGAACATAATCTGCACTATATTCTTTATCAATTAATCCTCTATGCATATTCCCCTTTGAATCTTTCCAATCTTCCATAAGATAGTCTGCGATATTAACACCACCGCCACCAGAACCAGCATCAATTAAAATGGCCTCAATATTTTCATAATCTGGCGCATCACCATTATAATCTAATATAAGCTCTTTTAAATATTTCACTTGATCTGGAGTTTGCATAGGAGTTTTCCGCTTTTTGGCAACATCCAAAAGATTTACACAGTTTACAAATCTTCCTTTGTATTCGCCTTTTTCATCCATATACAATTCCATAACAAGAATAATACTATTATCACGACTTCGTGCAGGGTCATAAGCAAATACAAATTTTTTCTTGTTTGTATCATTATGTAAGAGTGGTACGCGAGTTTCACTATTTCTAGCAATAACACCACGTTTAATAATTGCATTTAATCCTGCATCTGTGGTAAATTCACAATAATATTCACGTCTTGCCTTTTCAGAGTTTGTTGCCATTTCTGTCTCTACAGTACTTTGCATTAACAAAGGAGCAATAACTTTACCATGCATGGTTGGATGAAAAGCTACTTCACAATCAATATGTGCCACAAAATAATCTGGATCGCCTATTAATTGACGTTTGGCAAACTCTCTATACAAACGATAAAATTCTGTATCAGTACTTGAAGCAGAACTAATATAAAATTTTTGGTTTGGAATATTAGATGGAAAGGTACGAAGCCTTATTGGATCAATCAGATTGCCATCTCTGTCCTTACCAGTTTTAAAACTTTTATTAACAATTGCAAATGCACCATATACTTTCATCATTTCTGCCGATAAGAAACCTGACTCATCAAATATTACGGTTCCACGCATCAATTATGTTATCCTGTAAGTTTTTTATCTTACAGATCTTATAGTTGTATTTTCTATAAGTTCGGCGTACCTTTTCACCTACATCTTAAATGTTTAGGTGGTGAGAACTCTTGGAAGCATTATATTCTATTTATAGGTTCAGCTTCTACGCTCTGCGTGTGACTATGCTTTTAAACATAGCCTTCCACTCTGATTCCCATTTCAGGGTTCCAGATTTCTTTCTCACTTTAAAAAACCACTCATTTCTGAGTGGCGAGGCCAGCGCTACTTTCGTAATATTTTTTATATTTTCTATCTAAATAAATTTGTGAATCATTATAAATGTATTGTAAAAACACATGTGTATATTCAACACCGGCAATTTCTAATCTATATAAGTCTTTATATTTCCCATTGTTGTGCTTAGACACATATAAATAAGAATTAATACCAGCATCATACAAAAATGCTCTTAACTGCTCTAAAAAAATAGTAGAAACAGAGTCAAAATGACATCTTGTTCTATTTTGTTTTGTAATATAAATACATCCATCCCCATCAAAATATCCTCTAATAAAATGACGCATCAATTCATCTGTAAGATTAGGAAGTTGCATTGTATATGTCTTGTCTCTTGTCGCTCCATTTGCAATTAAATCATTAGCCATATTAATTGAACATAATCTAATCTTGCACATTTTATGTATTTTACCACTGTCATTTAAGTTACATTCTTTTTCATCAAAAACAATTGGATAATTCCCTGATATGCTCTTATTAAATTTTTTTAAATGATTCACATCAGATGCCTGTAATTCAATCCCTACATATCCGCTATTGGTTTTTTCATTAATTGTTACATAACCATCTGCATAAATAAAACCCAACCAATATGCTTTTTCTTCTGTGTCTATATCTTTAAAATAATCATAGTTGCAATTATATGGATATTTTTTACATCCCATACGTTGAGCTTTTAATTTCACAGCATTTGGAGTTCTATTTAATGCTTTCGCCATTTCATTAATACTTAATCTTTGATAATTTTTTTTGATATAATCTAAATCTTCTTCAGACCATCCAGATTTTTTAACAAGACCAAGATCAAAACATTTAGCACGAATTGAGCCTTCAGTTTTACCAATTTCTTTTGATATGTCACAATACATTTTTGTTTTATAGTTGTCAAACAAATATTGTTCTTGCTCTTTTGTCCATCTTTCCATATTTATAATTTCCTCCTTATGGATTTATTCATATAAATATAATTATTAAAAATTCGACCTCTTTTTCTATCAACATTACTATTTAATGTCTGAGTACTAGACCCATTATATAGAGAATAAGAAAAACCATTGCTTGAATGGCTAAATCCGTCTCCTGCTGCATTCTTTATTTCAACTTCATTCTTGAATATATAGCCAGTTGATCCAACCATTTCATCAATATTGTCATTTGCTAAACGCTCCAAAGTAGTGAATGTCTGTTCAGCCTGTCCACCAGAACCAGAAGCAATATAGCTCCAGAAGTTATTAAACAGCATTCCTTTTGACATTAGAATCAAATCAATAACTGTAGATTTTCCCAATCCACGAGTTGCCACTACAAGAACGTTTGGGCAATTCCAAGATCTTTGCACTATCCATGCCTGTGCATCAATAAGTTCAATACCAAACAAATCACTAATAAATCTAACAGGATTGCATTGATAATATCTTTGTAATTCTGCTATTTTTACTAATGATTCTAATTTTCTTGTAGACATTGCATAGACACCCGGCTTAACATATACTGTATCATAATCAGTGAACATATTTTCCAGATATTCATCATGCATATCTTCTACAATCTTTATTTTATATTTATGATTCACTTGGCTCATCTTCTTCACCTTCCTCTTCATCATCTTCAACAACATCTCCAAATGAAGAGAATAGGTCTTCTAAATCTGTTAGATTCTCTTCATCTAACAAGTCATTATCAGACAAAGTATCTCTCAAATCTAAATTTTCTCTTAATAAAATTCTAGTTATTTCTTGATAACTATTTTTCTCTGTCGTTAACTTTGTAACAAGTTTTCTTTGTTCTGCAATCATGTCAGAATATTCAGACTCATCAAGCGCGAGTTGCTTTAGAATAGATGCATTGCTCAAGTCCATAACTTGCTGCATCCCCTTGCAAGTAGCAATATCAAATCCGTTGACTTCTCCTTCACGAAGATTCAATTCTTTAATCTTTTTAATCTTGCCAGTCCAAGTATTCTCACCCTTGCTCTGATTCTTATTATGTTTTAAGCTTAAGCAACTTTGCTCCGCCAATTGAGATATTGTAGAGCTGATTTTTTGCTTAGAATCAAGCAATGATTTAATTTCACCAGCTCTATTATTAGCACCAATATTCTTCATTGACTTTGCAAGCATATCATCTATTTTAGATTGTTGTAAGAAACCACGCACAATGGTAATAGCAGAGCTATTTCTCATCATGTCCTCATTATCTCCACCCATGTCAAGATATCCAACAAGTTGGGAATAGAGTAGTGGTTTATCATTCTCTGCCTCACTAGCAAATGGATCATAGCCCAACAACCTAATAACACTTTCTTTGTTCTTTTGATATGTCTCATAAACTTCTTGGTCTTCTGATTTTTTGCTATTTTGTAATTGTTGTTCTACAGGAATAACTGCCGCTTCAGCTTTTGCCATATATGTACTTGCTATATCACCATCATGCCATCTTAAAGTCCTATATTGTGGCAATGAACAAATATTTTTAATATATGCTTCCCATGTATCTGAATGAAAACTTTTATTGCTAGGGTCATTACTCTCTACATAACTTGAATTAAATAAACTCTCAAAATAGGGTTTGTCCAATCTTTCAAGAGCCTCAATAATTGATTGTTTGGTGCAATCTCCATATCGACCAGTTTTTGCATCATAATTCCTTGCAATTTTTTTTGCACATTCCTTACACATGCTTGTAACGCCAGTTTTTACCAATGGGTCTGTACTAACATAGTATTCAGACCTTTTCTTCATCGTATTACAATAAGGACAAAGGTAGCTAGGTTCTTCAACAATTGGCTTACCAGCTTTTTTTGCCGCAGTCGGTTTTCTTCCAGATTTCTTTGCAGTAGTTGCCATCCCATTCTCACTTCCTTTGTATCTTATTGAGCAGAATTAATTATTCTACTGCTGTATTTTTAGCTGCCTTAATTTGTCCATCAATCTCTGCCATAGCAGCATCAAATTTTTCATCTTTAACAAATACAAATACAGTCTTGTCCTTTGGATTTTCCTTTGACGGCTTTAAGTCACAAATAGTACATCCCATTTTAAGAAGATGTCTGGCGACACCGGGTGAAAAAATTAATTTAGTAGTCTTTTGTTCCATGTTTAGATTTCTCCTTTATAATTTTTGTGTTGTTTAAAGTTTGATATTATAAGTACAAATTTTACCGTCTTCTTTGTCAAAAATACACAAAGTTTGAGCAGGATTTGCATATAATCTTTTATTATTCGCATAATCGTCAGTTCCGCATAAAGAACTCACCATTACGTTGTCAATTCCATAAGAATCAATTGTTTCCGAATGATGTTTATCACCAGAAAATACATACTCAACATCAAGTCCATATTTTTTTCCAAACAATGTGTGCATATCCACGCCAAGCTTCCCGAAGCGTTCTAGATCTCCATGAACCGCAACAACATCGTGGTCAAGCACATTAAATGAAATAAACTCATTAATATTATTGTCTAAAACATAAACTTTCTCATTTTGTGAAAGCCTTTGATTGATCCACCAAGGAATGATTTTCTCCATATTATCAGAATGAATGCTATCATTCTTGTTTTGAACAGATCTTGCATGGTTCCCATATGTAGAATAGACATACACACAATTTACGTATTGTGATAATGAGCTAATAAGCTCTGCAAGAAGTTCAGAAACCTCCATTAATTGGTCACATGTATCCTCTTCTGACGCAACACGTGCACCAGTGTGTATACATCCATGGATAAAGTCTCCTAAAAGCACAATATGGAGCTTGTTAATATTATTTGCCCTCAAATACTTAATTGCCTTATTAAATAAAATATTAACACGCTCTACACACGTTTCAACGTCATATTTGTTCCAAATATTATTAGTAACCATGCCATAATGCCAATCTGTTAAAACTAAAACCGCTTCATTCTTTGCTTCAACAAATGACTCGTTATTAGAATTTAATAATTTACTTGAATTTAAATTATCTGCTGCCTCAATTAACTTCTCAGTCAGATGTTCAGCTCTGGCATCACTCGTTAGCAGCTTATTATATTCTCTTCTTTGATCTTGAAATTGTTTTTTTGCCTTATAAAGTTCATCAGTTTGTCTCTGAATCTCCTTAAGATATTCATCATCAGAAAAAACCTGTTTTTCACACGCCTTCAATCCCTGTTGAAACATCTGATATTTCTTACGATAAGCACTCTCGCCGAAATTTTGGTTTAATGCGGTATTAATAATGTCGGCAATTTGCTGCCATGTCATCCCAGAAGACTGCTTCATCGAACAAATTCTATAGATATATTGTTCTTCGCTTTCTTTTTCAGGATTAAAATTAATTATTTCCATCTGCTTCGTCCTTTCTCTTATATAAAAAAGACGAGGATTATTCCTCGCCTTCTCTATTACATAATTCTCTAATTTTTAGTTGATATGCCTGTGTAAACTTGGCGCGTGGATAAATATGGTCTTCACTAACTGTCTTTTCGCCAGTTCTTGGCTTAATAGTTTCCTTACCCTCATAAAACTTCGCCTCAATATTAAGCCCTTCAAATAGTTTAATAACTGGCAAATCTTCAGGCGTCGCATGCGATAAAATATCAGTAATTACAGCAAAAGTACCTCTATAAATATCCTTTACGGCCCCTTGATAATATCCAGACTCCTTTGCAACCATTTTAACTAGATCATTCTGTTTATAAATCATTTTAATCTTCCTTTCTCGTATTTTTTATCTGATGTCAATAGTTCTTGTAACGGTTAAAGTAATTAATTCACCATCAAATTCTTTTAATAGTTCTGATAGCGAAGCTGTCTTTCCGTCACTAAGAAATTCTATCTGTGTATCATTTTTATTAATGTCTAAATAACCACATAATTTAATCTCTGTAGTCTTTAAAGCATCATTCATGAAAGCTCCTCACCATATGCAATGCTAAGTTTAACATCTTTGTCTGCAAAATCTACAAAGAGCTCTGATAATGATACGACATCTCCAGTATCATCATTTTCAACAAAAACCTCGTCATTATTAATACGAAGGATTCCACTTGCCTGAATCGTATACTTACTCTGAATCTTCGCTGCCATAATCATTCTTCTCCTTTATTGTTTTTATTTTTATTATTCTTCGTCTAGATCATCAGCAAAACGCCAAATACATCCATATGCAGTCTTTCTTTCTCCACGACATACTTGTGCAATATGGCTATATCCACGTCCAATTGCTTTGCCTGCCGCGTTTTCGCTATCATATATTGCGATAGTCTCTAATGTATCCTTATCAATTTGAACAACTTTCTTCCTACCAGAACCCGGCCATGTACCATGTTCTGCGATATACTTTTTTCTCGCTTCACTATACTTTTTTCTAACTTCTGCACTTCTATTTTTTGCTATTTCACTCAACTTTCTCTTCTGATCTTCGCTCATTGGTCTACTTTGGCCAAGATGAGATTTTCTCATTTTTTCAATAGTTTCTTCGCTAAATTTTAAGCCGCCCGTACCTGAGCCACCTTTAGCAATATTGTAAAACTGCTCATCATCAACAGCATTATAATATCCAATAAAAACTTCTTCCATATAATTTAATTCATCTGCACTTTTACATTCATATAAAATTGTACGCTCAAAATTTTCTTCACCATATTTTTGTATTGCCTTTTGAAGTAATACACCAGAACCAAGATACCACGAATCATCAATGTCCGTAATGTCCATAGTTCTTTTATGCTGACCTATATATAATTTGCCATTGATTTTATTGCGAGTCATATAAATGAACCCATATTGCGGTTCCTTATATTCGTTCAACATCAAATCCGCAAATGCACTAATTTTTCCCCTATGATTGGTATAAAGATTAAATCTTTGCGCAATTTCAAAATGTTCTTTTGTCATATAATCTATACATGCAGAAAACCCAGATTTTGTTTTATCATACATATCACATTGAATCATATTCCCGGTAATAATTACGGAACTATTATCATTAATGCGACTAATAACTTTAGTCAACGTCTGTAAATCCGCATTTTCTGCCTCATCAATAATTACGAATGCATTATCAATATTTATTCCTCTCATATATGTAGACACTGCACATTCGATATATGCCGTTCCATTTTCTACCGCTGTAGTTGAAGTATTACAAACATGGTCTGGCAATTCTCCAATAGTAATCAAAGCATCATATAGTGGTTGAAAATATGGTTCAGATTTAGTTAGCAAGTCCCCCGGAAGAAATCCTTGCGTTTTTTCATATATTCCGGGAAATGTTATATAAACTATCTTGTCATATATTCCATATTTAACCATTAGTACGCCTAACGCCGTAGAAATTAGTGTCTTGCCAGAACCAGCTATACTATCAACAAGAAAAACTTTTTTTTCTCTTTTCCAAACTGCATCCATTAACACTTTCTGCTCTTTATCTGGCACTATACCAAAAAAAGGATGATTATCCAAACTCATTGGAATGTCCTTGATATATTCATTTACAACATTCTTTCTCTTAGTTGCCATATAGACCTCCAAATTTAAAACAGAACATCTAAATCTGTAATAATCTCATCAATAATTCCGTTCGCTAATGCCTCATCTTCCATTAGATACCAATCTCCGGGTGCTTTCCTCTTAAATACTTTCGGATCTACCTTGGTATGCGAAAGAAAATAATCAGTAACTTTCTTAACAAGCTTGTCCCCAAACTTTTTCATAGACTCTGCCTGTTCCTGTGTCCCGCCATAATAGCAAGAACCTGAATGAATTAAGACCGAAGTTCCGGGCAACGCATAACGTCTATGTCCTGCGGCCAATATATCTGCAGCAGCAGAGTAGGCACAGCATAGATTGATTGTCCAAATAGGAGTTTTGCTAATTTCCATAAGCTTAATAAAGCTCCATGCGGCAGACACATCGCCGCCCGGTGAATCTATCACAATCTTGATTGGTAGACGCTGCTCAATTGGGACGTCTTTATCTTCTCTATTCCAACGAATAATCTCCTTGGACAATTCAAAAAGATTTTCATCAATCTGCTCGTCAATATAGAGTACACGATGTTCAATGTCTCTATAATAATTTCTTAATTCCGGTGAAGGCAGGTGTAAATTTGCTACTGCTTCAGGAATTGCTACTAATAGTTCTTGTTCCATGGTATTCCTCCGTTTCGTTTCGTAGAATTTATATATACATGTGTTAGCATATATATACCATATAACTAAATCTCGACCCCACTTTTTTAGTAGGAGAGTATACAAATGTGTATAACTTTTGTGCTATGCTATAATTTTGTATTGTTAAAAATGTTGATACGGTCATGATTTTTCTCTAATTCTCGCCCTATAATGCATATTTTTCTTTACATTCCTATCTCGTTGATGTTGTTTATTACAAGCAGGGCATCTACAAGTGTGTGTATCTTTTATAGGTATTTCAACCTCATCGCCGCAATCAATGCACCATATAAGTGGTGGGAGAGAAGAGGAGAGTGAACAGTCAGTGCATATGTCATCGCTTGCTTTGCTCTTCATGAGCCTACCGCAACGAGTACATCTCTTGAATTTTTCTTTTCCTTTCCAGTTAAGATATACATACGCAAGCTCTTGACAATCAATCTCATTCAAACGAAGTGCTGCTTCTCCATCTTTATCAATAAAATTAACCCACAAGCATTTTGTATCATTTCGTTTAGGACAACTAATAAGACCTTGAGTAAGAATGTAATGTAAAATATATTCTCTATCGTCTGCTGGGACAGAAACTCTAGCAATTTTACATAACTCTGTAACAGTATACCTTACAAGACCTTCTGTGAAATTAACTGAAGTCCCATAGCACTCCATGATTTTTGCTTGTTGCTTTGCCATGCATAAAAGAACAAACAATATTTTTTCAGCTCGTATGTTGTCTAATGATTGTATCTTTTCAAGTTCAGTTTTAGTAATAATAACATCATCTATTTTATACAACTTTCTCTTCTTTGCACTTTTAACCGCCTTCGATATAACATTTGAATAACTAGATTCATCAAAGTTTTCTTGATGCTTTATCATCCATGCAACTGTAGAATTATAATTCATATTGGAATCTTTTCCTAAAACTTGAGCATTATATCTTGTAATATACCCAATCTTTTTAATAGCAGATTTTACATCTTTATTTTTGCCAAGCAACAAGTTCTTTACATACTTTTCTTCATCAAATATCATCATTTTTCATCACCAACTTTCTTAGTACATAAAGAAAACTTCTTTCCGCAAAATTCTATGTCACCATTTTCGTCTTTAACTGGGAACTGAATTTTATTTTCACTATTATGCAATACATTATTAAATATTTCATTGCCACAAATATCCCATGCAAAAGATTTACTTTTATTAGAACTATAACAAACATCTATAATAATATTAGTTAATGCCACATAATTTGGGCAAACTTCACAGCATCTTTCTACAAAAGACTGTTTACATCTCAACATATCAAGTTCTATGTCTTGCCCATCAGTATCATTTTTATGTTTATTCTTACAAAGCAATGCAATCGCTTTTCCATATTCGTCATACAGTGCATTAACTGCCTCAAATTCTTCTGGAGAATAAGGCGCATCACTCTTTAAAATAGACGGATCAAATTCAACATCAGGGAGAACATTCGTCGTTTGGAATTCGTTTTCAATCTTTTCACAAATCCTATTCATTGTTCCGGGAGCTTTACTTACAGGCATATACTTTTCATAGTTATAGATAAAAGCTTCTTCTTCCTCGGTTCTATTATCAGAAGCGCACAAATCTTCTAAAGTTTTACCAAATCTTATCTTGCAATTTGATCTTACAGACTTCATGTACTTATCAAGTTCTGACTTTAACTGAGTATACCTATAAATAAAAAACCATGGCTTAATATTTGAAGCGATTCTAGTATCAATCTCTTTATCATGTATAACTTCCAGAGAATCACCTGATTTTGACTTATGCATTCTTGCTTCTAGCCATTCTTTTGGCACAGGTTTTGCAATAACCCCCTTAATGCGATCTATGGCATTTTGCTGATAATTCATCATCGTACTAATACGATAAGTTAATCTCTTATATTCTTCACTGTCTGGATCAAATTTTTCTCTTAGAGAAATCATATTAGTCGCCTTGTTAGTCACACTACCAATAGAATCTCCAAACCCATTAATGTCCGATGTAATGAAATCCTCTTCTGTAGGAACTTTCTTTGGCATCTTATCTTGTTCGCACATTAATGTTGGCTTATATTCGAATGCATCAAGAAGCACGTGATTGTTACTTGTAAAGAAAGTATCAGAATCGTAATCAGCCCCATTGCATCTGATAGCAGTAGTATCCCAGCTATTTAAGAACATGCATGTTTTAACATATCCATACCATTTTTCCATTTCAGGACTAGAAACAACATTTAGTTTACAAACATTTTCTATGGATGTCATTGGAGCACGAAACGCACATATCTCTTTTACTCCTTTATCACTCCAATACTTGTGATAACATTCCCCTGCGTGAAGCAGTCCAGAGATCTCTATCCCAAACATATTTTGAAGCAATGAATATGGATCATTTCCTATAATGGCATAGTCACCATCAATGTCTAATACACCTATTTTAGCGGTTCTGATGCGTTTTTGTATCATCCTACTAACTTTAGATCGTACATAAGGATCTTTAATTAATTCAGGATTTGCCATAATTGCCTTGCACATGGGATCCATACTATCAACATTATTTTCATCCAATCCAGTTCCACACATGTATAAAATTAGTTTTCTCCAATCTAAACCAAGACATTCTTTGATTTTCGTTACTGTTGGGGCAACTAATTCATTAATTTGTTCATCTGTAAACCTAAAATCTTGTAAATATTGATAGTTTGTAGTGTGAACATTACGTAATTCACGTGGAGCGCTCTTTGCTATACAAAAATCATAGTCATTTTCCTTACAATGACGCAAATAATCTTCACATCCTGCATAAGAGTCCCATAATTTTAACATAGAAGTTGTTAAAATAACATCTGCATTACGAATGTCTTGTTTATCTCCCCATGCATCAGTTATTTCATATGTATGTGCTACTTCCTCTGCAAATTGTACAAAAGGTACAGTAAACACCATACCCTTTAAAAATGCACATCTAGTATTATAACCAGAGAGCGGCTCAGTACCTTCTCCTAACCATTCAGCCCATTTTGAACTCATTTCTGGGGAAATAAACCCCATTCCATCAGAAACATTATAGTCAATCTTTTCTTCATGGGGCTCACTGACACTTGGCCAATCAGAATTCTTGTCATTACCAGTATCCTTCACTATCCTTACAGGATAATTAAAATGAGTTTCGGCATCTTTAACTACAATAACTCTTGGCCAAGGTCTTTCAGGATCCGTAAATGAACCTACTGTAATACTAGCAGAGCACTGTAGTGCAAAATATGCAGATAATTTTGCTGGAATAAACTTATAATTAAGTTCCATCCCATTATAAATTTTAACAGGCTCCAGAAGATTATTGTTATTGTCAACTTTTGGCCCCAAATAACGTCCATTATTAATACGGCGCATAATCTCATCATGCATGTCTTCATTTATGAACATGATTGTGCTCTTTTTTATAGAGCCAGCCGTACCCAAAAGGCGAACATATGTTACTGTTTCTTCTTTCCCATTGCCATAATCAATAGTGATACTAAATTTGTTTTGGCATACATACCTATAATCACCCGGAGAGTCCATAACAAGCATCACATAATCTTGTTGAAATTGCTTTTGATACAATTCATTATATAGAGAACAAATCTTCGTTTTATTTTCATAATTGTTCTCCATTTTCTTTGCATTTTTAATCTCTGCTTTAATCTCAGTAGCTCTCATGTCGTCTTTTTCTCTATTCTGTAACTTTGTAAGCCATCTAAGAACCTGAGAAGACCCTAGGCTAACAACCATCTGTGGTTGCTTTCTAATCTCACTTAACTTAAAGTCTAAATGCCAATTGTGTTTTGATAGATACCCACTATGTATTTTCAGCACATAAGTTTGGTTTTTTTGCTGCTTTGCCAATAAATATCACCGCCCTTACTATAATTTTGTATTGTCCTATCGAACAAACACATTATATCACAAAACTTACAAATGTCAAGTACATTTAATCAACAAATGTATAAACAACCCTCACGTCTTCATAATTGCCGCCCTGTGGAACAAGTTTTACCAGCAGTGGGAGAGAAGTGCCACAAAAGAAGTTGCAATACTCCCTACAAGTCTTTGGATCATATTCAACAACAACATAATATTTAGTACCTTCGTCCCTTGGAATGCTCTCATCCAAAATGCCATTCATAACGAAAGAAGTAATTATCTTTTTGTCTTCTCCTGAAATGTTCCTATCCCAACGAGTAGGTGCAACACCATCTATCTTCCAATGCACATAAGCCTTCTCAGGAATACGACCAACATGAGAAATTGTTGCATCCCAATTGAAATTAAGTATTTCATCAAGAGTTACATACGAAGCAAAGCCTCCAAAACGAAAATAATGATTGCTCGAAATTGCATCAGATGCATCATCTGGCAAGCCTCGCAACTCACTAATTGGATTAATTACTGTATAACCATTTAGTTGATTTGTGACCCAACCAAATAGCTCATATAAGAAAATGTTTCTTTCATCACAAACCCTATCAGTTAATTTATCATTCATTTCAATAAATGCGCTTGGAAAAATATTACCAACCTTTTTCCACACACCATTTTCTCTTACTTCAGCATACATTATCATTTGCATATATTTATCACATCCCATACATTTCTTTATACTTATACATTTCGTTTACAAGATCATGAAGACTTGGCATATCTTCTGGTTTAAGATATACAGGTTCTGTTGAAGGCACATACGACTGCATCACACAAGCATATTGGCACTTATTTGAATCAATATGCATTTTAAAACGCTTGTCTTCAGGGATATGCATATCTTTACCACACCCCGGACAATACGCAAAATCTACAACTGACAATGTACCACATTGTGGACACTCTAATAGTTGTGCATTGCCGCACAGAATATTAAACGGTTTCCTTTCAGATGTTTTCCATTCGCTCATTGTAGCGCCTCCAAATCGTTGACACCATCTCCCATTCCCCCGGCATATCATCCGCCATGTTTGGATCAAACGGAAACCCCAGCATAATTCCAACCGGGAACAATCTCTCGTGTGCATCTTTGTCTATTTCTGCGATATCGGGACAGTTCATTTTACCCACCTCCATCAATCATTTTTATTTCTCTTTTCATCCGCTTCTTTCAGCGCTTGAAATACCATCACGTAGATCTCCTGCGACATTTCGCTGCTGATCGGTATCAGCGGCGCGATGTAGTTCCAGCAGTCCATGTAGGTCAGATCAGTCATTGTTAATCCTCCTTTGCAAATGGGTCATACTCACTAGGTTTTGCCTGATTCGCCCATTCAACCCAACGAACAACTTTTTCTCTTAGCTCATCATCAAGTAAAAATGGCTCACGAACTAGAATAATTTTGCTATTCTTTTTCATGATATTTGCATTGTCAACGATCTCTTCATAATCAACAGGGTACAACAGCATCTTCGAATAAACTCTATCGCCTCGACTTGAAATTCTTCTAGTAAAAGACGCTTCTCTAAATTTGAATCTTTCAGTCAAATGCGGATTAAGCTCCAAATCATATTCTTGAATATAACCAATCTTCATCAGTAATGCCACTCCTTCGTAAGTTTTTTCTTTATTAGATCTTTACACACTTCATCAGACGTTTTATCATATGTCGCCATTGCTTCACAATCATTGCCACAAACAAGATCGCACACTGTATCAGTGGCATGTGCATTCAACCATATTGCAATCTCTTCATCACTCATGCTGCGAATTTTATCACCAATGGTAAAAGGGGCTTCAATTTCACCAGTTCCATTACACTGTTCACAACGTTCACTCCAAACAGAGTAGCTACTAAACTTTGCAACAGAACCAGACCCACCACACGTTGGACAATTAATTTTCTTCTTCATAATGCACCTCACCCAAATTGATATTCCACATGTCCGCACTTGTTGCACTGATATTCATACTGTGCTGGGTACGAAGTAAGAACAACCATTTCATTACGACACATGCCACCTCCACATTTTGGACAAATATACTTTGGCTCAGACCACTCTCTTTGATAAGTATATGGCACACCAATAGACTTACGGTATTCATCAGCAGTCGGTAGGTCAGCACTTAGACCAGTTACAAATGCGTCTCCAGTATTATTTCCATTACTATTCATATGAATTGTTTTTACATCTACATCAGTAGTAGTGGTCATATAAAATGTTGTTTTTGTAGTTTCGGTAGGTGAGAATCCGACATTTACTTGAAAATCATTATTAGGGCAATTCTCACAAGGATTAATAATGCTTCCATATGGCCCATTGTATTGACAATATTCACATGACTTATTCATCTTCTCAATCCTCCTCTGTAAGCAGATGTCTATTAAGCGCATCAAAATTCTCACAATATTCTTTATATACATTATCAAGCACATCTTTATCAAATTTAAATTCATTACAAAGTAACGTCATAAAGAACATTCTATCTCTGGTTTCATTGTAATTTAACTCTTTAATTCTTACTTTAACTAAATCCGCCATCTGTAGTATCGTCTTCTTACAAATCTCATAAGATTTATTATCGTGCTCTGTCATTTCCTCTGTGAGCGCTTTTGTATATGGCTTCAACATCACATTACTCAGATACTCAATATCTTCTGCTGTCCAATTTAACATATTTATTCAATCTCCTTTGTTTCAATCATGAGCGGTAGACCACTCATATACGGCATTGTTCATATAATCAAGTTTAGAAAAGTCATTCGTCACAAGTGCATCATCCATCATGCATAGAACATCTTCGTCATACAACGGACAGTCAATACAATCGTGAGAATGGCACATTCTCGCAAAATCTTCAATCGTTGCTTTGTTATTCATGATATTATTTCCTCCAAATAAAAAAATTGTGTAATTTTTGTCGTATATATTTATGTTTTTTAATGTTGTAATGATTAAGTAGAGTAACTATGCCACTTAAATCTCATCCTCAAAATCCTCGTCTAAATCTACGTTTTTTGCACCAAAAAGCTTTGCCTTATGCTCTTCGCTCATTTCACGCTTCTTTGGAGTCTTAATCGTAATGCCGCGCTCCGATGCAACAAGTGTCATGCAGCAAACAGTACCATCCTCATATACTCCCTGCAAAATTGGTTCCCATCCAACTTTTAGCGCCTTATTAAAATGCTTTGGAATGCTTGTTTCCATTGTCCATGTTTTATAAAATGGATCATACCAAAGGTGTGACTCTCTTTCTTCTGGTGTAATTCGCGTAGTTCTAACGAATGTTTTCATTTTAATTCCTCCTTAAGTTTAGATCCATAGGCTATGGAAATATTTTGTAAAATATTTAAAAAATGATTCAAGACACTGCTGACGATATTGATCAATTTCCTGCTGACGCTCCCACCACATTTCATCATCAAGTTTTGCTTCATTCCCGTTTTTAATATCACGGACATAATTTTCAGTGACTTCGTTTTTCTTTGAGCATGTATCTTCATTCATTTCTTGACATAGAAAAATCATTTTATCAAGAATCTGATCCCATTTTTCTCTGTTTTCTTCATAGCTTGCATCAATATCAAAAACTGGTGTGCTAACTTTACAATCACGATGATATTGTAGCATTTGTGGAATTACTTCCATGAACCACGTGTCCATACTGAGAACATCATAGTCCGCCCAGCCTCTAAATGCACGTTGGAACCGACACTTAATTGCAAGTGGCAATTCTTTAAACTGATGTAGAGTGTGTGGGAACTTGTAGTCCTTAAATGATCTAGTTAGTTCAAACATAGTTCAAAATACCCCCCTATAATTAATCCATTCACTCATTTTGTTATTCCTCATTATCCTTTCTCTTAAATATTAGATTAAATCCAAATAATACACTTATGATAATTAAAAGTAGAATACTAACGAAGGCGAAAGCGGGGGAAACAACTAGACTTAATATTGTTAAAATAGCTGAACCAACCACATTATATGTAGAATTTGCCAGTTTAAATATTTGAACAGGGTAACAAATACCATATTTAAATATAATTTTATACGCACCTATTGGATTATCAGACTGGGAATCAAGATCCAAATACAAACCTATATATGCTGAAACAAATATTAATCCAATTACATTTATAAGAATTAATAATATCATCATAACTTAGTCCTCCTCTACATCATATCCAGCATAATATCCAAGAATCTTAAGCACTCTATTCAGGAATTTTAGCCGTTGAGCATTTGCCATATCATAATATTCATTAGAGAAATCACTAGACTGTAAATCATAAATAATTTCATCTGCATAATATCCAAATTCATTGTCCATATTAATCTACTCCTCATTTACTTAAAATATTTTTCCCAAGCAGAAGTGGGGCAGTCAAGATAATTAAGATCAATGTCATCATCCCATTCAACTTGTGGGCCAGTCTGTTCGTCTGCAAAATGGCAAGCACAATTTACAGCAACTCCATTCAGTGCATCTTGATCAATTAAAGTTTTGATTTCATCCAAAGATAAATTATTTTCTAAGTCACATACATATAGTGTCATCTTATAAAGTTGCGCCATAATTAATCCTCCTATAATTTTGTATTGTTTACATCAAACGCTTCTTGTGGATTATAATCTGTTAGTAGAGCAATCTGCTCTTTATAGATCTTGTCATTTTGCCCACCATAATAGATACGAGGATTAACGATAATCTTCCAAGAAGTTTGATTCAGATTTGTAACGAAGAATCCAATTAGATTTTGGCCATTGCATTTTAGACTAAGTAAATCACTAACAAGCCTTCGTGCGTTTTTGCGGCTATACCCAATCATGTCACAAAATTCTCCAAGCGTAATAGGGTAGACCTTTTCTGGATCTTGCTCTTTTGGATTGTAGCATACAATGTTTGTTCTACGATTCACAAAAGGAATGAGTTTGTAGAGATAGGAAATCTGCGTAATGCTTTGAACATTATCACATGCGTCATAAATATCTCTAATGAAGTTGCAAAATAGCCTAGTATGGTCTGCGTCTTTTTGCAGCCCCTGCAAATTACCCTTTACAAAAAAATCTCTGTTTAAATATAAACAATTATCTTTTTCTATGATGATATTATTCTTAGTCATATCCTTGATGAACACAGACCAATATTTGTTTGAAAGTTTAAGCTTTTGCTTTATAACATTCTTTGGTGGCAAACACCCATCATAATCACAAATGGTGGATAGATAGATTAATCTAACAAGACTTTTGTCATTAATTTCTGGCAGCAATCTTTTCCCATACTCAAAAATAATCCATGTAAAGTCAGAGTTGAAAGTTTGCTTTTCTTTGTTTGCTGTATATTTTGCTTGCGACTCTAGCTGCTTATAAGTTCTCCATTCACCGGGGCCATCAATTTGTGTGAATTCTCCTGTCTCTTGGTTTAACGTACCTAAGACTACATCTTCTGATTCTTTCATACTGATTTTTCATCATCCTTTCTAGCTATTTTTTTTATGAACAAAAGTCGTTTTATTCACATCTTATTCATATCTAATTCACATTATGTTTACATATCTCCTCAAAAAGGAAACTTTTCTCCTCAAAAAGGAAACACTTTTTCGCTCAAACACATGCTATTCGTAAAATCCTTATTCTCTATCTGTAGCATGAAGCATTTCTTCGTGTTCATAAAATGTTCACGAAATGTACGAGCATTATATTATATATAATTATATATATTATATTATATAAAATAATTTTGTACTGTGGCTAATATATCATAAAAACGTTTACTTGTCAACCCCTATAATAATATAAAAAACGAGTAATGATTAATCCAGATTTTCAGCTTTAGCTGAAAAGCTGTGAGTTGAGGGAGCGTAGCGAGCGAGACGCTTCTTGGCGCCGACCGCGTAGCGGGTGGCAATAGTTTAATGGGAGATGTGCTGTTTAATTATATTAATATATATTATATATCATCTAATAAAATAAATAATAGGGTTATATATTGTTATAACATTTATGAATTTATAAAGAGCGTTTACATGGATTAAACATTATTTTTATATGTTGATGCTTATGAATAAAACGACAATGTGTTGATTTGGTGGTTTTATATTAATATATACATGCTTTTTATATGTAATTTTGTAGATAGTTTTTACTAATGAAGTATAAGCAACAGTATGTTTATAAAAATAAATTGCATATATTTGCGAACATTTTCATGTGTATTTTTGCGGTAATTTTGGAGGTGCAATTATGAGGAGTTTGTGCATTTTTAAGTCAGTGTGTAATTGAACTACCCTATAGTCTTCTGGCAAAAAACACTATATATTGTGGTTTTAAGTACCCCCGCACACACTATATATTGTAGGATTTTCGCCACAAAAAAATAATTCATCAAAATCTATATTTTATTGACTTTTTCGTTCCATGGTAGTATTCTAAAGTTGCAAAGAGGAACACGAACAGATCGAAAAAGTCAAAGCTTGAAAAAGCATTCAGACTACAAAAGCTTGAAAAAGCATTCCTGTTAACTCTTGCAATGCACTTTGAAAAAGCAATATTCTGCCGAAAACGTGACAAAAGTGACAGCTTTGAGGGGCGTCATTGACTATGGGGTAAATGCAGAAACTGTTGAGACACTGCCAATTCCCATAATGGAAGTATGGGCAATCCTTGTAAAATGCCAATAGAACGGCGTTTAGCTTGACGTGGGCAACCTTAAAAAGTATGGCAGATAAAGCATATTGAGAGAGAACTATACCAATGGGAGGATAGCGCGAGAGGTCAAACGAGAGCGTGTCTATACGAGCCTATCTAACTCGACAATATAGATATACCCATTGAGAAAACGAGTGGGAGGCTACACTCAGGAATCATATCTCGAATTATATCATTAGCACATGATACATACATTCTATGTGTGTATCACTCTAAGCATAGAATATAGCAATACTCGACTTAAATGTTAAGACACAAGACTATAAATGGTAGGCGAGGACGTAATTCCATACACCGTGGGAGATTTACGTGTACACGGATAGTCTATAGCCGTAATGGTAGCATATTGGGGACTATGGTTAGTGTCAAGGGCGTGAACATAAGCCCGTCCCTTATTCTATGCTTAAAGTGGTACATAGTACCATAAAAATATGGGTTGTGACCTACCACAATTTAGGAGGTTTATTATGAAGAAAACTATCGCTATCGCACTCATGGACAACATGACCGTGTCTAACTCCAGCAAGGCGAAACTCTCTGCCGAACTCGTAGGTGTTGACGAGTTCTCAAGCTGGAAATTCGCAGAGACTATCGCATATGAGGCGCTCTATCGCTATGCGGCAGCACGTCACAACGCTGCACACATGGGCGAGTCTGCAAGCGTGGACTCTAAGCTCACCAGCAACGCCATGCAGGCTGTTCAGATGATGCTCGACTGCATCGGTGAAGTCAATGGGCACACTGTATGCAAGAATCAGGCTATGCTCGACGTGCTCGCAGGATGTGCTATCGCAGCTAAGAAGCCGCTCGCAGGTGAAGCCCTCAAGCAGGACAGCATTGTCAAGAATTACCGCAGCCAGCTCAAAGAGGTCAATGACGGCATGAACGAGGAATACGTGGCAGACTTGACCGCGAAATATGAGGCGGCAAAAATTAAGCTCGCAGAACTCAAGAAGCTGGAGGACTCTTGCACGACTGCATATACTCGTGTGACATTCAACGCCTTCCGCTCTAAGGTTGAGCAGACTATGGGCGCTATCGTAGCAGAGCAGAATGCCAAGACATGGGAAGAGCTGGAGGCTGAGAAAGAAGAGCGTCGTAAGGCTCGTCGCGCAAAGACTGCTGAGAAGCGCAAGGCTGAGAAGAAAGCCGCTGCTGTCGCATAAGTCCAGCAGTACAAAATTATCGTCAGGGGACGCGATAAAGTCCCCATGCTCACATGGCAACGCCTCCACGTGGCGTGAGTGGATAGGTGTGAACACACTGAGCCAAGTTGCCGCATTAGTCCGAACAGGAAGAGTAGGAGGAATAATGTTATGAAGAAAAACATCATGCGCATACTTGCTCTTGTGGCAGTATGTGCTTTGTTTGTGGCATATGGCAAGTATGTCAGGCTGCAAACAATTAAGTCTGCCGAACTGGTAGAAGATAATGGGATTGAATATACCATCTCTTTCGATGGGGATGAGCACATCTACACCAAGTAAGCATTAACATGGGTACGCATGACGTACCCTAACAATCCATAAAACACCATGTCTCCGACTGTTGACGGTGGAAGAATATCAACAGAGCAACGACTGTGGGCTTATCGCAGTCAGCAAAGAGTGAGAGTGGCTTAGACTCTTAGGGCTTGAATATGTGCAACAAACATATTCACTTCATGGGCAAATGCTGGGAGTGAGCACTTGCGAGTGTTTTTTGATTAAGATTATTGCCCATAAGATGGTTCTAGGGGATTTATCCAAAAAGTCCCCTTCCACTCATAGCAAGGGGGACGAAAGTCCATCGAAAACCGTGTCAGTTGAGCGTAAAGGGCAAGCTACAGCGAAAAGCGGGACTGACTGACAAGTGCCCTGCTTCCCAATCGAACCTTGCTATGACATTCTAAGCAAAATCCAAAATTTCATTCATAGGAGGAAAATGAAAATGGATAAGGCAAATGTTATCAAAGCTCTGGAGCTGTGCCGCAGCAGTATTTGTCATTGTGAAGATTGTCCTTATATGGGCGCAGATGACTGCGAAAGTCATCTCCATTCTGATGCTCTTCTGACTCTGCTCAAGGCAGACGAAAAGGCAAACGAAAAGCCTACCTATCATCAGGCAATCATCTTCACCAAGCGAGATAATCTGAGCAAGTGGTTCGATGCTAATTGTAGCAAGTTCATTGTTGACGGAAACATGGAGTATTCCGAGCACTTCGTAAGAGCCGAAAAACTCTATGCCCAAGAGCGTGATATTCAGCTCATTCTCCTTGTTCGTTTTGAGAATGGAAAGTGCATTTGTCGTATCAAGTGCCCTATCAATCCTCTGCCCATCAAGGGAGAGTTCCAGTGCGTATCCACAAGCGAAATGAGTAAGCTCCTGACCTCTATGGGATGGGCTTACAAGGCAAAGTACGGAATTGGGATGTTCCGGTAAGCGAAACCTATAACCAATGCCCACGAGTGCAAATTCGTGGGTATTATTATGGGCTTTGCGCACATCAAGAGAAAGGAGTTCTGCATAATGAAAGCCTACTACAAAGAGAAACTGAAAATTCTCAAGGAGTTTGGAGTTCCTGTTACGGAACGCACAAAGGCAAAACTGAAACGCTGCACAAACGAAATCCAGATGGATAATGTCTGCCATAGCTTGATTGCTAATTGGCTCGATAAGTAAGAGAAAGGAAAAAGGCAAATGAAAAACGTGTGCATGTGCATCGCGGCATTAAGTGTTGCGGTGCTTCTTACATTGGTGCTTGCATGGAGATGTGCAGCAATCACTACATTCTTTGCAGTTCTCGGTATCATTGTTTCACTGTCCAACGCAATTGCAATGTCGTATATTGCAGTAGAAATGGAAAGGAAGGGAAAGTAAATCATGTTTGAAGTAAAGATCTACACCAGCAATGATGCATTCAAAAGCGAAAGCAAAGATGCATTCATGGACAACTATGCACTCGCAAACGAACTCGAAAAAATCTTGCGCACAATCCCGGCAAAAATCACATGCGGCTATAAATATGGCTGTCTCTTTGATACCAACGGAAATCTCGTTGGTGAATGGAGAGTTGAATAAGCGAAACCTTTATCGAGTCTATAAGGGAAACTTTAAAGAGAGCTTGAAAACGACGGAATCATTTAACATAACATAAACAACACAAAATTATAGCCTTATAAGGCAGAAAGGGAATTTACATCATGGAAAGAAACGTTATTGTTAGCCGCGCAAAGTACGACATCATCCCCGAAAACAAAGACATCCACAAAGGCAAGGCTAATATGTGCATCGAGACTGGTGAGCTATTTGTGTCTGTAAAGGAAACACACGATCGCACCGGTTTCCCTTATGCGACTTTGATTGCACATCTTAACGGCAAGACAAAAACCTGCCATGGAATGCATTTCTGCTATATTTCGGAAATGAGCTATAAAGCGAATGATATTGCTAATTTCATCATTGAAATGAAACAGCACAGTGTGTCAAGAGAAGATTACGTTGCTGTTATGATGAGAAATGACAAGCTTGAAACGGAAAAGGCTATGCTTCAGTTCAAGAACAGAGAGCTTCAGGAAGAGCTTAATAGTTATAAAGAAAGATTTGACAGATGCTACAGTGCATTGGTCGGATAAAGGAGGAAAGAGAAAATGAAATTTAAAGTTGGCGATAGAGTAATTGCACAGCGTGGTGCGCCTTATAGCATTACAACAAACGGCTGGAGAGGGCGTGTTGTAAATATTGACAAACATGTTGACGACAACATTTTTGTTAAAGGCAGAAACGGCGAAGGCTATTGGGTAGATGCACAATACTTTGATTTGCTTGATGAAAAGGAAGGAGAAAGCAAAATGGATGTGAGCAATATTATTACTGAAGAAGAAAGAGAAACTCTTCTTGACCAGATGGAAAACTTGCTTGGTGAATATGACTATGAGTATACAGACAGAGCACTGAACAAAATCATTGATACATGGGCAAGCAACAAGAAAGACCTGATTACTGCCTTTAAGAAGCATCCGAACTATCTGGAAGGTAAATTCATGATTGTATTCAGTCATGATTTTGAACGTGTAACAAACAATGTGGCATTGTCCCACTTTAAGGAATGGGTTATTGATTCTGATGTTGTCGATTATGTAAAAGAAAATAATTTTATGCCTGAAGACATGAAGAACAAAGCTTCACTGTATGGACAGAAATACCCAACAGAGATTTTTGATGTCTTGATTAAGATTCCAGCCTATACTTCTCAGTATATTGACAGCGAATTTGCCGATGAGCTAAACATAATTTGCCCTGAAGTTCATGCACATGATGGACAGAAGACAAGTCGTGTTATCAATAAGCTTCTTACTTATATTGGTGTTGGCAAGCATCCTGATTACAATAGGGAATTTGCAAAGTATGCTGACGCGCTCAATCCGCTCAAGATTACAAGACATACTATTCTTTCTGTGAATCCTCTTGATTATCTCACAATGAGCTTTGGCAATAGCTGGGCAAGCTGTCATACAATTGATAAGCAGAACAAAAGAGAAATGCCTAATAGTTATCAGGGAATGTATTCTTCTGGCACTATTAGCTACATGCTCGATTCTCCTTCTATGGTATTTTACACTGTGGATGCATCTTATGATGGAAACGATTTCTGGCACGAGCCGAAGATTAACCGTCAGATGTATCACTGGGGAGAAGACAAACTGATTCAGGGCAGACTTTATCCGCAGGACAATGATGGATGCAGCACCGGCTACACCGCTTTCAGAGCAATTGTTCAGAAAATCATGTCTGAAATTTTTGATTTTCCGAACTTCTGGACTGTAAATAAGGGAACTAGCGAAGCAGGCAAATATATTGAGTCTGAAGGTACTCATTATAGAGATTACGACAACTTTGAAAACTGCACTCTTAGCCGCCCTAAAGGAAACGACAACGAGAATTGCATTACTGTTGGACATGCACCAATTTGCATTGAATGTGGTTATGAGCATGATTGCGATGACAATATTTCTTGCTGCCATCACGGAGTTAAATGTGCCGGATGCGGCGGATATGTCGATGAAGATGATGCCATCTATATTGACGGAGAGCCTTATTGTAGAGATTGTGTTTTCTATTGCGAGGACTGTGGGGGGTATTACGTTGGCGAAGGGACATATGTTCACAATTCACGAGGCCATGAAATTTGTGTCTGCGAAGATTGCAGAGACGAATATTATGAGTATTGCGCTGAATGTGGAGAATATCATCCAAGAGGGTGTATGAATTATATTGAATCTCAAGGGGAATATGTATGTGATAATTGCTGTGATGCATATTATAGCTGCTGTGAAGAGTGTGGAGAATGCTTCAGAAATAATAATTTGAGAGAACACAAAGGCAAAATGTACTGTGAATATTGCCTGAGAGAAATCCTTGAGAATGAAACAGAAATTGACGAAGCGGTTTAATGGAGGTAAAATAATTATGAATAAAGAATTTGAAAAAATTTGCAAGATGTCTCAATCAAATCTAAAGAATCATGTGAGACAGAAGCTGCAAAAGACTCATGGAACAATCCTTAATAGAGATGGATATGTGTATGCACAAGGGAAATTCCCTGTGCTGTTGGTTGCACATCTTGACACTGTGCATGAAAAGCTTCCTAATATGTTCATGTATAGCAAAAAGAACAATAAAGTTTCAAGCCCTAACGGAATCGGAGGCGACGATAGATGTGGTGTCTATATGATTTTCAAGATTCTTGAAAAGTTTAACTGCTCTGTTCTGTTCTGCGAGGACGAGGAGGTTGGTTGCGTAGGCTCAAGCAAGTTTGCAGACTCTGAACTTGCAAGAAATCTTGAGTTTAATTACATCATTGAATTTGATCGTGCCAACGCAAACGACGCAGTGTTTTATTCCTGTGCAAATGATGAGTTCGAGGACTTTATTACAAAGGAATTTTATAAAACAGCGTATGGATCTTATTCTGATATCTGTGAAGTTGCTCCCGCTCTTGGTTGTGCAGCAGTGAATCTTTCTTGTGGTTATTACAAAGCACATACAAAAAATGAATATGTCATTCTTTCTGAAATGGAAAGAAGCATTAAGGAGGCATGTAAAATCCTTGAGCGCACAACGGAGAATGACAAATTCGATTATGTAGAAGCACCTGTGCGATATGATTCTCTGTTTGACATTGATAAATATTTTGAAGGCAATACTCGTGACGAGCCAGAATACAATTATGGCTATTATCTTATCGAGTACGTTAACACTAACGGAACCACAGAATGGTACGACACAGATGCATACTCAATGGAAGAAGCAATTGGCAGATTCATGATGGCAAATCCTGACATCACATACGGAGATGTCATTGACGTAAGTGTTGACAAAGATGCATACAAATATTATTAATAAAAAGGGAGGTAAAATAAATGATTGTTATCCTGCTAATCATCATTGTTTGTGTACTGCTTTTTGGAAAAGATGCCACCAAATCTGGTATCGGGAGCTTGCTCGGAGGCATCTTGTTCCTTGCAATTATTGCAATGATTGCAAGTGCGTGTGGCATCATTTAATGCACACATAGAATGAAAAACATAAGTTAAGTTTTGGGCAGTATAGTTTGCCCTGTAAAGGAAGTCACTATCAAAAAATGCACATATAACAGGGCAAATTAATGCAAAAACGATAAACAATACAAAATTATTGAGGAAGGATAGAAAATAAAATGAAAAAGTTTATAGTTGAAATCACAGATTCTAATGTGCGGGTGAATGGGAATCTCCATACATTTGAGTGCAAGATGGACAAAGAAAATCACGAGGACGACATGAAAATGAAAGGAGAAATATGCTTTTTATGATCATTGTGAGCATATCAATAGTTGTTCTTGGCATATTTATGGTTTGGCTTTCTGAGGAAATCCCGCAAAGAAATATAATTGAAAATTTATATCAGTTTCGTCAACCGTTAACATTCACTTTTAAGGGAATTGACTTTACGGTTTCGAAAAGAGAATTATATTCAGATTTCAATGTCTGTATAACCGAAGTCTTAATTAATGACGAAGTAGTGCTTCAAGCGTATAAGCTTGAAACGCTCTTTATCAAACACAGATATATCAAGTATTCAACCGACAGATCAGCGACGGAAGTCCAAGCAATTCTTAAACAGGCAAGAAAAGTTTACTATAAAAATCTGAGTAAGGAATGCAAAAAGGTATGTCAATCTCAATCTTATTTTAAGGATGGCAAATAAATGACTGAAATGATTAAAAATTGGCTGACGCAACTATATGAAAGAGAAATTAAAGAGGCCCTTAGTTCGATTTCAAATGAGAGAATTTGGATGATGGGTTCTGATGTGTGGGAAGAGGAAAAAATGCATCTTGACAATATGGAAAACCTCAATGAGTATATTGCCACATTGAGAACTCTCTTGAATAATATCAAGGAAGAAAAGTAATAAAACTTAATACAGTGGGATAATGTTAGTAAAATAATTACGCATAATGTATAAAGGGATATAAACAAATGATTGTTATTTTGCTTATCATCAATGCTTGTGTAATGCTATTCGGAGATGACGACAGGAAAGACGGAATTATTGTTCTCATTTTAACAATTGTAGGTATTGCTATCCAGCTTGCCAATACGCTGGTAAAAATCTAAATTGTCATAACGGTTTCAATGTAAAAGAAATTAAAGAGGAGAAATAAGAAATGAAAAATATCAAGTCATTTTACATTGGTCAGGAAAATGCTTCTGGTATCATTTGTGAAAGTAAAGAAGAATTTCTTCAGTATATCAGTGAAGAAATTGATCGCATTGACGAAGAAGGTAAATTTGAACATTTCGATATTGTGATTGAGCCGAACAATAATTAAGGAGGTAAAGTAATTATGAACGTATCAAGAGAAATCAAAAAGGAAGAAGCAATCAAACGCATGGAAGCACTTGGACTCTTTGCTCCATGCATTAAGGCATTTAAGGACATGGATGAGGTTCAGCTTTCTGAACCGACAGGAGGCTTGTACGAATTTAGCAGCAACAAAGAACTCACAACAAAAGTGCAGGAGTTTGAAAAGGAACACAATGCACTTGTATACCATGTGATTCATACTCCTACAATGGAAATGGATATGTACAATTTCTTGTATGTGTCTGATTATGATGAGGAATGGGATATGGATAATGCAGATATTGGTGATGGATATGTGCTCGCCTATGTATGGAATACAACAGTTGATTATTTCAGCGAGTTTGGTAGCATTGCAGTACAAGACAGATTTGGTGGACTTGTACGTATTTCGTAAAAGGATTTGTAAATTGTGACCTATTGAATTTTAAGACAGAGGTGATATAATAAGAATAAAGTAAAGGGAGTTGGTACGAATGGAAAACAAAGAATTACAAGAGGTAGTTGAGGCAATAACAGATGCTATCCTTGCTATGGAAGAAAGATTTAATAAGAAGTTCGATGCAATAGACAAAAAGTTTGATGTAGTTGACGAAAGGTTTGATGTAATAGACAAGAGATTTGATAAAATGGAATTCAGACTTGAATCCATCGAAGAAGAAATAAAGGGGATTCGACTTGATATGGATATCATAGAAGCAAAAACTAAGAAACAAGAATTTGACATTAAAAAGCTTAAGAGCGTAATGTAAGAACGAGGGGCTTTTGTCCCTTGTCTTACACAATACAAAATTATTGCGAAATGCGAAAGGAGGCAATTATGGAATGCTTGTATGGAACAGCAAGCGATAATGTGTGTGGTTACTGCCATTTCCATGACAAGGGAGCGACATGGAATCAAGTAGAACGAAAAAGATGCTTGCAAAAACAATGTAATTGTTTTGAAATGTACCCAGACCATCCTGTTTGGAAACAGCGTGCGGCAAAAAAGAAAAAAAGAAAAGAAAGAAAAGCAAGAATCAATATGTATTTTGTTAAAGGAGATAAAAATTATGGCTCATTGTATTGAAATGAATGATAGCATGTTTAGTGTACGCGAGAAACCTTGGCATTATATGGAGACACAGGATAGATGCAAAATCCTTGCGGATGCTCCTAACAGTGCAGAAGCGCTCAAACTGGCAGGACTTGATTGGACTGTTGAACAGACTCCTGTCTTTATGGATGATGGAACGGAAATCAAGAACTACAAGGCAAACATCAGAAGCGATGATAAAACTGTGCTTGGCATTGTAACGAATAGATATAAAATTGTACAGAATGCAGACGCATTTTCCTTCACTGATGCAATTGTTGGTGAAACGGAAGATGGAATTGTTCGCTATGAAACTGCAGGTTCTCTCAACGGAGGCAAAAGAGTTTGGCTGCTTGCAAAGATGCCGACTAAGAAAGTGCTTGATGATGATGTGGAACCTTATATGGTGTTCTCTAATTCTCATGATGGAACTGGGGCAATCAAGATTTGTATGAGCCCCGTTCGAGTTTGTTGCGCAAATACTTTGAATCTTGCGCTCAATTCCGCTCAGCGTTCTTGGAGCACAAAGCATATCGGAAATCTTGATGAGAAGCTTGAAGAAGCGAGACATTGTTTGGGTATGGCAAATCTTTATATGGATGCTCTTGACGAAGAGGCAGATAGACTTGCGAATATCAAACTTGACTTTGAGCAGATCAATGAAATCCTTGACCAGATGTTCCCTGTAGCGGAAAATGATTCCGACCGCAAGAAAGCAAACATTCAGAAAGTAAAAGACAACTACTCTATCTGTTACTTCATGCCTGATATTGCTAAGTTTAAGGGAACTGCATGGGGCGCTGTGAATGCAATGAGTGATATGATCGGTCATAGCGCTCCGAACAGAAACACTGCGAACTATGAAGAGAACCGATGGGGGAAAATCATGGACGGTCATGCATGGATGGACGAGTTCATCAAGCTGGTTAACGCAAAGGTTGGGGTTGGAGCTTAATGCTCCAGCCCTTGATAAAAAGGAGCTAACAAAAATGAGAGATCCCAAGCGAATTGACAAGTTCTGTGAGATGTTCAAGGCATACTGGCATATGGTTCCTGACTTGAGATTTATGCAGTTGGTGTGTAATCTTCAGGCACAGATTGGAAGTGACGGTTTCTATCTGGAGGACGATAAGACAATGGAGCTGATTGAGCAGATGCTGAAAGGAGAATAAAATGATTGGGTATGTTGATTATTGTAAAGACAACGATTTTGAGGGAAAGCTTGTAATTTCAGCAGAAGACCAGTGCTGGGATAAGAAAACTCTAAAGCAGTTGAGAGATGAGCATGACATTATCTTCATGTCTGCTGGTGATGGTGTTATCCCAGTAAAGGTGATTAAATATGGAGATAATTACGGAGTTGCTCTTGGTTCAGAAGATGATGGAACTATTGCATTTGAGCAGTATGGTTACGGGGACACAAAGCAATATGAACATATGTTTTCTGAGTACTGGATTGATAAACTGATTGCGGATTTGCAGGAAGCGAAACAATATATTACGAAGCTTAAAAGAAAGGAAAAGTAAAATATGCTGATTAATTATAGCAATAACGAAACTAATCATGTCAAGTTTGTTTCTTATAGCGGCAAATATCCAAATCTTTGTAGTGGCGTTCTCGTATTGAGAATTGATGGACTCGAATATGGCTTTGGACATGAAGCTGGAAGTTATGATTGGAAGAGACATAAATTTAAAGATCACAATTGCGAACCGTTCTGGCATAGCGGAGGAGATATTCAGGCAGACAAAGATTGGAACTTTGATGTACGTCATGGTGAATGGGTAATCAATGTAGATGAGATTCCTGAAGATTTCCGCAAATATGCTACAGAGATTGACAGAGTATTTAACGACAATGTTCCTTTCGGATGTTGTGGTGGTTGTATTTAACTAACAATACAAATAATTAAAGGAGAAAAAGCAAATGAGTATTTATCACAAATACGATGATGAACTTCTTGAAGCTATGTGGGACGAACTTGAAGATGTGCCTATTGATGAGAATGAATGTCTCGACATTGATTGGCAGGGCTGGAGCAAAGGAACTCATAGAGAAGAAATTTGGCATTGGTTTGACGAAAACCATAGCAAGGGTGTTGGCTGGCTGATGAATGAAAGAGAAACAAAATATTAAAGGAGGATTTAAAAATGGGCTTGGATTCTTATCTTAACAGAATGCCTCGTTACAAAAATACTACTGCAAGCGAGGTAAGTGCAATTGAAAATTATTTCGATTGGTTGAAAGCAAAGAAAGAAGGAAGTAAATATGCAGACTGCACATTTAAGGAATGGTGCGGTATTGATGAAGGCGAGCTTCCGAGCAAGGATGTAATTGAATTTTATAAGCCTTTCTACAAGAAACGCTATTCTGCTTGGGACTCAGAGCATAAATATGGATACGACAGAATCATGAAGCAGGTTGGTTACTGGAGAAAAGCAAATCAGATTCATAATTGGTTCGTAACGAATGTTCAGGATGGAGAAGATGATTGTGATTATCATCATGAGTGTACAAAGGAGATTCTTGAGGAACTGCTTGACACCTGTAAAACGGTACTTGATTCTTGCACAATGACTTATGGGAAAGTGCATAACGGGGATAAGGGAACTGCTAATGGATGGGAACCGATTTATGAAGATGGCAAAGTCGTAATTGATTCAAGTGTTGCAGAGGAGTTGCTTCCTACCACTGATGGTTTCTTCTTCGGCGGAACTGATTATGATGAGTATTATGTAAACGACATTGTTGACACCATTAAGATTCTTGAAGATGTTCTTGCAACAACGGACTTTGAAACGCAAGCTATTTATTACGTGAGTAGCTGGTAAACAATACAAAATTATTTGCATGGTAAAGGAGATTTAAAATGGTATTTTTTATGCTTGTTGCGGTATTGGTGCTTGGCATCATTGGAGCGATCAAATTTGACCCAGATGACCATTCGGTTCTATGCGTTATTTCGGCAATTGCCGTATGGTTTGCAGGACTTAGTGTACTAATCAGCTCAATCTATTTCGCCTGTGTTTATACTACTGTAGATGCAAAGGTTGCAGAGAATAAACAGATTTACGAGTCGCTAACTTATCAGTATGAGAACAATGTATTTGATGATGACGACGATGTTGTTGGTAAAAAGGAGCTTTATAATCAGATTCAGGATTGGAACCAAGACCTAGCTTATTATCAGAATGTGCAAGATAATTTCTGGATTGGTATTTATTTCCCAAATGTATTTGACCAGTTTGAATTTATCGAACTATCTTAATTTTAAATATAAAGGGGGCTTAAATAAAGCCCCTTTTTACAAAATAGAAAGGGGATTAATAAATGTTGAGTAAAGAAAAAACAATGGAAATATTAAATCAATTCTCACAAGAGTGTTACAACTTCTGGATGAGGCAAGGGAAAAGCCACAAGGATGCATTTGAGTTGATGCTTAAAGACATTGAAAGCATTGAGCACGATCCATATGAGCCATGTGGTGAACTGTTGGATGTAGAAGCAAAGAAAGAATTTATTAAAAGTGAAAGGAGAAAATAATATGATTACAAGATATTTTGTAAATTGTTTTGAAAGAGCTTCCTCATGATGAAGCGAGATGGGAATGGTTTTATAGAAAATGTGATAGTTGCGGGAAGTATCATCGCTTGAATTTTTATTCCAATCATTATTTCTATACATATGACTGCTGGGATTCGTTTGATTATACGGATTGTTGGAAGTGCAGATTTGAGGGTAAGGTTTGGAGCATCAAAAATAAAATTAAAAAAGAAATTCAAGCTCATAAGCTGGCGTTTTCTCTGCTGAATAAAAAGCACTCTATTAAGAGAAATCTTGAGCATTATAAACTTGGGCTTAAAGTTGGTAGAAATTGAGACTTGTGAATAGGCAGGTCTCTTTTTAATTAGCTTTGTAATAGAAAGGACATTAAAGTATGACAACTCAGGAAATCAAAATTGCAAAGGCAACTAGTCGAAGTGCAGGAGCTTCGGCTATTAAGGATGGAAAGATTCGTGCAGTAGTTCCTCTTTGGGTGGAAAGCAATGTGGATAAGAGCAAAACAATTCTCGACTTTGGTGCGGGGAAGGGAGCTACTAGTACAAAATATCTTCTAAGCAAAGGATTTGATGTGGTAGCATATGATCTATGGGTTGGCAATGGAGATGAACTGCTCGATAAATTTGCACTGAATAGACAGTATGATATTGTATTCGCTTCTAATGTACTTAATGTGCAGAGTTCTTTGCTAATGCTTTTTGAAACATTGAATCAAATTAAACTAGTAATGGGAAATAATGGAGAATTTATTTGCAATTATCCGCAAAGCCCTCGAAAGATGGATCTAAAAGAAACAGATATCGAAGAGATTTTGCTCTCGATGTTTGGTTTTGTTGAGCGAGTTGGTGGAACAAAATCCACGCCTGTATGGAAAGTAAAGGAATCTCAACAAAACACTTGACAAAACAAAATTATAGCGTTATAATCATAATAACAAATAAATAATTATAATTTTTGAATGGAGGTATTTTCTATGAATAATAAACGCAGAAAAAAACTAGAAATCCTATCCACAGAAATTGAACAACTTAATAGTCGTATTCAAGACATTTATGACGAAGAACAGGAGTGCCTAGATAATATGCCTGAGAATTTGCAAGGATCTGACAGGTATAGCAAGGCAGAAGAGTGTTGTGAACATCTTGAAGAATGCATTGATTTGCTTAGTGAAGTAGTTGATATTATTGAGGAGGTAATGTCTTAATATGAACAACGGTGTTATGTGCGATTACTTTGACTATAACGGAACTAGATATTACACTGGATCAAAATTTAAATGTAAAAATTTCATCAAGAAAGATATTGTACTTTTCCCAGAAATTGAAATTACATTTATTAAATACAATAAAAAATCAGACACATGTTTTATCCATAGCAATATTGCGGCATGTGATTTTATGTTTTCACTTGATACTTTTACAAATAATATTGTTAATGTTATTGTCCCAAAAACAAGAGAAGTTGTTGTCGATAGAAATAAAGTATATAAAGATAATAAGGAATATTATCATTGGGTAGAAGATGGAGAAGATTGCTACAAACAGAAGCCAGATTGCCTTCTTATTGGATGGATGTGGTATGTTTTCATTATGGGCATTGCAGCAATTTTGAATGGAAGACTTTTCATCTGGGCATTGGCAACATACACCTTTGTTAAATGGAGAAAAAAGAAAATTAAGGAGGGATAAAAATGACAGGAAGAATGGAAAAGGAAATTGTTTCTACAAATAAGATGCAAACAAAATTAAAAGGACTTCCTAAAATTTTTTCTGAATTTTACTATTATATGTGTACAACTAAATCTTATACAACAGTTGAGAGATATGTTGCATATGTAAAGGAGTTTGCAGAATTTCTTAATGGAAATAAAATTTCAAATGATTTTTATAAAAAGGTAACACCTTTGGATATTAATAAATATTTTGCCGCACTAAAGAATAAAGAAACTATCAATGGACATTATAATACAAGTGATAGTATTCGTGCGACAAAGTGGTCTGCATTGAATACATTCTTTGGTTTCCTTAAAGAAAATGATTATATTAAAGAAAATCCAATGGATAGAACAGAACGTCCTAAAGTGCAAGACACACCAGACGTTGCTTATTTGACAGAAAAAGAAATGCAAATGATGCTTGAAAATGTTGATAAGCTTGCAAGCAAAAAGATGAAAAATAGGGATCTAGCCATTATTATGCTTGGATTAACTACTGGTTTGCGTGTATCTGCAATTACACAAATTGATATTGGTGATATTGATTTTGAAAATAATACTATTAAGGTAATCGAAAAAAGAGGGAAAACATGCAATATTCTATTTGGGGATAGAGTAAAGAAGCAGCTAGAATTGTGGCTACAAGATAGAAAAAAGTATTTTAGTATGGCAAATACAGATGCTTTGTTTATTTCTAGCTTTAAAAAGAGAATTACAAGAGATGGCATTAGGGTAATGCTAGAAAAATATAGTAAGGATGTGACAAGTAAACATGTTACACCACATGTGTTGAGACATTCTTGTGCAACTAATTTGTACGAAAAGACTGGAGATATTTATCTTTGTGCGTCAGTTCTTAATCATAAAAATATTGCTACTACTATGAGATATGCAAATATGTCTAAAGACAAAAAGCAGCAAGCCGCAAACATTTTGGATGATATGATTTAATAAGATTTGACAATTATAATTTTGTACTGTACAATAAAAGAAACGAGAAATTCACAAGGGGTGATCATGTGTTTTATAATGAGGAGGTAAAGATACAATTTATAAACGACTATAAAAGAAGTAGAATTGTAGCAGAGACTTCATTAACAGGAATGTTTAACAAAACATATAAATACGAACAACAAAAAGGGAAAGATTGTAATAGCTTTTCAAGGAAAGAAATATTAGCGATGTATAAAGAATTTGATGCAAAATCTGTGCATGTGCTTGAAAATTACAATGTATATTTGAAAAGCTATTCTATTTTCTGTATGCATCATGGTTTTTGTAAAAAAAATAATTATGCAGATATAAACAAAGCTATGCTGCTTCAATGCCTTGATACAGAAACATTGAATCAAAAATTCTTAACAAGGGAACAGCTTGATGATATAGAAGATGAGTTGTATAACTATACAGACAAGGCACTTTTAGAATTGCTATGGGAAGGCATTAGCGGCAAAAGTATGGAAGATATTGTTGCTCTTAATAGAAGTATGATTAGCGAAGATAAAAAATATATATGTTTTAATGATGGACGAAAAGTTAAATTATCATCAAAATTATATAATTATTTAGACAAGGCATTTTCAGAAAAAGAATATATGTGTTATGGAACAACTATTAGGGTTAAGAAGCTAATCGGAGATGACTGTCTATATAAAGAAATGGACAATGCATATACAGTAGATTCAGACGATAAATTTTTCCGCTGGGTGTATAGAAGAGTTCAAACATATAGAAAACATGTAGATATGCCATTGCTGACAATGAAGGCACTTGCTGCATCTGGGTTATTGTATAAAATTAAAAATGCAATGGAAAAAAACAATCTTGGATTAAGAGAATTTTTATATACAGAAGAAGGCAAAGCATTGGCGCAACAATATGGATATAAGTTAAATTCATATGTTGATGTTATTGCTAATAAATTTATAGATTTTGTATAGGCCGTAATGGTGCGGTCTATAATCTTAATTAACAATACAAAATTATAATTGCAAAAAACAGTTGCCGAACATATGTTTTTATTGTATAATTTTTGTATAAGAGAGAAGCAAAGGTAAATTATTTTACATTACAAAAGGGGAGACATAATTTTATGGAAAAGAAAATTGTAAATGACTTACATAATCTAAATGGCAAGAATGGGGAAATTACAATACATCATGATTGGTATGGAAATCAAAAAATTAGGGGAATTTTCCATATTATTGATGATGGAGAAAGGATTGGTGTTAAATTGAAAGATAATGAAATCTTTTTATGGAACAATGAAATTACAAACATTGAGTTAAATGGAAATTGCGCAATGATCAAAGGGGAGTTCATGCAAATTAAGATAGAAATATAAAATTTTTCGCTCTCTGATAAAAAAGCTTGACAAGACACAATTATTATGGTATAATGCAATCGTAATGAGATGTAATACAAAATTATAGTCTTTTCAATTGTTAAGAAAGGGGGATGAATGATGAATGAAATCAGAGAGCGTCAATGTTCAATGCCAGAAATGTGGAACAATTTTTCAGGTTGATGAGCGAAATAATTATATTGAGTATTTATATATACAAGCGAAATGTCCATACTGTGAGCACGAAGGTAATATGTTGAATATAGGACATGATATTTTAGATAAATTTACATATTACAATGTGGTCATGGACGAAAAATATTATCGGTATTAATTTTTATTTTATTAAACAATACAAAATTATAGAAAAAGGAGACTAATAAGACATGGCAAACAAACTTTTTGAACTTCCACAAACCAAGGGAACATTTCAGGTTAGAGGAATTGTAAGCGGAGTAGAGAAGGATAACTTCTATACAGAAAAGAAAACCAAGACAGGCAAAGAGATGCGCATGATCAACTTCGGCGTAGAATATGAAGACAAGAAGACAATTTATCCTTCGCTTAATGGTATGCCGCGCGATAAGGTATATTTTAGCAAGAAGGATGAAGATGGCAAGACAGAAGTAAAGGCAATTGCTTGGAATGATAGAATTAAGAATGCCCCAGAGGGATATCGTATGATTGGCGTACTGACTGGACTTAAGAAAGTTCCGGGCGAGAATGGAAAGCTCAAGAATGACAATCATTATAGAACGGAATATGATGCATGCGAATATATTAACGAAAATCTTAATGATGGTGATTCTGTTTTTATTAAAGGAAATCTAGAATTTGGCAGTTATACCAACAAGGATGGAGAAGTCTCTCGTACCACAAAGTTTGTTCCAACACAGGTTTCTCTATGCCAGAAGGACATTGACTTTGATGCGGAGGACTATGCTCCCGCTCATGATTTTACGCAGACGATTGTTTTTGTTGGTATTGATCAGGAAAGAGAAAACGACAAGCCAACTGGTCGATTCGTAGTTGATGCAAAGATTGTGAATTATAATTCTATCGAGTCTGCTGAATTTATTATTGAAGATGCGAAGCTCGCAAAGCAGATGCGCAGTGGACTAAAGCCTTATAATTCCATTCAGGTTCATGGGCATATCAATGTTGTTAACAATGTTGAAGATGTAAATGATGAGGAAGATGATGATTGCTGGGGCGAATCTAATGATATGGACAAGAGAGTTTTTGCACCGACTCATCGAGAACTTATTATTACAGGTGCAAAGCCATCAACTATTGACAAAGACACATATACCGAAAAGGCAATTGATGAGGCAATTAAGAAGGTCAATGCATCAAAGAAGGCAGAACAAGATTTTACTGGTAAGGCAGAATCAACATCTAACGTAGATGATGATTGGGGCGACGATGCATCTGACGATGACGATGAACCATGGTAAGCAAATGCGTTTAGAGGAGATTAATTTCTCCTCTATACAATATAACATTATATATAAAGGAGATTGATATAAATGGCAAGAGCAAGAAAAGCAGCAACAGTACAAAAGAAATTGCATATGATTTGTTATGGACAACCTTTTACTGGAAAGAGCACGTTTGCATCACAGTTGGCATATATGCACAATGAAGATGGAAGTCCTATTAGAGTTTTATATATCGACGCAGAGAGTGGTTCGATTGACAATTATCTAGACACAATGGAAGCTAATGGTGTGGATCTTGGCAATATTTTTATTGTCTATTCACAGAGTCTTGGAGAAGTTCTAGATTATATTGATAAGGTAAAAAATAATGAAGACTTTTATGAACTTGACGAAGATGGTATGGAAACTGATGAGATTGTAACAGACGCACAAGGCAATCCATTCAGAGCTGATGCAATTGTAGTTGATGGTGTAAGTGTTCTTTATACTGCGGCGCAACAGGGGCTACTTGAGTTTTCTAAGAAGCGTGCAAGAGTTAAAGCAAATAATAAAGATCTTGTGGGTGACGAGAAGCTAGTAGCTATTGAGGGTGCATCACTAGAAATTAAAGATTGGGGTTCTCTCAAGTATAAGGGAGCTAACCTTTGTCTAGCCCTTCTAGGTACTGGTGTACATAGCATTATTACCTGTCGAGAAGAGGACGAAAAGATTTCTATTAAGGATTCTGATGGAAAGATTTCAAGTGTTGCAACTGGCAAGAAGATTCCTGCTGGATTTAAGACAGATCTGAATTATAATATGCACACTGTAATCCGTTTTTATAAGGACGAGAATGGTGAAGTTTGTGCAGATGTTGAGAAGGATAGAACTGGTGTCCATCCCGATGAAACTATAGTTGATCCTCAGCTTCTTGACTGGCAAGTCGTTATTGATAAGTCAAAGGGGAAACAGAAGTTTGTTCTCCATAATAGTTTAGACACAGCAGTAGAAACTGAGCAAGAAATTTATAGTGCAGAAGTTATGAGCAACGCAACTAAATCTTTTAGTAAGTCAGAAATGGAAAAGATTAAGCAGAAAGCAGATGCAAAAGATGCTTCTAGTGATATAACTGAACTTCAAGCTAAGATTAAGGCTATTATTGGTAAGCTAGACCCAGTAGCTAAGAGTAACATGAAAGCCGCTCTAAAAGAGAAAGGACTTCCAGTAGTAATTAGTAAGGTCACAGATATTGCTATTCTAAACCAGATTCTTGAAGTAGTTTCACAGTAAGGAGACATAACAAATGAGCGCCACTTTAATTAGAAAATGCGCGTTCTGTGGGGAAGATATTGTTTTAACAAAGGATGATATGCATATGGTTTCCTACAAAAAGAAAAGCTATCATACTGAATGTTTTAAAACAATGTGTAATGGGCGAGTACTAAAAAACAACAGGTACTCGTCCATTTATTCAGATGCCTTGCAGAATTTAGATCAATTAGAATCAGAAGCAAAAAAGAAATTAATGCATCGTTTTGTGCAAGACGAATTCAATGAGTATTTAATTGTGCATTATGATGTTGGGGCATTAAGTCGTCGCTTTTGGTCAATTATTGCAGATATTCAATCTGGAAAATATAATGGCAGACGATGTAAACCAATTGAATTAGAAACATTATTTGATATGTGGAAATATTATAAGGAAGAATTAGATAGGATAAATTTACGAAATATAAAGCAGGGGAATAACATATTTGACGAAAACAGAGTGCTTTATGACCTTGCAATAATTATGAAAAATTATGGAAAAATTCAAAGAGAAATGAAAAAAGAGAAGGTTACAGCAGAAGAAACAAAAATGGCAACAAAGACAATTAAGGAAAAAATTAATTATATGTCTATCGGTGGAAAGAATACGGAAGACGGACAAAAAGATATTTCTTCTATTATGGATGAAATTTTTTAAGGTGGTGGCGTGATGTCAAATGAGAGTTCTATTGGATTTAGTGAAACAAATGTGCAAAGTGAATTACTATTTTGTGGGATTTGTTATAAAGAACCAGATATTTATATAAAATATGGAGGAAGCATCCGTTCAAAATATGATTTTAGTGACGAGGCTTGCAGATTCTTTTATGATCAGTTTGAAGATTATTATCTAACATTTTCTCAGGATGTATCGGAGAATAAAGTGAATAACTTTATGTCTCAAAATACAGAAAGGTTTAAGAAGTATCGTAATTATGGCGGATGGAAAACGATTCTTTCTATGATGAATTTGGCAGATCCAAATGATGCAAAAAATGTGTATGATACTATTAAAAAATATAGTTTGGTTAGAGAATACGGTAGAAATGGATTCCCAACAGAGAAGATTCTTAAATTCGATGGGTTTCAGACATTAACTGCAAGCGACATCTATAAAATTATGAGGTCAAAATGTGACAAAATTAATACTGTAATTTCTAGCATTGATGAACCTACAATCTTAACTGACAAAACTGTAAGTTTGGTGGAAGGTTATTTGGACGCGCCAGAGTTCGGAGTAACTAGCTGTTTTCCGGGGTTTAATGAGTATTTTAGAGGATATCTTAGATCAAAAGTTTTATTCAATGGATGTTGTAGTAATGAAGGAAAATCTAGATATATGACGAAAATTATTTGTGATGTTGCTTTAAAACAAAGAAAACCATGTATGCTTTTAAGTAACGAACAAACTGAAAATGATTTTCATAATGCGCTTGTTACTACAGTCGTATGCAATCCAGAATTCCAAGAGATGCATGGCATAAAGATCAATAAGCCAGAAAAAGAAATTACCATGGGCCTATATAGGAGTGACGATACTGGAGAATTTATTTATAGAAAAGTCAATCATGATGGGGACTTCTTGGAGACAAAAGAGGAGTTTCTTGAAAGGGTTTTTAATGAAAGCTCGGAATATAGAAAAGTAAAACAAATAGCGAAATGGATTGAAGATCAGACTATTAATAAATTAATTTATTTTCTAGACATCAGCTCTGACTATTCTGATGAAAATTTGGAAACACAAATCTTAAAGGCATCACTGTGTTATAATTGTCAATTTATCTTTTATGACACAATGAAAGCGTGGCAACTTGAAGATTGGACAAGGGTAAAATTAACAGCGACAAAACTATGCGAGTGTGCAAAACAAAATAATTTATATATTATGGCCAGTTTTCAGCTCACAGACGCTACAGTGTTTGATGATATATTTAGTTTAACAAGCAATAATATTGCGGCATGCAAAGGAATTAAAACAGTTTGTGATATGCTTACACTATGCAAAAGAATTAATTTAGAAGACTATGGAAAGTATCAATATCTTCCATTTGAAGATGATTTGTCTTGGGGAGAACCAGTAGCAATAGATCTATCAAATAATAAAAAGTATTTTGCACAAGTTATTGACAAAAACAGACTATATTCAAGAGGGTCAGTATTGTTATATGAGTATGATTTAAATGAAAATTACTGGAATAATATTGGACTACTTGTAAAAAAGACATAAAGTAAAATTAGCATGTGAGGGGAGACATAATTAATTGGGAATAGTTGTGACTTTAGAGGAAGCAAGAAAAAGGCTCAAAGATAAAACTGACGATTGGGAACTTGTAAGCTTCACAAAAGTAACAGAACCATGTGTCGTGCAGCATAAATGCGGTTTAGCAAAAACGTATAAATCATATAGTTATATATTGCAAAAAAGATTAGTCTGTGACAATTGTGATAATCAGACAAATTGGAAATATGAGATAGGCGATATAATAGATAATTTGAAAATTATAAACAGAAAGACAGAAATAAAAGAGAAAAACAATCATAATATCACAAAAAAATACTACCAATATGCATGTTTAAAATGTGGATTCGATGGGAGTAGAAGTTGTTATAAAAATGGAATATTTTTAAAAGAGCATTGGATTGATGAAGATGCTATTGTCCAAGGAAGAAGATGCGCCTGTTGCCATGGAACCGTTGTACAAACTGGGATTAATGATGTTGCTACAACAGATCCGCATACAGTTAAATTTTTTGCCAATAAAGAATTGTCAAAAAAATATTCTAGAAGCGCAACAAAAAAGATTGATATAATGTGTCCAATTTGCGGATTTAAAAATCCAGCACAAACGACCATATATAATTTGGTTTGGGAAGGTGTATCATGTGTCAGATGCGGCTCGTCAATGTCATATCCAGAAAAGTTTATATATTTTCTTTTAAAACAATTAGATATTAACTTCACCATACATAAATCTTTTACTTGGTCGAATGGGAGAGAATATGACTTCTATTTGTGTGATTATAATGTTCTTATTGAAGCTCATGGCAGGCAACATTATGAAACTCCATTTAGTGTTTATGGGAAAAGAGGTAGAACATTAGAGGAAGAACAAAATAATGACAAATTAAAAAAGAGCATGGCAACAGAGAATGGTTATGTGTATATAGAGATAGACTGCAGAGAATCAAATGTGTTTTACATATCAAAGAGTATATTAAAAAGTGAATTGCAAAAATATTTGGATTTAAATAATGTTGACTGGGACGAATGTAATAAACAAGCGCTTATCGGGTTAAAAATGATAATAATTAATGATAAAAAAGACAATCCAAATATATCATCAAAAAAGCTTGCTGACAAATATGGTATATCACGTAATACTATTACGTCTTGGCTAAAGCAAGGAGCGGATATATGTGGGTATGATCCTAAAAAAGAATTGATCAAGTCTAATTTCTATGCTGAAAATTATTTGCCAGTATATTCTCCTGAGCTAAAAATGGCATTTATGACGATTAAAGATGCAGCTAAATATGCTGGCACATTTGGAAGTAGCATCTCTCAAACTTTATCTGGCAAGATAAAATATGCTGGGAAGAACCCAGATACTGGAGAAAAGTTAACGTGGAAGCGTATGACAAAAGAGCAATATTATAAATGGGTTAAACAGCATAAAGACTTTGAAAAAATATTATAACTGGTTCATAATATAATAAAGGAGAGGTAAGGAAAAATTTAATTATGACACTACAAGAATTTATTTATAACACTTCAATAGACCCAAAGTATTATGTATTTTTATCGGTGCAAATTCCAGACAAGAGATCATATGTTCATAATTTTAAGATTGAACATCTTTGGTTGAAAGATATATATGATGAGTATATTAAACCTACATCAATTGTAGATCATATTTATTTTAAAGATGATTATGTTATTCTCATAGATTTAATTAATAAAGGAGATAGCTAACATATAGTAATGTATCCGTTGATTTAAAACCCCCACTTATATAGTGGGGGTTATTTTTTTTATACAAAATTGCCAAAATACAAACTGCAGTTTTGTGCAACTTGCCACATTGACAAACCGGGGATATATGATATACTAGCTACAGTACAAAATTATAGAGTATTCAAAACAAGACAATAAATTTATTAAGGAGTATTAATTATGCAGAAAAGGATTATTGAAGTAGAAGAAACAGTCAAAATGCGGCATCAGATTTTTGTAGCATATAATGATGAAGAGGAGCTTGATAAAGCTATTGAAAATCTTGAAGGGGATAACCTCGATGACATTGTTGAAAGTATTGGAAGTTACGTAACAGTTACAGGTGTAAATGAGGAGTTTTATGGAGAATCGGATAAGATTGAATATTTTGATGACTATGAAGAGGATTACTAACGGAGGAAATAAAAGGAGCAATTAACAAATGTCAAATGAATATAAGGATTGGCTCAATGATCAAAAAGAGCAAAATAAAGTAATTTTCAATCAGCTTCGAAGTGGAAAACATCCATTTGTTGGTTTGGAAGAACTAGAATTTTTTATCCCTTGTATTAACGATTTTGGTATTAATGGGTTGTTGATTCAGCAAGGTCATGTTAGTAATGGATTCTATCTTGGTGTGGATAACGCAACTATTAATAAGTGGATGGAAAAAGATTTGATGAGTATTAGAGATTGCCACAAATGCGTCTATGAAGTTGGATGCAATGGCAATCCAGTAGGATGCACATCTTATAAGAGAGATGCACCAGATGGAGGATGTTATTAAAATGAGTTTTGATAATCGGGTTGTTATTGTAAGTAATTATGCAACTGAAGCACTTGATAATGAACTGAGCTATTGGGGTGAGCGTGGATATAGGCTAGTTTCTACTGAAATGGCAGAGAACACATATGGCGCTACAGTTATGTATCTATTTTTTACAAAAGAGGTGTAAGATAAATGGATAAATGCGGGACATGCAAGCATTATATTGGCTGTGGAGATTGGAATCTATGCTGTGATATCCCACATCCAACTCCTAAAGAGAAAGAAGTTGGCATGACTTTTTTGTTCGGACATTTGTGCTATGAAGATACGGATGCTTGTGACATGTACGAGCCGAAAGGAGAAAACTATGTTAATGAAAATTGCACATCATGATGATGGCAAAGAAAAGTGGCAATCACATACTTGTTATTTATTTAATGATGTTGATGGATGTCATGATTTTGACTTAACAAATATCTATGGGTATGGCGAAACAAAAGAAGAAGCTATAGAAAACCTAAAGAAAGAACTTGCATATTATTTTGATGAGCTTCATGCACTAGAAAAGATGCTTTATGAAACAGATGCGCTCGACAATGATATTGTTGAAGTTGATTGTTTAGGAAGAAAGATTTGAGGAGGATTAAATAAATGAGGCCAATTGATGCTGATAGGGCCAATGAAGTAATCATCTTTGACAAAGACAATGAAAATATCAACGTTGCTGCTATCAGAGAATACTGTCTCCAGCAGAAAACGTTTCTTGATAAGTTTCCTACAATAAAGACCATTCCTATTGCTGAACTTAAAGCACTGCGGGACTACCTTTATAAAAACGATTTAATTTTTATGAAGGGACTAAGTAAATTAAATGAACTGATAGGAAAGTATGAGATAAAAGGAGAATAAAGATGATGATGATATGTGAAGAGGGTAGACATTGTGCCCTTTGCGATAGCAATTGCCCTTCGTATATTGAAGTAGTTCCAGTAAAAGAACTTGAAAAAACTAAAGAAGCAATAAGCGATCTTATTTATAAGACATTTGATAATATTGATTGTGATAACTGTCGATATGATTATATTGATAATTATTATTATCATTGCGAAGATTGTCATAGAAAGGCAATGAATTGGAGCGTAGCGCGCCATGTATGTGATAACTTAGCCGAGAAGATTTTAAGTGAATAAAATGAAATATTGGATTGATGAACAGACAGGCTGTAAGGAGGGTTTAAGATGTCGCGCTTAATTGATGTTGATAAGACTCTGAGTAGTTTATCGAATGATCTGCCATACAAAGGCAGTGTCAGGCGAGTGTTAATGCAAGCGCCTACTGTAGATGGAGTGCATGCGCATTGGATTCATCACCCGGATAATCTGTTTCCGACAGAAAGTACAATGGAATGTTCACATTGCCATGAAGAGGAAACTGTTTTTATCTTGAATGATAATTATTGCCCAAATTGTGGCGCGAAGATGGATGAAGAGGTGCTGGATGATTAAAAGTGGTGAATAACAATTTTATACTTGACAAACCAAAATTATTGTGGTATAATCAAAGCATAGTTGAAAGAAGCCAATATGTGATTCAAAAAAACGAAAAAAGCTATTGACAAACAGAAAAACATATGGTATAATTCAAGCATAAGTCAAAAGACAATACAAAATTATTTAAACAAGAAAGGACAAAAGAAAAAATGGCTATTCAGTATTATAGCAACCCAAACACGAAGGAAACGTTCGCTGTTCTAAGAGGAACTGAGCTTGATGCAATCAATAAGATTGACAAGTTTCTCAATGAGTTTGACTGTTATATGATTCGTGAGAAGTACATGATGCCTAAGCAGTTTAAGGTCAAGGTCAAGCTTGCGAAAGGTGATGTGTACGACGAGGAGAAGGGCAAGACGCTTGCAAAGGAAAAGCTTATGAAGAAGTATTATAGTGCTTTTGATAAGCGACTTGATATGTTTAGAGCAGATCTGATTGCACTAAACAGTCGTGTATTTGAAACTCCAGCAGAAATTTTTGAAAATACCCCTTGACAATACGAAATTATTGTGGTATAATTCAGAATGTAGTCAAGAGAGCCAACTTGATTGATTGAGCCGCTTGAATACATAAGAAGAAAACCGCAAAAAGTACTTGACATATGACAAGTAATGTGGTAATATGTAAGCACGCTAGACAGTACAAAATTATAGTCAACAATCAAAAATCATTAAAAGGAGATTATGAATTATGGCAACAAAGGAGCAGATGACAGTCCACAAGGCTCTCGCAGAACTTAAGGTTATTGATTCACGAATCAATAATGCGATTTGTTCTGGTACGTTTGTGATTGCGAATAAGCATTCTAATGAGAAGATTCATGGAGTGACTATTAATGAGTTCAAGAACAGCATGAAGTCAGATTTCCAGAAGGTGTCTGATCTGATTGCAAGACGTAATGCAATCAAGAAGGCGGTTGTTGCATCTAATGCAGTAACGAAGGTTAAGGTTGGTGACAACGAATACACAGTTGCTACCGCAATTGAGATGAAGAACCATGGGATGGAGTTCAAGAGCACATTCAAGAAGTGTCTTGAAGCTCAGTATGCTGTAGCAAAGAATGAGCTTGATAAGAACAGCGGTGATCCTCTTGAGAAGAGAGCAGAGAATTATGTTCTTAGTGTCATTCAGGCACAGCCAAAGGATTCTAAGATGGCTGTTGATTCGGAAGCGATGAAGAATCTTCGTGCGCAGTATATCAAGGATAATACTTATGACATCATTGATCCTATTGGTGTCAAGGATGCCATTGAGCAGCTTGACAACGAGATTTCTGGTTTCATTACTGAGGTCGATGCGGCACTCTCGGTTAGTAACGCACTGACTGTGCTTGATATCGAGTATTAAGCAGCTAACTTGCTGCCATTCGAAAACCTAGAACGGACTTGCTTCGATGGTTTTGACCGATACATTGATGTGAAATAATAAAAAAATTGGTCTTCAACAATATTTTTACTAATGCTTAATAATATAGTAAAAGATCTAATATATGATTAACATAAACATATGAAATGTACATATATTTTTCTAACTGTAAAGCTTAAAGTTTAAATATCAATGTTCAGAGATCAATGCTCAAAGATTATTTTTCGTTAAAGTTTAAGTCTTAAAGTTGTAAAGAGGGCTTTTAGATAATTATTGATTAAAATTGTATGCCCACAAAGTTTTACAAAATCCTTGAGCAATGGTTTGGTTTCAAGTTCAATGGCCATAGGTTATCCACAAGGCTGAATGGTAGCAATCCTTGTGTGAAAATAGGTTAATGTGTGAAATAGATAGAATTTTGAGTACTGGCAGAGCTGGGCATCTCTGAAAACTGCCCATTAATATGGCGGAGTATCCGAATGGCACAGGAAATTGACTTAAAATCAATCGGCAATTAAGTTTGCTTGCGAGTTCAAATCTCGTCTCCGCTACCAACTCGCTAACGTTTCTTTTGTATTTCTTTCATTCAGAGTACAACGAAGACAAGAAATACAGATAAAATGGTTTTATAATATGTCCAAGTAACTCAGCGCATAGAGTATGTGGCTACGAACCACAAAGTCGGGAGTTGGAATCTCCACTTGGATGCCAACACATTAATGAATAATACTATTTAACAATTGAGATGATGCCAAATATGTACAGAAGAGAAAAGATTAAAGGGTATGAGCGCTATGAAGTTGATACTAATGGCGTTGTATATAGTCAAAAAGGGAGTCCTTTAAAATTTCACGTCAACCATAATGGATATTGTATGGTATGTCTGTGCGTGAATGGAGAAACGAAAGGATTTGGAATACATCAACTTGTAGCCAGACAGTTTATTGAAAACAACGACCCTTTGAATAAGACGCAAGTTAATCATAAAGATGGTAATAAACAGAATAACCATGTTGAGAATTTAGAATGGGCAACAGCGAAGGAAAATATGCGCCATTCTGTTGATACACTCGGAAATTATTTAGAAGACAAAAATGCCAATGCTCGTATTATTTATGGAGTTGATATAAAAACCCATAAGGTTAAATATAGATTCACAAGTTTGATTGGCGCAGCTAGGTTTTTTACCAATGATAAAAACAAAGAACGTTATATACAGACAATGTTATGGAAAGCTTTAAACAATTATGAAGCATCACGCTCATATAGAAAATGCTTATGGTTTTACGAAGACGATCGTCCATATAGCATAGGTGATAGTGTAAATATATTTGACAATTACGAACCAGATCGTGGATTTAGAAAGTTCTCAGATGACGATATTAAATGGATTCGTAAAAATTATATTCCATACGACGAAGAATTTGGAATGCGTAATTTGGCAAGAAAATTTGATGTTGATTCTGCCACTATAGCGAGTATTATTCATCATAAAACATACAAAGAAATATGTTAATTTATTTTCCTAAGCATGAAACAAAACTGCTTCTAAATATGCGCCACTATCCCAACTGGCAGAGGAAATGCACTCAAAATGCATCAAGTCTCGATTCGAATTCGAGGTGGCGTACCAAGGGATAAGTTGCTTAAACTGTTCGAACGAACCCTACAAATCGGCAGAAACAGTGACCGCTCGGAAAGACGGCAAATTAATACGCTCCGCTAGCTCAATTGGTCAGAGCACCCGACTTCGCTGCATGGTGTAATAGCAACACTGCTTAACCGCGGATTAAGAGATGTAAGGGCAGGACTTACTGCAGCGGCCAATAATCGGGAGGTTCCAAGTTCGATGCTTGGGCGGAGCACCAAATATTATCGTATAGCTTAATGGGAAAGCGCCCTCACTATCAGAGGGAGATACTTGTTCGATTCAAGTTGCGTTAGAAAAATGTGGATGCTATGCACGTAGCGCGCCGCCACCAAACAAAGCATAGCTGGCGCTGTGGAAAGACACAGAGATCTGCAGGAGTCCCATAGTGGTCGATTGGAGCGGTTTTGTAAGCCGCCAGCTTTGCTCACGTCGGTTCGAATCCGACCTCCTGCTCCAATGTGGAGAAGTACCCAATGTTGGCAAAGGGGACGGTTTGCTAAACCGTTAGGTCGTAGTAATATGGCGAGTGGGGTCGGCACCCACCTTCTCCGCCATTATGAGAGCGTAACTCAGTTGGTAGAGTTTTATAGCGTGAAGGGATATGCTATTGAATGCCCTTAGTCGCCAGTTCGAGTCTGGCCGCTCTCATTAAAATATATATTAAGAGGAATAGTTATGGCAATTAAAATAATTAGTAAAGGAAAAAATTTCGATAATCCTATATTTACCCAGCGATGTCCTAAATGCGATTGCGTATTTACCTATCAGAATGAAGATGCTCACAGGGAGCCTACTGGCAGGTATTACAAAGATTTTGAAGATTGTTTTATTAAAATGGACGATTGCGACAGACAAGAAATTGCAGTATCTGTTGAATGTCCTTGGTGTCATAAAAAGATTCATATAAAGGATGAATATAAAAAGATATGAAAGATTACAGTGTAATTGCTCAATTTTAATGGAGTATTATGAATTAGCATGCAATAAAATTTATGGATGAATGTTATCGTCCGACAAGTTAATGGGTTCTTGTCGAAGATAAAAACCCTTATTTTATATAACTAGTATGGGTCTGTAATTCAATAGTAGAATATACGCCTTTTAAGCGTACTACGGACGGAGCGTAACCGCCCAGACCCACCATTTATTCTCTGTAATTTAGTCCACTTGACTCCGGTATAATCTTCTGCTCTGTTACCTGTTTATGCAGGTTAGATGAATAAAGACAGGGCTATTTATGGCTGGCGGGAGGTTGGCATCTCAACTTGGCTCATAACCAAGCTCAATTCAGTTCGATTCTGAAGCTCAGCAACCAAATAGCGGATTGGTGTAGTAGTAGCACGACAGACTTTGACTCTGTAGGTAGGGGAGCGTAACCTCTATCCGCTGCCATGAAAACATTAATTTTTAGGAGGAACATACTATGGACACAAGAACTGTACTACATTATGAGAATCGCATTGCGAAGCTAAAGGCCAAGAGTGAAGTTGTAAATGCAAACTTGATTAATAAGGCACAGAGAGAGCTTAATAAGCTGACGCAGAAGTAAGAACATGCGGTAGTAATTCAATTGGTAGAATCCCAGATTTCCACTCTGGTTGTTGCGAGATCGTGCCTCGTCTACCGCTCCATTGGCGTTGACCATTATTGGCAGCGACCACAGGGGGCCTAGAACTTTCTAGGCTCCCCTTTTTTGTGCAATTTGCCCAATTGACAAAACGAAAATATATGGTATGATAACGATAGATTGAACAATACAAAATTATTGAGAGGTAAGAAATGAATAAGATTAAAAAACTACTTATCATTGTTAGTCTTATTATTTTAATTTTATTTTCAATTTCGATTAATGATGATAAAAACATGGACAGTGAACATCCTTTGGAAGAAATGACAATAGAATGTACAGCAACTTCAGAACCAGAAGAAATGCTTATCATGGAGCCAGAGGATGAAATTATTACATATGAAGAAGTTGCAGAGGTGATTATTGAAGATCAACCAGATATATTTTCAGCACCACAGCCGCAATATTCTGATAGTGACTTAATGCTTTTGGCAAAAGTAATATATGCAGAGGCAGGAAGTGATTTTCTGTCAGATGAGTGGAAGATGTGTGTGGGCGAGGTTGTATTGAATCGTGTCGCATCTCCTGAGTTTCCTAATACGATTCCTGATGTTGTTTATCAGCCCGGACAATATCATGGAGCACGAAGTGGATATATTGCAAGCCTAACTCCTAGTGAGCGATGCATTGAAATTGCAAGAAGACTATTGGATGGAGAAAGAATTATGGAGCCTTCGGTTGTTTTTCAGGCGAATTTCAAACAGGGTAGTGGAGTTTATAAGGCGCTATATGATAGCAATCTTGGATGGACATATTTCTGTTATTCCACAAACATGAGTCTTTATTGAGGTGAATTGAATTGAGATATATGAAAATGAGTACTTTGGCTGAAAAGCTAAATGCACGAAATGGTGATCAAATTAGTAAAAATCTAGTTGACTTCTGGTTTAATACATATGGCTATGATATTAACCCTGAACCAACAGATGAAGATAAAAATGCCAAAAACAAAAATAATAATGAAGGAGAAAATGAAAATGGCTAACATTGTAACGGATCTTATTGAACAGGCAGAAGACATTAAGCGTAGAAAGTGGTGCTCTGATAAGGATTGCGCGAAGGGTAAAAAGTCTTGGTGTAAATTGTGTCACACACTGAGGACGGCGGCAGAGCAGCTTACTGTAGCAGACCAAAAATTTGCCTATGCTTATAACGAGTTTAACAAGAAAATCTACGAAGAGCGTAAAATTGCAGATGCACTTAGAGAAGACATTGCAGACCTTTCATATGACCTACAGCTTGGACATGTTTGTGAAACCTGTAGTCGAAATGGTAAGTGCCTCAAGGGGTCTACTGGATGGATGGCAAACAAGCAGTGCGTTGATTGGGAATATAAGAAGTTTGTTACTGATGTGGTGGACAATTGAGATGGATGAGCTAAAACCCTGTCCTTTTTGTGGAAATACTCCCAACATGCGAATTACTGGATATGGAGCAGTATATGTGAGATGTCCTAACTGTGGAGTTGAAACACCTTATTATCAGAATGTCGAACTCGCAACACTTAAATGGAATATGAGAATTGAGTGTTGACAATACGAAATTATAGTGTTACAATTGCTTATGATAAAACAAGTAAGGAGTTGTAACACTATGAAAATGAAAAAATACATAATTATATACAAGGATAGAGGAAAACACAAATGGGCTGAATCAGACAGCTTAGAGATACTACAAAGTATTTTTAGTAAATGTAGTTGGATTAAAGAATACAAAATTATTGACACATCAAATTTTAAGGAGGCAATGGATGAAAGATGGATTACAACAATCTAGATAAGCAGTCCTATGAAAAGGGCTATAAAGATGATAAGCAAGATGCAGCATATGAAATTATTACTCAAATGAGATATATTAATTGCAATATTATTGGCTCACTTGGATATGAAAATGTAGAGGATTATTCTGATTATTTGACGGCATTTCTTGACAGTATTGCAAGGAAATATAATGTAGAAGAAGATGAGGTGTATGAACTATGATTTACTTAGATAACGCTGCCACATCTCCAATTTGTGAAGCAGCAAAGAATATTATTCTTGACAATCTTGATGAATATTACAATCCAAATAGTTCATATGAGGATGCTCGTGAAGTAAAGATTAAGGTTGAGGAAGCACGTGAAAAGATTGCGGCACTAATTGGAGCGCAACCTGACGAGATTTACTTTACTTCTGGTGGATCTGAAGCAAATTCATGGGTTTTAAATCATGATTTTACACTAGCGTCTAATATTGAACATCATTCTATTGATCCAGACTATAACTTCAAGGTTGATTATAGAGGAATGGTTGACGCAGAGAAGTTTGAAAAAAGAGTGCATGAGTTGCTGAATAATGATTTTGGTATTAATCCGGGCATTGTTTCATGCATGATGGTAAATAATGAACTTGGAGTTATTGAGCCAATTAAAGAGCTAGCAAAGATTACTCATGACAATCATATGTTGTTCCATACAGATGCAGTTCAGGCATTCCCTCATATGAAAATTAATGTAGAAGAGCTCGGCGTAGATATGCTATCATGCTCTGCTCATAAGTTTGGCGGGATTAAAGGATGCGGCTTCCTTTATATCAGGGATGGTATTAATATTCATCCTCTGATTAACGGTGGAAGCCAAGAAAGAGGAATCAGAGGTGGCACAACTAATGTCCTTGGTGTCTTGGCCATGGCTGCTGCACTAGAAGATACGGTGAGCCACATGGATGAAAATAACGCAAAAATTGCACATTTATCCAAGAAGATCAAGGATAATTTATTGAATGTAAAAGGTGTCACAATGAATGGGGCAACCGATAAAAAGAAACATTTAGACAGCATTTTGAACTTCAGAATTGATGGTGTGCATGGTTCAGATGTTGTTGCGATGGCTGACGAATTTGGAATTGCTATCAGTGCGGGTTCAGCTTGCAATGAAGGCAATGCCGTCCCATCTCATGTGCTAAAGGCAATTGGTTTGTCTGATGAAGAGGCTCTAAGTAGCATTCGTGTATCTCTTGGAAGATATAATACAGAAGAAGAAATTGATTATGCTTGTGTGATTCTTCCAAAGATCATTGAAAGATTGAGATCACTTAATTGATAGTACAAAATTATAGAAAGGATTTAATAAAATGATTATCAATAACAAAAGAGCGCTTGCATACATTCAGCATGTAACAAACATTCGTCCTATTGATGGTGCTGATAATATTGAGCAGTGTAATGTACTTGGATGGAATCTCATTTGTAAGAAGGGTGAATTCCATGAAGGCGATCCTTGTGTTTATATTGAGATTGATTCCAAAGTCCCTGAGAGAGAGGAATTTGAATTCCTTCGTGCAAAAGATTTTAAGGTCAAGACGATGAAGCTTGGTAAATTTAATTGTATCAGTCAGGGCCTTGCTATGCCTCAGTCTGCATTTAAAGAGTTGGCAGGGCTTTCCGAAGGGACTGATGTAACTGATATTCTGGGAATTAAGTATTCAGTACAAGAGGACAATACTCGTAAGGGCAATGGCGATCCTAATGCAAAGTATAAATCTATGGCCGCTCGTCATCAGAAGATTTTTAAGCAGAAGTGGGCACGTTTGATGATGCGTCGTTCTTGGGGTCGTAAGATTATGTTTTTCTTCTTCGGCAAGAAGAAGGATAATCCTCGTGGTTTCCCGACATTTGTTTCAAAGACTGATGAAGAGCGTGTAGAAAATCAGCCTTGGCGTATTGGTGACGGCAAGACTTATCTTGCCACAGAAAAGCTAGATGGTACTTCCTGTACTTATGCTCTTGAGCGTAAAGGACGTAATAAGTTTGAGTTTTATGTCTGTTCTCGTAACGTAAGACAACAGGACGAGAAGCAAGAGTGTTACCATGACCATAACATCTATTGGGATTTGGCGTTCAAGTACGATATTGAACAGCATTTGAATGATTTCCTGAATCAGTTTCCTCAGCTTAAATGGGTATGTATTCAGGGTGAGGGCGTAGGTTTTGTTCAGGGAAATCCTCTAAAGCTCAAGGAAGATGATTTATATGTTTTCAACTTTAAAGATTCTGAAAGTGGAAGATATAATTCTATTGCTGGTAGAGCTATTATTGAAAAGATGGGCATGAAATGGGTTCCTATTCTTGGAGAAGTTCAAATGCCAGACACTATGGAGGAACTTAAGGCCCTTGCAACTGGTAAGTCCAAGGTGAATCCAGATGTAATGCGTGAAGGGATTGTGTATCGTTCTTTGGATGGTAGTGATAGTTTCAAAAATGTCAGCCGCGAGTATCTTATTAAGCATAATGGTTAATGGATGTGATTAGATGAACTATCATTCAGATAATTGGATAATGGATAGGGTTCGAGAGCATTATAACGAGGCTCTCGAATCTTTCCCAGAAGATAGAATTGTTGGAATCTTCTATCAAGGTAGTGGCAATTATGGTCTTGATTATGAAGGCTCAGATGTTGATACCAAACTAATTGTAACACCGACATTTAAGGATATTGCAATGAATAAGAATCCCGTTAGCACAACTCATATTCGAGCCAATGACGAACATACAGACTGGAAAGACATTAGGCTTTATATCCAGACATTTAGGAAGCAAAATTTGAACTTCTTAGAAATCTTGTTCACTCCTTACAAAATCATCAATCCCATGTATGAAAATCAATGGAATAGACTTATTGATGCCAGAGAAGATATTGCACATTATTCTCCAGTTCAAGCAATTAAGTCTATGCGAGGTATTGCTAAAGAAAAGTATTTTGCAATGGAGCATCATTATCCATCTCGTATGGAATGGATTAATAAGTTTGGATATGATCCGAAACAACTACATCATCTATTGCGAGTAGAGGAGTATATTGCAAGATATATCAACCATGTGCCATATGAAAAATGTTTGATTTCTGAAAGTCCAGAATATTTAGTAGAGGTCAAGAAAGGTTTATATAATCTAGAAGACGCACGAGCACACGCTAATGATGCTATCGGTCATATTGATTTACTATGTGATGATTTCTTAAAAAACGAATACACAGTTGATGCAAAAATTGATGAGCTGTTAAATGACGTACAGTACGAAATTATGAAGATTGCAATTAAGAAAGAGATTGGTGATTAAAATGAATAGATCAACTTTGATATTACTTGTCGGGCCACCCGGCGCAGGAAAGACTACATATGCTGAGAAATATGTCTCACAGCATGTTAATACAATTCATTTAAGTTCAGATAAAATCCGCAAAGAAATGTGGGGAAATGAAGCTATTCAGGGCGACAATAATGAAATATTTGGCAGAATGCAGACTAGGGCAGTTGATGGTTTGAATTTCGGTTATGATGTCATTTATGACGCAACAAATATGACACGCAAGGATAGAGCAGGAATTATTTCAGTTTGTCCAAAGGTTGCTAAGATCGAATGTCATATCATCTGGGCCACAATTGAAACTTGTATTGAAAGAGATACTGCAAGAAAGCGTACAGTTGGTAAGGAAGTTATTGACAGAATGCTAAAGCGTTTTCAGGCTCCTTATTATGATGAGGGGATTGACGAGATTAAGGTGATTTTGCCAAACAATTTTAATCAGCAAAAATACATAGATGATTCTATGAATGCAATGAAGATCCCACATGATAATCCACATCATACTTTAGACATTTACAATCATTGCGAGTCGGCATATAAGTATATTGTAAGTAACGATATGTGTGATAATACTCTTGCACTTGCAGCATCATTTCACGATATTGGTAAACCATATGTCAAAACATTCGTTAATGCAAAAGGTGAACCGAGTGATACTGCACACTACTACGGCCATCAATGCATTGGAGCGTGGATGGTATATGGCCTTGTTGTAGATAACATCAGAGTGGATGTTGCTTGGCTTGTAAGCACTCATATGGCACCATTTTTAAATGAAAAGTATTATAGGAATTTGCCATCATATCTAAAAACGTCTATAGATTTGCTTCATGCTGCAGATGTGGCGGCACATTGATAAAACATTAAATTAACCTCTTGACAATACAAAATTATTGACGTATAATGTCCACATAGAAAGGAGAGTGAATACTTGTGGATGTACAATCTTTAAAAGAATATATGTTAGACAATGACAAGTTGCCAGAGATTCTTCAGGAGATTGGATGCCACAATATTCACAATCATGGTGGATATATTACATGCGGGAACAAAACTGGAGACAACAAATCAGCAATTGTTATTTATTTAAATGAAAATTTAACTGTTGTAAATTACACTCGCACAATGACGAGCAGCAAAAGAACAACAGACATTTTTGATTTGATTTGTTATAACGAAGACTGTTCTTTTCCTGAAGCTCTTAAGTTCTGTTGTAATTTATTTGGACTAGATTATTATCAAGAGCCAGAAGAAGTTCCAGAGTCTCTTCAAATCCTTAAAATGTTACAGCAAATGGCGACAGAAGAAGATGATTTTGATGACACTCCGCTAAAGCCTATTCCAGAAAAAATTCTATCTTATTATCTCCCTTACGGCAATAAACTGTGGGAGGATGATGGGATTAGTCTAAGCACTCAAAGGCTATTTGAAGTATCTTTTGATCCAATGACAAACTCAATTGCGATTCCAATTAGAGATGAAATTGGGACATTGGTTGGGATTAAAGCAAGAAGAATGGAATATGACCCGGATAGTGGAATGTCTAAATATTTTTTTCTCGAACCTTGTTCTAAGAGCCGCGTTCTTTACGGTCTGTTTCAAAATATAAAATTGATTCAACATACAGGGATAGTATGGGTTGGTGAAAGTGAAAAATTTGTGCAGCAATTGTATGACATGGGGTATTATGGTGCAAGTACTGGTGGCACAAAGATTTCAAAAACTCAAGTTGAAATGCTAACAAGATTAAATGCCAAGATTGTTTTTTGTTATGATGAAGATGTTGATGAAGAACAATTAAAAAACATTTCAAATATGTTCCTAGACGGGATTCCAGTATATGCAATTATTGATAAAGATCATATTCTTGACAATAAAGAATCTCCTAGCGACAATCCTGAGAAATTTAAACACCTAATTAAAAATAATATATATAGTTTGCGTGAGGACAATGACGAATAAACAGAGAAAATTTTTTAAACATGCAAAGGCTGCTTCTGAAATGAGCAGTTTTCCAAGAGTGCATATTGGTGCAATTGTTACATGTGGCAATAAGGTTGTAGGTGTAGGCTTTAATAGCAGAAAGAGTTCACCGATTCAAAAAAAATATAATAAATATAGAAATTTTGATTGTTCTGCAACCAATACAGAGCCTCTTCATTTGACACATGCAGAAGTGGCCGCACTTGGGCAGTTGAAATATATGGACATTGATATTAGCAAATGTGAAGTATGGACATATAGAGAGAATCTAAATCATGAGCTTTCTCCATCTCGTCCATGTGCTGCATGCATGAATTATCTCAAAGACCTTGGTATTAAAAAAATACATTATACAACTGATGGCGGATACGCCGACGAAGAAATTATGATTAAGGAGAGTTAAAAGTGGATAAGAAAAATTGGTTTGAAGTTAGTGAGGATCTGTGCAAGAAGTGTTTTATCAAGATTGCCAAGCCGAGCAAGAAAGAGATTAAGCATATTGTACTAACAGACTATAACGCGACATGTGATAATTGTGGTCGCAAGGGGCCAATTGTTGATTATATTAATGATGAAGATTATTAACTTGGAGGAAATAAAATAATGACAAATGATCAGAAAGAATTGGTTCAGCCGATTTTAAATACGATTACGAGCTCAGATATTAAAGAATTTGCAATGGTGCTGCTTGAAGATATGCCTGATTACATATGGCACGTGGGTGCTTCAAGCACTGGGAAGTATCATCCTTCTTATAGTCTTGGAGAAGGTGGACTTATGCGTCATCAAATGGCAGTTGTAAGATTTTTAAATTTCTTTTTTGAACTTGAGCAATACAACAGCAAGCTTACTACGAGACAGATGGATTTAATGCGTGTAGCGGGATTGTTGCACGATGGTCGCAAAAGTGGTTCTCAGCAAGATTATGAAACTTCTAAATATACAAGATTTAATCATCCACTATTGATGGCAGATGAAATTAGAAAATATGATGGTAAATACCTAAATCATGATGAAATTGAATTTATCGCTGATGTAGTCTCTAAGCACATGGGGCAGTGGTCAGAGGATAGGAAAAGCAATATTGTTCTTCCGAAACCTAACGATAGATTCTCTAGGATGCTACATGTTGCCGATTACCTTGCAAGTCGCAAATGCCTTACAATGGATTTTGAAGGATATGTTGAACCAAAAAGTACAACAATTAACCCAGAAGAATATGTGTTGCCATTTGGTAAATATAGTGGGCAGAAGCTTATAGACATCTATAAAGCACATCCTGATTATTGTGATTGGATGGAAAATAATATTCATAAGCGTGATGTTCTAGCTGTTCTAAAGATGGTAAAGGAGAAATGTAAAAATGAAGATTGAGATCCTTGCCGGTGGCAATATTGAAAAAGCATTTAAAGAACTTGATGTAGATTTTACTACAACATATTCTGGCGACCAATATAAAGTATGTGAGATTGACAAAAAAGACATGAAGCGCATGGAAGATTATGAAGGAGAATGGCCTGATAATTGGGGTTGGTGGAGATTTACTAAAGGATCAAACATGGGAACTCCTTATAATTTTATTAAGATTAATGGTCGTGATATTATTTGCTGGGAGGGCGATGGCCATTGCAGCGATGAATATAATACTCTTCTAGACTATATGAGTGAAGCAATTGGAGTGTCACAGCCAAGAAATGTATGCGCTCTGGCAGTTGATCTTGCTCGTGCGAATGGCATGTCTATGTCAGAGCTGTTTAAAATCTATCAAAGATAACGTATTTCAGGGAAGAACAAAACAGTATATCAAAAAAATATGGCTCCTAGGCAACTGGGAGCCTTTTTGCTACTTGACAACACAAAATTATTGTGATATAGTGGTGTCACAAAGAAAGGGTGTATGCATTTGAAATATAAATTAACAGGCAATAATGATACTACAAATATTTTAAAAACAGTATTAAATAATAGAGGGATTGAAGATTATAATAAATACCTAGCTTTGTGTGACAATTGTTCCGACAATTGGGATAATTTAAATTCTATAGATGAAGCAGTAAATTGTTTTGATTGTCATTTTTATAATAAGCATAAAATGGCAATTCTGTCTGACACTGATGTTGATGGAATCACAAGTGCAACAATGATGTATCAATATATTAAAATCATGGACGCAGACTATCCAGTATCAATTATTGTGCATAAGAAGAACAAGTCGCACGGTCTAGCATCTTGGGACTTTGATATTCCAGACAATACAAAGTTATTGATTATTCCAGATGCAGGTAGTAATGATGTGGATGAATGTAACAAGTTAATAAACGATGGTATTGAAGTAATTGTTCTTGATCACCATCAAGTGTCCACAGACAAGTTAAATCCTGCTATTGTAGTAAACAACCAAGCATCTAATAGGTATCCAAATAAGGAAGCATGTGGCGCTCATGTTACATATAATTTCCTGCAAGCATTAGATGAGTGTTATTGGAATGATATTTGTGAATATCATTTTACTGACCTAGTGGCATTAGCAGATATTTCAGATGTAATGTCAATGAGATCATTTAATACTCGTGCGATGGTTAACTATGGGATAGATCATATTAACAATAAAATGTTGCAAGAGATTCTCAAGGCGCAGGAGTTTTCTACAAAAGGTATCGTATCTCCATTTACAATTGCATTCTACGTTACTCCTTTGATTAATGCATTTTTAAGAAGTGCAACTTATGAAGAGCGTCAAATTCTTGCAAGAGCTTTTTATGAGGACGAATCTGAATTTTTTGAATATACAAAACGCGGTGATGATTTCCCGACAGCAGAAAATATCTATCAGCATTGTGTTAGACTTATGAAATCCTATAAGGGCAAACAAGACCGCGCTAGAGACAAAGCATATAAAACATTTATGAGTCAAAATAGCGATTTAGATGATAAAGTAGCAATTATTGATGCGACTGGAGTGCTAGATTCTGCATATACAGGACTTGTGGCGATCAAGCTCTCAGAAGCACTTAATAAGCCTGTACTCCTTGTGATAAAAGAGGATGATGGATTCGCTGGTAGCGGTAGATCATTTGATTATTGCCCAATTGAAGACTTTAGAGCGATGACAGAATCATGTCCTACAACAGTATTTGCACAAGGGCACCCTAGTGCCTATGGCGTTAAATTAAAGGATATTAATAAGGCACGAGAATGGTTTAACGAAAATCTTAAAGACGTATCTTTTGAAAAAGTATATACAGTAGATTTCATTGTTGATGCAGAAGATGTATCAATTGCGTGGTGTCAAGAACTTGATAAATACAAATCAACTTTTGCGCATGGAGTAGATGAGCCATTGTGGTTGATTAAAGACTTATATATATCTAATGACAATGCTAAAATTGTCGGCAAGAACGATGACACAATTCAAATTTATGATGAGAGTACTAATATCAAATACGTTATGTTTAGATGTGATGAATCCAATGAAGTATTTGATTGGATGAACAATAACTTCGCAGGAGAAGAAACATATATTGATGTAATTGGGACATTGGGAGTTAACGTATATAATGGGCAAGTTTCTCCACAAGTATTAATTAAAGAATGTGAAATTAGAAAGGATTAATCGTAATGGGATGGATTAGTACAAAAGATAAACTTCCTCCAGACATGGTAGATGTTCTTGGCTATACAGATGCGGATAAATTCAAAGTCGTATCAATTAAGAATGGAGTTTGGAACACTTATATGAATGTGCTTTATTGGATGGAGCTTCCTGATAAGCCAGCTATGAAGTCAGAAGAGCCAACAAAAAGACGTGGTAGAAAGAAGGATACAGATAGAACATGACAAAAGTTGAGCAATATAAATGTGATTATTGTGGAGAAGTTTTCAATGATTATGACAAGTGTATTGCACATGAATATGAACATCAAAATGACGATGTGTCTAGAGCAAAATATTTAATCAAATATAATCTAAGAAAATATCTTTGTGATTATTGTGAGCATAGTTATTTTGTATATGGATGCGAGATTGACTGCAAGTTTAAGAAAAATTGTAATTACAAAAACAATTATGAATTATTTAAGCCAGTTAAACCATTCCACGACAAAAGTATTAAAGGCTATTAAGAAAGGACAATTAAATGAGCTATTGGGATTATGAAGAACCTATGTGGGAACCATCGGAAGCAGACGAGCTATTTAGCGAAATTAAACAAAAACTTATTGATTCTGCAAAAGCTTCTTTGAAGAGTGACATGGAATCACTTAAAATCCGTAACGAATATCTTGAAAAGCGCAATAAAGAACTTGAGGACAAAGCACGAGAAGTATCAAGCAAAGAAAGTGATTTGGAATATAAATCACGAAATCTTCGCAGAGAAGTAGAGAGAGAATTCTATAAGACTGCCATTGATGATTTATTTAAGGACGCGCTTGAAAAGTCTCAGCTCTGGTTTGCAGATAATACACCCCACGAGAGACCTAAGTGCGATAAATGTAATGATAACAGAGAATGGGTATTAACTTGGCCTAATGGAGAAACTTCAAAGAAAAAATGTACTTGCGCTCAACCAGAATATTGGTACGAGCCGCGAGAAACATGGATTGATACGTTGAGATATAGAGTCAAGGATGATAATTACCCATCTGAAAGATATTATCGTCTCGATAAAAGTTATCAATACACTGGCAACAGCAGATGGAACGATTATTCATATGAAGACTTTGGAATCCAGTTTGTATATGATAAGTTCTGTGATGATGTTATTGAGAAGAAAGAGCAACTCAGATATGGTAAATATATTGGATTTAAATCAAAAGAAGAATGTCAGAAGTACTGTGATTGGTTGAACGAAAGGAGAACAAACAATGAATAATAATGTAATTATTGATAGCAACATTACTCCAACCGACGTAAAGATTTATGTTGAAAATGGGATCCCGTATCTAGACTATACTGGCACATGTTATATGACCAATGGGGACAAGTATAAAGTTCATATTCCTAAGATCGGATTGACTCTTACAAACATTGCATCGGAAAGCGACGTATATTATGACTATCTGGGACATACGAGGAAAATCCTACCGTCGTTTCAAATTTACGCATCCGGTGACGATTATTTCAGCTTTGAAGTAATTGAGCGAGAAGTATCAAAGAAGCAGCTTGAGAAAGAGCTTGGCTATAAGCTTAATATTAAGGAGTAATTTATGAAAATTTGTCTACTTACAATACGTCCAAGATGCGATACAGAAAATGAATGGATTAAATATAATCCTGTATTGAAAAACAAAGAATTTGTCGTGTCTATTGATAAAGATGGGGTAAAATATAAAATTGGAGATGGAACATCTAAGTATGATGAACTGCAATTTGTGCCACTGGAAATGGCGATAACAAATGGTATTATATACTGCGCTGGTGGCCTATATAGCCATGTAAAGATTGAACTAATAAATCCAAAAAAAATTGAGGAGGCAAATAATGATCTCTAAGGAAGCTTTTATTAATACTATGGAGCATCTTGAAAGTTTGGACACGAAAATGGCAAGAGTTGATAGTGCTCTGAAAGGTCTTTGCGAAGATTTTTGTGGATTTTATATTACAGACATCTTCGATATTGTTATTGATTTGCTCGAAGAAGTGTTCCATGACCAAGAAGAATGGATTGGCTACTTTGTATTTGAAGAGGATTGGTTGCATGGATTTAAAATTGGAGATGTAATTGTTAACAATGTGCCGGTTATTATTGATGATTGGGGAGACGTTTATGATTTCTTGATTGTTAATATGGAGGAAGAAAATGAAAAAGCACTTTAAAACAGTTATTTGCCTTGTTGCTTTGACGATCTCTCTGCTATGTCTAGCAGGATGTGCCGCAACTGGTTCTAAGGATTATATAAAGAATACCAATGGTCGTTTGAGACCAACAGCTATGCAAGACCTATATTATGATACGAATACAAAAATCGTATATATACTTTTTAATGAATGCGCTGGATATTCTGGATACGGTTATATGTCTCCTTATTATGCGCCGAATGGAATGCCTTATACTTATGATGCGTCAACTAATACTTTGAAAGAAATTGAAAGGAATTAACTTATGGACAAGACTACACTTGGTGATAGAATGAAAAAATATATTTAATAAATTTATGAGCAAGAAAATAGTAATACCTTATGAGACAATATATAATTTATATATTGTACAAAATTTATCTAAGGAAAAAGTAGCTGGAATTTTAGGTTGTAGCGTAGATGTAATTGATAGACAATTAAAAGAGTATCAAATTAAATCACGTACTCCAAAAGATTGGTTGGTAAAACCTAAAATAAATTTGTCAAAAGAACAAACAGATATATTGTACGGCGCATTGCTTGGGGATGGATGTTTATCTAAGAAACAAAATGGACTGAATGCACAATTCTCGTACCTGTCTAGTTCATATGAACATACACAATTTGTTTATCAATTTTTTAATGATTTTTCATCTTTAGGTGTTGTGCAAGGTTCTTATTATGATAAACGAACAAATAAAACATATACTCGTTATTATTTTAAAACAATACATAACGTCACATTTGAAGAAGAAAGAATGAAATGGTACAAAAACAATAAAAAAGTTGTACCAAATGATCTACAGCTTAATTCAACGATATGCTTAGTATGGTATATTGGAGACGGATCTTTATGCACGTCAAAATATAGCCAATACATTCAATTGTCTACAGATTGTTTTCCTTATGAGGATGTTTTATATTTATGTTCTCAACTATCAGAGTTTGAAGCAAAACCTATGAAACAAAAAGAAAATGTATATAGAATTTATATACCACATCATCAAATTAAAAATTTTTTACAATATATTGGAGACTGCCCATTTAAAGACTATCAGCACAAATGGAATTTAAAAGAATATAAAAATTTTTCTATCTTAAATCAGCCAGAGTTAATTGAACAAATTTTAAATATGTTTCATAAAGGATATAGTGCTGGAACAATAGCAAAAACATTAAAAATGGATAGAAGTACAGTTGTTAAATATTTGATAAAAAATGGATTAAACCCAAAAAATAATTTATATAGAAAGAAGGTGGTTATTGATGAGTAATAATAGAGATTCTCTTGGTGATAGAATGAAGAATAATTATGAAAATCGTTCAAGATATTATTTAACTAGAAGAATTCCTATAATTATTCGTCTTTAGCTAGACGGGAAGAGTTTTCACACTTTTACAAGAGGTTTTAAGAAACCGTTTGATGATATCCTAGTAAAAACCATGCAGGAAACTATGAAGTATCTCTGTGAGAACATTCAAGGCTGTGTTCTTGGTTATACACAGAGTGACGAGATTTCTCTTATATTAGTAGATTATGCAGAGCTCACCACAGATGCTTGGTTTGGGAACAATCTACAGAAAATGTGTAGTGTATCTGCAAGTATGGCTACTCTTGCGTTTAATAAAGCTTTTACTCGTAATATTTCAAAACAATCTAAACGACTTTATACAGAATACCTTGAGGAAAAAGATGCTTCTTATATTGAAACTCTTGAAATTGCAATGAATAAAGGTGCAATGTTTGATTCTCGTGTGTTTACGATCCCAAAGGAAGAGGTTTGTAATTATATGCTATGGCGACAGCAGGACGCTACTCGCAACTCCATCCTGTCTGTAGGTCAGGCAAACTTCAACCAAAAGGAACTTCATGGTCAGTCTTGCAACAGCATTCAGGATATGCTTATGACCCAGAAAGGTATCAATTGGAACGACTATGCCACAACTCTAAAGCGTGGTAGTTGCTGTATTAAAGAAGCTACAACAGTAAAAAGAGTTGACATCCTAGGTAAAGAAGTGGACATTGAAACAAGAAGTGAATGGGTTATTGATAATGAAATTCCTATCTTCTCACAGGACAGAAATTATATTGAAAGACTTATTAATGTAGGAGGTTAAAAAAATGATTAACGATCTAATTAATAGACTACAAAAATGCCCAGAATATTCATGCTCAAGATGTACTTATTATGGAACACCAGCATGTGCAATTAGTGAAGCGATTGTAGAGCTGCGCCATTATGAGCAGGCTATTTCTAAGTAACGAGGTATAAATCATGAAAATTCTAGTAGATGAGATGCCATCGCACCCAATGGACTGCCCTCATGCAGAAATTGATGGCGATATGGAATATCAATGGTGGCATTGCAATTATGGGGATTGTGGCTGTAAAATCACCAAGGACTGTCCATTCTTTATGAGCTTTGAAGATTACAAAAATAGGACTGCTAATAGAGGATTTAGAAGTACTATAGCAGTTTATGATGATGCAAAGGAGTCAATCAATGAAACTTAAAGATATTATTCTAACTAAAGAACAAATAGAATCTATGGGTTATTGCATTGAAAATAATATAATTGAATCTGTAGATGTAAATACAATTGCTCATTTTGGGAATTGTACTTGTCTTGAAATTGCATGTTCAAATGTATGGCCGATGAGTGGTTATAACAATACAAGAGATCTTGGTTGTCTAATTAAGGCGTTTATTGAGCTGTTTGGCATTTCAAATGAAGACGGATTGAGGCTAACTGACATTAAAAATATTCCTTGCCGTCTTGTCTTTAATGGGAGAAATAGTTGGGGGTCTCAATGTATTGGTTTCGGACATTTTATGAAAGATAAATTTGTATTGACTGAAGAATTTGCGAAGGTGAATGAATGAAATGAGCGATTTTAAATATTCAGTAGAAAAAATCAACAAAATGATTGATGAAAGTGGTTGTCAAAAAGCTATCATGGATGGAGTATATAGGGATTTAAAAAAACTCAAGCCCATTATTGAGAAAATCTATGATGAAGACATCTTTTATCTTGATTATTGGAGTTCTGAATGTGGTTGGCATGGTTGGGACTGGTCGAAAGATGACGGCAGTATGGCATCTATGCATAAAATCACGGGAGGTATTACTGATAAGTTTCAAGAAATATATGCCTTGATTTTAGCTGGACTCGGAGAAAGGTGTGAGAACTGATGAATGAATTAATGCGGTACAGATTCAAGACAAGAGCAGTAGATGATTATAGACCTTTGGTAGATATGAAAGATATCGGTATGCCTTGGTGGTGTACTGGCGAAGCATTTGATATGAGCTATGTAACCATTGTTTGCTATCTCCCAAAGTATGAAGAATTGGAAAAGTATTGGGATGATGCTTATGATATTGAGTTTGAGAGAATGTCAGAGATTACATATACTGATAGGTTCCCTAAACCTGAATGGCTTTAAAATGTAAACTTTATATAAAGGAGAAATAATATGGCAAAGATTCCGAAGAAGATTATAGACAACTTAAGAGAGTTTATGGACAGAGGTTGTGAGTATGCAGGAACTCAGGATGTTGTTAATGACATAACTACAGAAATATTATCTGACTTAGGAAGTAGATATCCTTATAGTGATGAAATTGGTCTTATAGATGCTGATGGAGAGTTCAATACGATTGATAACTTTGCAAATATGTTTTGGGATAGAGCAGTTATTGCTTTTTTGAATGTGCTTGCAACCGAAGAATAAAATGCGAATTTTAAGAGGTGGTATTATGGGAAAGTTAGCAAAAGAATTTGCAGATATTATTAATGAACAAGATTTTTGTTTTGAACCTTATGAAATGAAAATTGTTAAGTTGGGTATTAGGGCAATTAGTGAATGGGAAGAACAGAATAAAGGATGCTCTGGATATCTTCATTATGAAGAAACATTGATTTTCCCTCATACTATAGGCGATATTACATATTACAATAAAGAAGAATTGATTAAATGGGTCGAAAACCAGCAGAAACTTAATAAAGACCCCAATTACGGGATAGGACATTGGTGCTAAGTAGTTAATAAAGATCGAGTTTTAAGGAGAAACAAATGAAGAAAATAACTTTTGAAGAAATGTTAAATATGGAAGTGCAAGACTTGTTACATGGTTATCCGTCAGGTGGTTTGACATATTATTATAAGGATGGCGATGGCGGATATCATGAAATTGTTGAATTAGATTTGTTACGTGGTAGATTTGTGACAGATAATGGTGATTTCTCAGAGTTTGAATGGGAACTTAAAGAGAGTCATATTTACATAGAGTAGTTATAAAAATTGCATTTTAATATAAGGAGTAAAGTAATATGAATAAGAGCGCGTGGTGGGCATGGGCAATCAAAAATAGTATATGTGTAATTTGTTGGGCTGTTCTTGCTATTGTTTTCAATAAGTGGTGGATAGCTCTTTTTTCCCTACTCTTTCTTTGTTCTCTCCAGACTGAAACTGTAAAGAAACATTATAGAATCTGCGATAAATGCGGCAAGCATAGTGAATATGCAGATAGCTATAATGAAGCATTAGACAAGGCGAAGAAAGCAGGATGGGTTCATTATGTAGAGGACAATAAAGATTATTGCCCTGAATGTAAGACTAAATTAGATGAGTAAGGAGTAAATCATGGATCTTGAAAATTATTTTGTGGAAGCGGTTGAAAAGTATAACATGACCAGACCTCTGGTAATTCTTAATTGGTATCGTAACCTTTATTACAAAGAAGAAGTGCATACCGAGCACAGAATCATGGCAGAGGCCATCAATGATTTGTTTATGGAATATAAGGACGTATTTTGCAGAGATGAGGAGTAAAGCTATGACAAACAATAAAGAATTTGCAACATGTGCTTGTTGTGAAAAAACTGTTAAAAAAGGTGATATGTATTTCGAAGCAGGGTTTTTTGACAAATATGAAATTGTAGATGGTGAATATGTATATAAAGGATATGCGGTTTGTGAGGATTGCCATAATAACGGCAAGTAAAAAATAGAATTTATGGAGGTAAAGTTATGTGGAACAAAGAGCAAATTATTCAAAACATCAAGGATTGCGGCCAGTCTTTGATTGACAATGCAGAAAATATAGTGAACTGCTATAAGTATGCAACAGGATTCACTATTACTTTGTCTGTAGATGAGAGGGATGAATCTCCATATATTAGTGTAAATACAACTTTTAATCCAGAGCAATTTGTTGAAAGATTTATGAATTGAGGAATATCAATGAAAAAATTTAATAAATATGGTTTGATATACTGTAAAATTAGGAGCAAACATCCAAGTTGGAGTCCTAAGAAGATTAGATTGTGTACCATATATGCTTTACGGAGGAATAAATATGACAAAAAGTGAATACGACCAACTTTATAAATTGCTGAATAAATTACAGACAGAAGCGCCTTGTCATAATAGAGCTTGTGTCGGGCATATGAATTGTGAATATGGCGTGAATGGTTGTTATGGTGAAGAGTGTGCTATTAAAGTTGTGCAGGAAGTGGCAAACATGATGGAATGGCAAGAGCAAGAAGAAGGTTATACCTCATTAATGACGCATTAAAGGCTAAGATTAATATAGGAGTATCAAATATGAAATCAGTATGCGCAAATTGTGATTTAGGACTAAAGCGTTCAGAATGTACTGATAAAGAATACATTGAATGTGAATGCCGTAAATGGATAGTGGAAGAAATTAATCAAACTACTTTGCTAGGTTTTATGCATCTTTTAGATGAAGCTCTTGAGGTGGTTTATGAGAATAAGAATGATTTACGAAATAATAAAGCTAGAATGATTGAATTTTTGAGCAAATCAATTATAGAATAAGGAGGTTAAGTAGATAATGTAAAAAGAGCTATACAATACAAAATTATTGAAATTTCAAATGACAAATGATGAAAAGCTATATTACGTATATAAACACACTAGTCCTAGCGGAAAGGTTTATATTGGCATAACAAGCAAACATCCACCTGAACTACGCTGGGTAAATGGCAATGGGTATAAAAGGAATCATCCACATTTTTGGAATGCGATTAAAAAATATGGTTGGGATAATTTTGAACATGAAATATTGTTTGAAGGTTTAAACAGAAAAGATGCCTGCATCAAAGAGCAAGAGATGATAGAACTATATGATGCTACAAATTCAGAAAATGGATATAATCAGACGAAGGGCGGAGATGGAAAGCTTGGGTATGTTATGTCCGAAGAAACTAAACAAAAAATTAGTGCAAGTAGGATTGGAAGATTTACAGGAGAGGACAATCCAAATTATGGTAATCACAAACTTGCAGGCGAAAACAATCCGTTTTATGGCAAACGACATACAGAAGAAACTAAAAAGAAATTAAGAGAACTTGCTTCTGGTAGGGAATCTCCAATGAAAGGAAAGAACTTTTCAGAAGAATTTAAAGAGAAACTATATCAAGCAAATAAAGAACGAAGCAAACCAGTTCTACAATTTGATGTTCATGGGAATTTAATAAATGAGTATAGAAGTGTTCATAATGCATCAACTATTACAGGATACGATTATGCAAACATATCTGCTGCCTGTAATGGAAAAATACACATATATAAAAGTTGCATTTGGATGTTCAAATCAGAATATACTCCGGGGCAAATAGTAAAGCCAACCGAACGTAAGAAAAGAGTAAATAAAAAATATAAGGCAGTTGTTCAATATGATATAAATAATGTATTTATTGCAACATATACGTCTGCTAATCAAGCGGAATCTTCTACAGGCATTAAAGCAAATAATATACGAGCATGTTGTAACGGAGATCAGAAAACTTCAGGCGGCTTTATATGGAGGTATGATAATGGATCAAATTAATAAAATTAAAAAATTAATTACGTTATGCAATAAATATCGTGATGCTTATTATAACCATCAGCCATTGGTTCCAGATGATGTCTATGATAGATATTTTGATGAGTTAAGTAGACTAGAACAAGAAACTAATTGTTATTTTGCAAATTCGCCCACGCAATCTGTGGGATATAAAGTTGTTGATTCATTGCCTAAAGTGATTCACGACATTCCACTCTTAAGTCTAGATAAAACAAAATCTGTTGAGGATGTTGTAAAATTTGAAGGAGACAAAGATGTCCTTGTTATGATAAAAGGCGATGGTCTAACAACAAAATTAGTATACAAATCTGACGGAGAATATGCAGAACTTGTAGAAGCATCCACTAGAGGTAATGGTGAGGTAGGTAGTCTAGTCACTCATAATGTTAAGACATTTGTAAATGTACCTCTTAAAATTAAATATCACAAAGACCTAACTGTTGTTGGTGAAAGTGTAATTTACAAAGAAGATTTTGATAAAATTAATACAACACTTCCAGAATCAGAACAATATTCAAATTGTAGAAATCTAGCAAGCGGATCTCTTTCTCTGTTGGATAGCAGAGAGTGCGCGAAACGTCATATGAGATTTATACTTTTTGATGTTATTAAAGGCATGGATGAAATCAATTCTCTTTATAAGAGGTTTGAATTAGCTGCTAGTTTAGGTTTTGATGTAATTTATCATCAAAGAGTTGGTGGAATTGGAGCAGAAGAATTTGCGGACATTATAAAAAACATCCATGAATATGCGGATAACCATGGAATTCCATGTGATGGTGCTGTAATTCGTTATGATGATTATGCATATGGGCTTTCTCTTGGAAGAACTGGTCATCATTATAGATATGGTATTGCAAAAAAGGAAGAAGACGACCTTGTTGAAACAATATTCCGTGGAATTGAATGGAATACATCTAGAAATGGCATCGTTGTTCCGACTGGTTTGTTTGACGAAATTTCCATATTGGATTCAAATGTATCTCGTGCGACACTACATAATTTAAATTATATTGATGGACTAAAGTTAAGGATTGGTGATAGAATTTGTTGCAGCAAGCGCAATATGGTAGTCCCAGCAATTGAAGTTAATCTTGACTATAATCCAGAAAATTATAAATTGCCATTAATTGACAAATGCCCTTCATGTGGAACCGCTCTTGAAATTAAAAATACAGGAACTGCAAATGTTTTATATTGCCCTAATAACAATTGTCCAGCAAGAAATCTTGCTAAATTTGAGCACTTTGTTTCTAAACATGGTTTAGATATCAAAGGACTTAGCTCTGCGACGCTTGAACTTTTAATCTCACATGGATTTTTGCATAGCTATCGAGACATTTTTCATCTATCAGAACATAAGAATGAGATTGCCAAGCTTGAAGGTTTAGGTGAAAAATCTGTTGCTAATCTGCTAAAATCTATAGAAGAAGCAAGAAATGTGAAGCTAGAAAACTTTATTTGTGCTCTGTCAATTCCCAATATTGGCATATCTGCGGCAAAGGCTATTAGCAAGAAGTTCAATGGTGATCATTATAAATTTGTACAGGCATTATCTAATGGCTATGACTTTAGTCAAATTGATGATTTCGGTGAAATTACGAATAAATCATTGCACGATTGGTGGAACAGTAAAGATCCAATGGTAGAGCTATTACCTATGGAGATGAATTTTATCGTCGAAGAAACTTCTTCTACAGTAAATCTTAACGGTAAAAGCTTCTGCATTACAGGGAGCCTCACACATTATGTCAATAGGGATGCACTTGTTAAAGCCATTGAAGACAATGGCGGCAAATATGTATCTGGAGTGAGCAAGAAGACTGACTTTCTTATTAATAATGATACCACAAGCACCAGCGGCAAAAACAAGAAGGCTATTGAATTAAATATTCCAATTATTAGCGAGGACGATTTTCTTAAAATGCTATCAGAATAAAATTTAGGGGAGAACTTATCTCCCCATTTTTTATGCATCTAACTACTTGACAAATCAAAATTTTGTGATATTATATGTATAGTTGAACAATACAAAATTATAGTTAAGGAGTTGATGCATGATATGATTGAATATAATAATTGCTGTGTCGCATGTGGTGAAATTGTTCCTGAAGGAAGACAGGTTTGCTCACAATGTGAAAAGAAGTATGACCAAGAAGATGAGAAATGTGAAGAGCCATCTATCACAAATTGTAAGAAGGACGGCTTTGCTTATAAATTTAAACAATTTTTTATATTTTGTCTATAAATTTAAACAATATTTTATTAAGGAGTGATTTTTAATGAATACGAATGCACAGAATGCCACACTAATGATTACTACTGTAGGCGATGAATCTGAAGGCTATCATCTGACATATGTACCGCTACATATTGATAGTGACACCCTAGAATATATCCTCAACCATGGTCTAAGTAATAACATGGAAGCAGTAACTTTTGATATTGATTGTGATCAGGAAACATATTGGAATGATATGTGGAATCAGCTAAAGGGAGAGACTGACAATGCATAAACTTTACTTTTATAATAGTTATGGCAATGGTCGTGAAATTGCAGCATTTGAAGGCAATATGACAGATGAAGAAGTTTACGATGCGGCTTTTGATGAAATTAAGAAGTTCTGTGATAATCGCAATTTTACGGTTTATTATCTGAGACTGTGGAATACTAACGAAGACACCATTGTTGATGTTGGTAGCCACACTGAGTTTTTCCACATTAATCCTAAAATTGACATCACTGGATGATGTGCAACACAAAATTATAGAAAGGAGGAGTGTTTAATTGGAACTCACAAAAGGGCAACAAGATGGCCTTGAGATTGCTTGTAGACGATACAAAGAAAAGGCCCCATATACTGTTATTGCTGGATATGCTGGAACAGGAAAAACTACTTTAGTTCATTTTATTATTCAAGAACTAGGATTGCATGAAAATCAAGTTGTTTTTGTGGCATACACTGGTAAAGCCGCTCTTGTGCTTAAACAAAAGGGGAACAAGAATGCAATGACTGCACATAAGTTGCTTTATCATTCTGAAGAGTTACCAGATGGCACATATAGACACACTCCTAGAGTAAAATTAGAAAAGAAATATAGTCTTGTTGTCGTTGATGAAGCAAGCATGTTGCCACAAGAAATGATTGATTTGCTATTGTCTCATCATGTACACACTATATTCCTTGGGGATCCAATGCAATTGCCACCAATTGATAGTGAACAAACTATTTTAGATCATCCACACGTATTCCTTGATGAGATTGTGCGGCAAGCACTTGAAAATCCTATTATTAAACTGTCAATGGATATTCGAAATGGCAAGAGACTTGCATATAGCACTGATGATAAGAGATGTAGGATTATTCCTAGAGAAAAAGCATCAGATAAATTGCTGCTTGGTGCAGACCAGATTCTATGTGGCAAGAATAAAACTCGTCATGAATTAAATGACTATATGCGCAGATTAATTCTTGGAAATAATTATGGCAACGAGCCAGTTAATGGGGACAAGGTGATTTGTCTCAAGAATCATTGGAATACTGTAAATAGCGTTGGTAATGAGCTTGTTAATGGGACAATTGGAGAATTGTATAATATTTCTATAAAAGAGGTTTCTCCTTATGGTCAAGTCATTTATGCTAATTTTATTTCAGATGATGGTGGAATCTATAGAAATTTAATGATTGATTATAATTTAATAGTCAATGGGCAACCAACAATTAATTCAGAGAATTGGAAAAAGTTTTCTGGATATCCAAAACCATTTGAATTTGCTTTCAGTTATGTAGTTACTGTTCACAAATCTCAAGGATCTGAGTTTAATAGAGTTGTCGTTTTTGAAGAATGGCTTGGAGATTATGAATCTCATAAAAGATGGCTATACACTGCTGCCACAAGAGCTAGTAACCAATTAGTAATTATAAAATAAATAATATAAAATTATAGAAAGGAGTGTAGTTAAATGCAAAAAGTTATTGATATGACTGGATGGGTTATGAAAGAACATGGTGTCCCAGATAGTAGGTTGACTGTTGTTGAAAGAGCTGAAGATGGAATTACACCAAGTGGGAAACATATTACAAGATGGAAATGTAAATGTGAGTGTGGAAATGCAACAACTGTTTCACGAGATCAATTAGTTAGAAAAAATGGCACAAAAAGTTGTGGATGTTTACATAAGGAAATAGCAAGCAAACAAAATTTTAAAGATTTGACAGGACAGCGTTTTGGTAGATTAACAGTTCTTGAAAGAGTGAGTCCTCCTGAGTATTTAAAAGATAAACATAGCTCATACTGGAAGTGCCAGTGTGATTGCGGCAATCTAACAATTGTTAAAAGAAGCTCATTGATTGACAAAAGAACACGAAGTTGTGGATGTATTCACGATGAAAAATCTGGTGAGCGTCTGCGTCAGATGTTTACTAAAAATTATAGGCGATATGATGATGATGGAAATATTATAGAAAAATTTTGTCCAGAATGCCAAAAATGGTATCCTATTGAAAATTTCTCCAAAAGAAAAGCTAATTTAGATGGATATGAATGGATGTGTAATGATTGTAAACGCTATTCTCTTAAAAGTAGATATTCCGCATACAAAGGAGGAGCGAAGCATCGTGGTTTAGAGTTTCATCTGTCGATTGGAGAATTTGATGAAATTACAAAAGAACCATGTATATATTGTGGAGAATATAATGGTTCGTATCTTGGCACAAACTTTAATGGTATTGATCGAGTAGATCCCCTACAGGGATATGTAGTCTCCAATTGCGTTCCATGTTGTAGTACATGCAATTCGATGAAAACAGACATGAATGTAAATGATTGGATTGCTAAAATTAAAAAAATATTAACTTATTATAATCATAAGGAGTTAGATAAAAATGAGCAGTAGTTTACACACACACTCATATTTTTCCATATTAGATGGTTATAGTTCTCCTGAAGAAAATCTAAAACGCGCATCCGAATTAGGTCTTAAAGCTATAGCAATCACAGAACATGGAGAACTTACTTCACATCCATATTATGCTGAACTTAGAAACAAATACCCAGATATTAAACAATTATTTGGTATTGAAGCATACGAATGTGAAGATAGAGAGATTAAAGACCCAAACAATAAATATTATCATATGATTCTTATTGCTCGTAATGAAGATGGCCGTCGTGCAATAAATCGAATTTCCACTCTAGGACATCTACATGGTTTCTATTATAAACCTCGTGTAACTCGTTATGATATTGCAAAAGAAGGAGCAGACAATCTGATTGTGCTATCTGCATGCTTAGCAAGTAGACTATCTCGTACAGAAGATTACAATACATGTCTAGAAATGGTAAGAGAATACAAGGAATTATTCCCTTATTATTTTCTTGAGATTCAGGCACACGATAATGTAGACCAAGAAACATATAACAAGAAAATTATGCGTCTATCTCACGATACTAATACACCTGTAGTTGTAACGAATGATGTTCATGCGGCAACTAAAGAAGATTTATACTATCAGGATTATTTTCTACGTATTGCTCAAGATAAAGAAACTGCGGCAGAGATTTATAATGGATGTTATTTTATGTCAGATGAAGAAATTCACGAAGTGCTCGACAAACAAATTGGTTATGACGCTGTATGTGAATGCTTAAAGAACACAGATTTTGTAGCTGACTTGTGCGAAGATGTAGATATGCCTTGGCATGAACCAGAACTTCCTAAAATTGATATCCCTGATAAATATAGCAGCTCCGCAGAATATCTTCGTGAATTAACATGGGACGGGTATTGTAAAAGAGGAATGGACAAATGGCCGAAAGAAAAACAAGATACTTATAAAACGAGAATTGAAGAAGAACTTGATGTTATTGAGAAGAAAGACTTCTGCGATTACTTCCTAATTTTGGTTGATTATATTAATTGGTGCAGGCAAAATGGCGTAATTGTAGGCCCCGGAAGAGGTTCTGCATGTGGATCGGAAGTTTGTTACTTGCTTGGAATTACAAACTTAGATTCTATTAAATATGATCTTGATTTTGGACGTTTTCTTACAATTGAAAGAAAAGATCTTCCTGACGTTGACGTTGATGTTAGTGATAGAGCTAAAGTTGTTGATTATCTAACAAATAAATATGGAGAAGACCGTGTAGTTCAAGTAATGAATATTGTGTACACTTCTCCAATTACTAGTATTCGAGATATAGGAAAGCTTCTAGGATTATCGTACAAAGAAACAGAAAAAATTTCAAAAGGATTTATACAAGATACTTGGGAAGACTGCTTGAGGAACAATAAAGAAGTTGCTGATAATCAAAAATACAAAGACCTTTTAGATATCGCAGGGCACATTACTAACAGACCTCGTGGTTATGGTATTCATGCTGGAGGTGTGATTGTTTGCCGTCATTCTTATGATAATTATATTGGTATTCGAAGAGGTCAAAATAATGAACATGTAATTTCCGTAGATAAAGTCATGGATGAAAAGATATCATTGGTTAAATTTGATATTCTTGGAGTTGCGTCGCTTGTAGCAATTAATGAAGCAATGCAAGAAGATAATATTGACCCTTGGGAGGTTGATATTAATAATCCACTATTTGAACATGACGAAACAATTTTCGATTTAATTTGTAGCGGAAAAACTGATAACTTATTTCAGATAGAAAGTGCAGGAATGAAAGATTTAATTGCTAAGCTTCAGCCAAGATCTTTGGAAATGTTGACTGCATGTGTAGCATTGTATCGTCCAGATGCAATGCCAGCAATAGATGGATATATTGATTGTAAGAATCACCCAGAACATATAAAATATCTTCACCCAGAAATGGAATCTATTTTTGATAGCACGTTTGGTCAAAATATCTATCAAGAACAAAGTATGAGGCTTACCAAAGTATTTGGTGGTCGTAGCGATGCTGGTGCAGATAGAATGAGAAAATGTCTTGCAAAGAAGCAACCAGAAAAGGTCAAAGAAGAAGTCGATTTACTACATCAAGAGATTTTAAATAACGGATATTCTGAAGAAATCGCAGATAAAATATGTGAAGAACTGTCAACCAAAGGTGGCTACGGATTCAATAAAAGTCATGCCTGCGCCTATGCTGTGATTTGTATGCAAACTGCATATCTGAAAGCGCATCATGAGACTGCATTTTTTAAGGCAGTATTAAATCTAAATAAAGACAAAGCTGGAAAAGTTAATAAAATTATTCTTGATGCGAAACAGTTTGGGGTAGAAATTATACCACCAAATATCAATAATTCTGAAATGAATTTTTCTATTACAGACGGTAAAATCCTATTTGGCTTATCTGCAATCGTTGGAATAGGAGAAACTTTAGCAGTAAATATCATTAATGAGCGTAATATTAATGGCAAATTTAAAAACTTCAACGATTTTAAGGAACGGGTAAATCCAACCAAAGCCCAAATTATTTCTCTTATTAAATCAGGAGCAATTCCTACTAAAAATAAAAAGAAGTTCCTTATAAATTATCTAAAGTCTCAATATGACCAAAAGGAATATAAGCCTGTATCTTCTCTACCAACAAAAATGAAGCTTCTTATGGAGTGGGATATTGATACAACGCAATATATGATAGGTAAAAAGGTTGATAAGCCTGCTGTTTTGGCGCTATACAATTCTAAGCGAGAAGAACAATTTAATATCGAGCAACAGCAAAAATATCAAAAATATATTGATGAAAATACAGAGAAGTATTTAAGGGATGAAGCTTTTTGGGAATTTGAAACTTTACAAATATTCTTAACTGATGAAAATCCATTTACGGAAGCATATGCATTGCTTGATGATTTTGAGAGTATAGATATTGGAGATAAATGCGTTATAGTCGGAGTTATTTCCAAAATTCAGAAGAAAAAAACTAAGAAGGGCCAACAGTTTGCTTTTGCCAACTTGTATTCTGGAAATGGTTTGATTGAGCTTACAATTTGGCCAGATGCATTACAAAAGTTTCAAGATCTGATTGTAAAAGGGCAGCAAGTAGCTGTACTTGGAAAGAAAGAAGCAGATGATAAAGTTATTTTGGAGAAAGTAAAACCATATACAGTATGGCTAGAAAAAATTAAACGAACAAAATCAGTCTATTGACAATACTAAATTATTGTGGTATAATTGGCACGTAATTAAAAGAAAGGAAGTGCGCATATGGACGAGAACAACAATTACGAACGGACTAATAACATGGAAGAGCAGAGCCCTCCAGCGGCAGAAATGACAGACGATGCTCTTAAAGAGGCAATTAAAACGCAGCTAGAGAAGGTGCGAATGGCGGGTTTGCTCAATGGCTCGAAAGCAATCTGTGGCGTTGTACTTCAATACATTACAGAGTTCCAGAAGCAGCCGGGAAAGAAGTCAGCAAATGATTACAAGAGATTGATTAAAAAGATTAGCAATTTCTGTGCGGTCAGCCTTAACAAGACTGTAGATGATAACGGTAATATCGTTGATGTAAAAAAGGAAGAAGAATAAGCAATACAAAATTATAGGAGGAAACTATGCATAAGTTTACTGTGGCTCTAGACTGTGATGAGGTGTTGAATAACCTCATCGAGAAAACACTTGAGCTTTATAACGCGCGACATAGCACTCAATTAGCATTGGATTCTTTTACTGAATATGATTTCTATAAATGCCTTCCATTTGAAGATGCAGAAGGCTTAACTGCTATGTTCCTAGAAAAAGAGCTGTGGGACTCTCTGTCTCCTGCTCCAGACTCGCAATGGGGAGTAAAAAAACTTATTGATAGTGGGTATGATGTTTATGTAGCAACAGCAACGCATCATACTAATTTTAACTGGAAGATTGACTGGTTTATGAAAAACTTTCCGTTTATTGACGAGAAGCGTATCATTTGTATTCATAACAAGTCATTACTACATGTTGATGTCCTTGTAGATGATTGCGCAGAAAATCTAATCTCTACAAATCCTCTGGTTGATCGAGTGCTATTAGATAGACCTTGGAATCAGGGCATCCACGATGATGCTTATGGGATTTATAGAGTTCACAATTGGGAAGAGATTGTTGAACAGGTTGATGCCATTTATAAGGACAATCAATATAATGCATAATTTATTTTATATTTGAAAGGAGTTATGTTTATGATAACACTTTATAGTACTCATTGTCCAAGATGCTGTATTATTGAGAAGAAGCTTAAGAGCAAGGGCATTGAATTTGAGCTATTCGACGATGAGGATGCAATGCTTGCAAAGGGGTTTAAAGAAGTTCCTAAGCTAGAAGTTGATGGAGTCCTGATGGATTTCAAAGAAGCAAACGAATGGGTAAATGAGGTGGTGAATTAATGGATATAACGCTTAAATTAACTAAGGACTTTGAACGCTGTCTTGAAGATTTAAAAAAGAAGTATGGAGAAGACTTCGAATATATTAACGGAGTACATCCATCTCAGCTTGATTTTAGTGAGTTCCTTGAAAAGTTTGTAGCAAATGATACAATGGCAGATACAACAATTGATCCAAACGCCAATGCAAGTCATAAAGACATTCGCTCATTTATGACTGAAAAGGGCAAGTCTGAAGACAAGTTGTTTGCACTTAATAAAATCTTTCTTGAGATCAAAAAGAAATGGGGATTAAGAACTGCAAAGCAGTGGCTCGAACAGGAATTTAGCAAGGGGCTTTATCTTAATGACAGTTCTACGGCCAGTTATTTCCCATATTGTTGGGCAAATGATTTTACAAGACTAGCAACTGAAGGACTATTTTTCTTAAATAAATATAATGCACAGCCGCCAAAGCATCTCACTACATACTTTGACGATGTAATTGAATTTGTTTCATTTTTGTCTAATCGACAAAGTGGAGCTGTTGGAATGCCAAATGTACTTATTTGGGCATATTATTTCTGGAAGAACGATGTGAAAAATGGTTATTATCTCAAAGATCCTGACACATATCTAAGACAAAACTTCCAAAAATTTATTTATCGTCTTAATCAGCCATTCCTTAGAATAGATCAATGTGCATTTACAAATGTGTCAATTTTCGATAGACCATATTTGGAATCGCTATTTGGTGGTGTGGAGTTTCCAGATGGATCATTTGCAATTGATGAAATTGAAGAACTTATTAAATGCCAGCAAGTATTTATGGAAGTTGTATCTGAGACAAGGGAGCATAATATGTTCACATTTCCAGTATTAACTTACTCCCTCCTATATAAAGATAACAAATTCCAAGACGAGTCATTTGCACGTTGGTGCTCAAATCATAATATGAAATGGAGCGATAGCAATTTCTTTGTATCTGATAATGTTGGCGTGTTGTCTAATTGTTGCCGCCTTCTGTCCAACACTAAAAAGCTTGACGCATTTATCAACAGCATCGGTGGTACTGCTCTTTCTGTTGGTAGCTGCCGTGTTTCCACTATTAATCTTGTGCGTATTGCTTACGAAAGCAAGCTAAACAAGAAAAAGTATATTGATATTCTAAAAGATCGAGTATTGCTTGACTGTAAAGCGCTATATTCAATGAGACATATTCTTAAACGCAATATTGAGAAGGGGCTTCTTCCAAATTATCAAGAAGGAGCAGTAGAACTCGATAAGCAGTTTTGTACTATTGGCGGTATTGGCATGTATGAAGTCATGGATATGTTTAACCTAATTCATACTGATGAATTTGGTTACAAGTCTTATAGTGATGAAGCAGTTGAATTTGCTACACAAATCCTTGACACTATTAACGAAGTAAAAGACAATTTTGATTGTGATTTTAGTTTTAATGTTGAAATGATTCCTGCAGAAAATTGTGCAGGTGTTATTTGTCAGGCAGACAATCTCTTATATGAGCAGGATAAATATTTTATTTATTCCAATCAATGGATTCCTCTTACTGAAAAATGCACGATTCAAGAAAAGTGTAGACTTGGTAGCCTATTTGATGCCAAGTGTGGCGGAGGATGCATTGCTCATATTGATATTGAAAATCGTTTTGCTAATGAAGACGAGGCATGGGACATGCTAAATTATGTCGCGGAGCATGGCGTTATTTACTTTGCTTTTACGACAAAGATTTCTGTTTGTGAAGATAGACATGCTTTTATTGGATCTAAAAATTGCCCAACATGTGGTAAGCCTGTGGCAGATCAATTTGCGAGAGTAGTCGGATTTTATACCCCAGTATCATCATATCAAAAGATTAGAAAAAAGGAATTTAATCATAGACGCTGGTACGATGTATTAAATAAGGATGGTATTATGTAATGAAACTTAAAGGAGTAGTTATGGAGGACTTTGTTAATTATAAAAAGCCCTCCCTATTCCTAATAACTTCAAAATGTGATTGGAAATGTTGCAAAGAATTAGGAATAGATATATCAATATGCCAAAATGAGCCTATGGCGAAACAAGAAACAAAAGATGTCAGCGCAGGATCAATATATAATGCATATATCAATAATGACATTACTAAAGCCATTATTTTTGGCGGACTTGAGCCAATGTTGCAATTTAAAGAGATGTTTGATGTTATTAAATATTTTAGAGATCAAGGATGCAATGACATGTTTGTTATTTATACAGGATACTATCCATACGAAATCACAGAAGAATTAAATAAGTTATCTCAAAATTTTAATAACATTATTATTAAATTTGGAAGATATATGCCAAATCATAAAAATAGATATGACGATGTACTCGGCATTACACTAGTAAGTGACAATCAATACGCGAGGAGGATATCCTAATGAAAATCAAACTTAACCCGGATAAAGAGATAGTTGCAATTGCCAGACAGCAATTAAAAGAAACTGGCGGGTATTGCCCTTGCGTGTTGGAGCCGTTTAGAGATGCAAGCACTAAGTGTCAATGTGAAGAGTTCCGCCATCAAGTTGAGCAAGGAATTGAAGGAGAATGCCATTGTGGTCTCTTTATCGCAACAAAAGATTAACAATACAAAATTATAATAAAGGAGTAATGAATAATGAGTGACATTACAAGAGAGAAGACAATTGAAGAACTAGAAGAGGAACTTAAGGCGGCATCTGAAGAGTACAAGAGACTTAGCTCTCTAGTTAAGCAGAAGAAGGACGCTGAAGAGGAAGAGAGAAACAAGAAGATCGAGGCTGTAAAGAAGAATCGTGCAGCAACTATTGAAAAAATGCTAACAGATGTAGATAATGAGATCAAGAAATATCTTGAGGATTATGGTACTTTCCGCATCAATAAGAGTTTCTATTATCTAAATTATATCTTTAATGGAAAGAGTCCAATTTGGTTTTGGTAATGGAGGGCTTGCTTATGAATGCACATATTAAGTTTGCAAAGACAAGACCTGACGCAAAGATTCCTAGTAAGCGACAGGGGGATGGATGCTATGATCTTTATGTTTGTTTCGATGAAGAATTTGTTATGATTCCACCTCATACAGTAAAGTTAGTTCCAACAGGAATCTGTAGTACTTTTGATAGCAATTACCGTATTGGGTTTAGAGAACGAGGAAGCAACACAAAATCTGCGATGTTTGTGATGGCTGGGCAAATTGACTCTAATTTTACTGGGCCTTGGTTTGTTGCTCTTTACAATGGCAATGACATTCCTATTGAAATTACCAAGAATGTTTCAGAAGTTATAAAGGAAGAAGATTCCATTCGTGTTCCATACTGCAAGGCTGTTGCACAATTCGCTGTAGAAGAAGTCCCTCAAGTAGAGATCGAGGAAGTAGATGTAGACTATATTGCAAATCTCAAGACTGAGCGCGGCGCAGGGATGCTTGGGAGTAGTAATAAGTGAACATTGGACAAATAATGACCGAGAAGATAAGGAGAGGTAATATGAAGAAAAAGATTAGAGTATATCTGGCCTCACAAATTTTTGCAGAATGCTGGAGAGATTACAATGAAAAAGTGGCACAAAGAATTGAACAAGAATTTCCTGAAATTGAGCTATACGTAAGTCAGCGTAACACCAGCATTAACGATAAGACAAAATGTGCGAAGGCTGAAGATATCGCCTATGGAGATTTTACACAAAATCTTGACCATGACGATATTGTTGTAGCAATCGTAGATGGAGACACTCCGGGCATTGGAACAGTTTGTGAATGTGCATATTTTGCGAGAATGTGTCAAGAAGAAATTGAAAGGACTGGGGCTACAAATAAAAAAATTATTTCACTTTATACTGATACAAGAGAATGTTCTCGTACAGTGATGGATGCAAAAGTAGAAGCACTTCATGAATTCGCAGAGTCACAGTTTAGTTATTTAAACCTTTTGCTTGTAGGTATGCTTAAAAGGTATGGAGTTATGTGCTCAAATGTTGACGAAGTTATTGAGCAGTTACGAATTGCATTGAATGCCTATGGGGAAGGTTAAAGATGAAACAGGGAAGCGATACGGTAAATTAACTGTTATAAAACGTGATAAAGACGCAGAACATCTGCATCCATCTGGAGGCTATGTATTTTGGGAATGTTTATGCGATTGTGGAAATACCATATCTGTTAGTGGTCACAATTTAAGATGTGGAGACACTAAATCCTGTGGGTGCATAAGAGCAACAGATATGACAGGACAAAAATTCGGGAAATTAACGGCCATTAAAAGAATAGAAAACAATGGTTCTAAAGTACAATATTTGTGGCAATGTGATTGTGGCAATAAAAAAATTCTTCCTGTGTCAGATGTTGTATCTGGGAATACCAAATCTTGTGGGTGTTTAAAGCAAGAAACTACTGCGAATATTAACTTTATTGACATAACAGGAAAAACATTTAATGAATTAACCGTATTAGAAAAAACAGACAAAAGAGCGAGTAATAAACATATTTTATGGAAATGCCAATGCAGCTGTGGAAATATCGTGGAGATAGACACGAGCAGTTTAATTAGCGGCCACAGTAAATCATGTGGACACACTAAAATCCGTGACATTACCGGGGAAAGATTTGGTAAATTAATTGCACAATACCCAACAGGGGAAAAAACCAAACAAGGCTCTTTCATATGGCATTGTGTTTGTGATTGTGGTAATGAATGTGATATTAGTGTTGCTAACCTAGTTGGTGGTGGCCATACTCGCTCTTGTGGTTGCATTGCATCATTAGGAGAACAAAAAATAGAAGAAATACTAAAAAGCAATAATATAAATTATCTGCATGATAAAAGGTATTTTAAGGATTTATTATCTCCAAAAGGATATGTTTTAAGATATGATTTTATATTAATCTCCAATAATATCCCGTTCAGAATAATAGAATTTGATGGAATACAACATTATCGTGATGATTCGTCTAAAAAATTATCAGAACGCCAAACCTACGATCAAATTAAGAATCAATATGCGTTTAATCATAACATCCCAATTGTACGTATCCCGTATTGGGAAATTGATAATATTACTATAGATACAATATTAAAAGATAAATATTTACTAACAAGGAGTGTTTAAACATTGAATAATATGATTTATCAAATTCAAGACAAGCCACCATTTGTTAAACTTATTGGATTTGCGGTTCAACTTCTTTTGTCAATTTGGGTGGCCACAGTATTGATCGCTCAAATATGTGGAGTTGCCACATCTGGCGCTCTTATAGGCGCAGCACTTTCAACTCTTATCTATATTCTTGTAACTAAAGGCCAATCTCCTATGTTCCTGAGCAACAGCGGAGCCTTCGTCGCACCAGTATTATTTGCACTTGGTGTAGGTGGTTATACGGGTATAGCAATTGGAGGTTTAACGGCATGCGTTGTATATTGTATTTTGGGATTCATCTTCACTAAGATCCCATACCAGTCAATTTACAAGGTGTTCCCTCCAGCTCTTATTGGCGCTGTCACAGCAGTAATCGGAGTGAATCTAATGGGTTTCATTTCTGGCTACATCGGAGAAACTGGGCAATTGGGAATTGTCGTGGCACTGATTACAACATTTTCTATTGCACTTATTTCTCATTATGCTAAAGGCATTGCTAGAATACTACCATTTTTGCTTGGTATATTAATTGGATATGCAATCGCAGTACTCCTTACAGTTACAGGAGTGTGTGCTCTTGTAGACTTTTCTGTATTCAATAATCTTAAATTTGTACAAATGCCAGATTTTGCTTTTACTCATTGGGGAGCAATTGAATGGAGCACTATTATCCCTATAGTTGTTATGTTTGTAGCATATACTGTATCTGCTTGCATGGAAGCTCTTAGCGATCATGCTGCACTAGGCGGCATCATCGGAGTAGACCTTTATTCGAAGCCCGGACTTGGTAGAATCTTCTTTGGTGAAGGATTAGGCAATTTAATTAGTGCATGCTTTGGTGGTCTTGGCTCATGTAGTTACGGAGAGAGCGTAGCGACGATTGGATTCAGTCGTGTAGCATCTGTATGGGTGACAGCAACAGCAGCAGTTCTTCTTGGACTACTTGGTTTTATTGCTCCAGTTCAAGCATTTATATCTTCAATTCCAAGCTGTGTATTTGCAGGAGCGGCTATTATTCTTTATGGTTTTATCGCATGCTCTGGTGTTAAGATGTTACAGAAAGTAGATCTTAACGTGCAAAAAAATCTGATTATAGTATCTGCAGTTTTGTCTCTTGGCATCAGTGGACTAGTTGTTGGTGGTCAAGTAATTTCATTCTCTGCAACTGCACTAGCTTTGATTGTCGGTGTAATTCTTAATCTAATCCTGCGTGACAAGGAGTGATAAATATGCACACAATTTTCCTAATTGTTGGTAAGAGTGGGTCTGGAAAAGACTCACTCGTTAACCAACTATGCAAAGAACATGGATATAGACAGCTTAAATCATATGCAACACGTCCTCGTAGAGATGGCGAGGGAGATACGCATACGTTTATTACACCAGACGAAGTGGCTCAGTATAAAGATCAAATGGTTGCTTATACGTGTATATCCGGTTATGAATATTTCTCAACAAAGCAGCAATTGCTAGATTCAGACTTTTATGTGATCGACTATCGAGGGATTGAATATATGCACAGTCTTTCACTTGACCTTTCTGATGTTCGATTTGTGACAATATACATTCATGTACCAGATGAAGTTCGTGAAGAACGAGCCATTAATGGACGAAAAGATAATGCACTAACATTCTATAAGCGTTGTTTTAATGAGAATGAACAGTTCACAGAGATGATAATGCGAGACGATTTTGATTACGCAATTTCAAATGTTAATTTTAATAAAGCATATAAAGTTCTTAAAACAATTGTAGAGGAGGAGCTAAAAAATGATTAAGCGCAATATTGTAGAAACTATTTATGAATATGACAAAGACGGCAAGTTGACAAGAAAGTCAGTCACAGAAACTCATGAGACAGATGACGAAACGAGATATCCTCTTACAGATTCTGTGCTCACAACTTTATACAACAATTGCACCACAACTACTTCGTGTGAGTGTCAAGATAAGTGCGGCTCTTGTAATGATGATTTCTGATCGTAAAGTGCATATAAATGTACAAAATTAAATAACAACATGTCGGTAGTGTAATCTTACATTACCGGCATATTTATTTATCAAAATTCAATTATATACTATGAAATATAGCAGGAGAATGATAATATGAATTATATAACAGTGAAACAACTATATGAAAAACTAAATGCACAACATCCGGGGTTAATTGGTATTAATGCTGTTTATGAACTTGTTAAACGTAAAGATTTCCCATCAGTAAGAATTGGTAATAAATTTTTGATCATTGAAGATAAAGTTGATGCATGGTTTGAGAAAAAATCTTTAGCCTATAAAAGATAAATATTGCAATGCATTGCATGTTGTGGTACAATAGAATTGTGGTAAATGATGTGGTCAAATACAAAATTACAATGGAGGAAACACTGATGGTTACTAGGAAAGAGCTTCTTGATAATATAATAACTTGGGACATAATAATCCCTTTTTAAGCTTTTTTATAGAAGCCCCCTAAATCATTGGTATAAGCCGTTTCACAGCATTTTTCTCTTCATGAATAATCACTTATTTTTATGCGTTTTCACTACTAATTATGGCATAATTGTGGTATTTTTGTGGTACGAATTTTATAGTTGACCATATCATTAACCAACGATTATAATATAAATACAAAATAATTTTGTATTGTTGGAGGGATGTTTATGGCAAAGAAAAGAATGAATGGGGAAGGTTCTTGGACACAACGTGATAATGGCACTTGGAAATTATCTGTATCATATAAAGGCATTGGAAGAAAATATTTTTATGGGGACAAACAAACTTGTTTACAGAAAAAATTAGAATTTGAATCATTGTTGAGTAAAGGTATAGTAGGAGAAAAAGATATTCTTTTTAAAGATTTCGTAGAATCATGGCTTAAGACTGTGAAAAAACCAACAGTTAAACAACACACTTATAACAACTTAGAATTTGTAGTAAAACAGTATATGATTAAACCATTAGGAAATTTAGAATTAAAACAAATAGATGGGCATTTAATCCAAACATTTATTATAAATAAACTCAAAGAAGAGGGATATTCATATCAAACAGTTAAGCATGTTTATGCACAACTTGGTTCAATATTTAAATACGCAATGTTAAGAGGGAAGGTTAATACAAATCCAATTGCAGAAGTTGTATTACCAAAAAAGACTTTGTTCAAGAATAAAGAAATAAGATATTTATCAGAGAATGAGCGTAAAGCACTTATAGATACTTGCTATATGAGGAACAAGAACGGTTCATTTTTCTTTAAAAATGGCCCATTTTATGTGTTTATTTTATACACTGGTTGTCGTATTGGAGAAGCTCTTGCACTAAAATGGAGTGATATTGATTTAGAAAACAGAACTGTAACTATCGCCAGAACCATGATCACAGTAAGAAATACAAGCAAGCATACTAGCACACGTCGTGATCAACATTCTACAAAGAATGGAATCACTCGTACAGTTTATTTGTCCGACATGGCACTACAGGCGCTATTGGACATCAAAGAAACACATAAATATGATCCAAATGGATATATACTACCGGGGACTCATATAGACAAACCAATAACATATGTAACTGCACATGGAGGATTTAAACGTATTATTAAACAAGCAGGGATTAAAAATTGTAGTATACATTCTTTGCGCCATACGTTCGTTAGTTTAATGATAGGGAATAATATACCTCTTCCTATGGTAGCAGATATGGTTGGACATATAAATACATTAACAACAATAAGAACCTATACACATTTATTAAAAGAAACGCAATTGGAAGCAATGAAAGTTATTAAAGACTTGAGATAAGGAGTGGTTTATACCACTCTTTTTATTTTTGCATTGCAAATGACGCGAGGATGAAGTAAAATTATATGAGAGGGGAGTGATAAATTTGGAAATAAAATCAACAGAGACTATAAATTTTACATTAAGAATGCCTGCTTCACAACGTTTTCAGCTTGAGCAAATAGCTGCGAAAGAGTCAAGAACTGTGACTAATTTGATTAATATGGTATTAAAAAAATATATAGACGAGTATAATGTGGCAAAAAAATAAGGACTGAGAAATTAATCTCAGTCCTTAAATATTTATTAGGCTTTTAGCCAATTTTGGCTTTCATAATATTTTACTATTTCATGATAAGATTCAGAACCTGTTGAGTTACAATGCAACTCGTCTTTATATTTAGAATAAATCTCATCAATATGAAGCTTCTCTTCTGGATAAAGTTTTATACCACGCGCACAACGAGATGCATATTCTGACAACTCTGCTTTAATCCTGTCCCTTTCATTTTCTAAAACTCTCGTATCTAACTTATTAAGTCTTGCATCTATACCTTGCATATGAGAAAGAATTTGTTTATCTGCTGCGTCGCTCTTTTTCTCTTGAATGTCTAACTTCTCTTCCTGAACATCAAGCTTCTTTGATAACTGATCAAGCTGGTTTGTATGCTCACACATTGTAGATACCAATTCATCTGATTTCATCACTTTGCGAATCCAAGTTTCTATTCTCTTTCTTGTTGGTTTTAGCACTAAACCTAAAAATGTAATAATCACTGTAAGACAGCTTAAAAAGCCCGCTATGTCCTTAATTATTTCAAACATTGTTTATTTCACTCCAAACAACATAATATTATTCTCCTTTTAATATATCAATCTCTCGCTGGAGTTCTTGGCACTTTTTAACTAATAGTGGGATAATCTCGTCATAAGACAATGCATAATTTGTTCTTTCTTTGGTTTCATTATCCTCATCATAATAAACTAATCCCATCTTATCATTTCCTGCACCAGAATCAATTAACGCTTGCTCCACATCTTGTGCAACAAACCCGTAGTGTGTAGTATCTGATGCGTCATTTATTAAATTATATTGTACTGGGCGTAACTTATCTATAATATCAATATTAATATCTTCTATATTATGCTTTAAGTTCCTATCAGAATCTGTAATAGGGGCTGTAGCAAAATGCGCCTCCCAAGCACAATCAAATCTACCAATATTGTTTGTTGCCTTTTGTGCAAAGCCACCAATAGCAATGGAGTTATTATCACTAGCGATATTTATTGGTAAATTCTTTGTGCCAACATGTGTATAAACTGTTGCAGATTGCCCGATACTATCTGAAATCACAATCTTAAAATCATACTTGGTGTCTGCTTTGAAGGAACTATTAGGATAAGTATAGGTATAATTAACAGTATTACTTGAATCGTTTTTTATTATAATACTATTCGAATACGTGGAATCTGAACTCTTTTTACTGAATGCCTCAATTTTAATATTATTTTTACCATCTAATCTATAAAACGAAGCAGTCAATTTATGAGTTACATATTCCCCAGCTCCATTTAATGTGCCATCAACATTACTTCTAAATGAATTAACTGAAGTAATAACCGGTGGGTTATAATCCATTATAGTAATATATCCAGTTGCTTTAGCAGTTCTACCACGACTATCTGTAACTATAACTGTATAAGTTTTTTTACCAGCTATAGTTAATGTAGAACTTGTTGCAGTATATGAGGTGGAAGATTCTGTAAACGTTTTGGACAAATTTTGTCCACTAATTACACATTTACGTATTGTTGAACCACAAGCACCAGAAACAGAGACATTCCATGTTACAGTAGAATGATTTTTAACATACCGCCCACATCCAGAAGGCTTAGTGCTTGCAATAGACGATGTAAAAGCACTTATAGAAGGTCTCACATCAGAAGGGACTTTTAAAGTAAAATTAATAGATTTTCTTCCAACCTCTGTATTACCATTATATGTTATACATGTTAATGTTCCTGTGCCTGATTCAGAATTAGGGATTTGGGATGCTAATTCCTCAGAAAGAGGAGTCCATGTTACAGATGAATTTGAAGTTTGCGAAACAATTATTCCATTTTTATTCCCGAAATACCAAATTAATGTGTGAGTAAAAGAAGATACTGCTTCTGATATTTGGATAATTGTTGGAGAGTCCATTGTGCTCCCACTTACACTAATATTTGAAGCTCTTGGAATTTGAGGAAGGTTAATATAATAATCATATCTCGTACTACTAATTGCATATGTATAAATAGCCGCCTCAGCCCATGCGGAAAATGATTGCGTTCCATCCTGATTGTGAGTCAAAGTAAAGCTGCCAGAACCAAGAGTAGCGCCTACATGCATTTCAAATCTATCAGCACGACTATATACAGTAGTTCCAGCAATATTTACAGTGATTGGCCCAGCCATAACATAACTATACGAGTTGCCAGTTCCACCCGCTGATTTTACCGTCCAATAAATCGTAGATGTATTATTTGCGACGCTCTGAGAAGAAGACCATTCTACTCTAATTCTATCTGGATATTTACTTCCTGCAGCACCATATACACTCGTCTCAAACGCACCACTTGATGCAGTTGCCATAACATATCACCTCCATATTATTGTGTTGCAACAATAGACAAGCTTCCATTGCTTTCTATTTGAAGTCTAAATTTACCTAAAGAAATAGATGGTGTTGTTTCTTTTGTTCCAACTTTTAAATTTCCTTCTAGCTCTGCTTGCTTCATATATGTGGTGTCATTTGCAAAATATGTGATTGGAATTCCGAATTTTATTTCCGCCTCTATATCTATCTGATCGTCGCTAGTATATCTAGCATCATAAGCCGGATTTGTTTTACTAATGAAATCTGGATTTTTATAATAATCATAATATGTTTTATCATCTTTTTTATGTTCATATAAAAAATAATCATAATTAGGATGTTGTTTAGATGTTTGATTAGTTGGCTCAGAAGAAACGGTTAGAATTCTAGCTTTACGGCAAAATTCAATTTTTTGTGCAGAAACTCTTGAGAAATATTCTCCATCCTTGTTTTCACCAATAATTAATCCATTATCACCATCAAAACTAAAATAGGACAACTTTGCCGCTGCGTCACCTTTATTCATAGTTACAGTTCCATCTGGAGCCACTCTAAAGTTATATGTCGTTTCTCCCGTTTCACTCTTTTGTTCACCGATACAGATTTCTCCACCAATAATTTTACTGCCTTCAATTAATCCAGCGCTAACACATCCGGCTAAAATTCCCCAATATGTCTTTCCATCAATAGTATAATTGCCAAATACTGATTTTGTAGTTTCAAAATTGTCATCAGAATATAAAAACTTATTATTTGTTATCCAACCCTCATGTTTGTCCAATACTCCGTCAACAACTTTACGAAGATGGATGCCATAATTATCCCAAGATATGTCCTGACCGGCAGAATTAGACTTAATAGAAGTTGTTGCATCAATTAAGCCTTGTTTAATTTTTGATTCAATCGCAGTAGCAACATCATATCCTTTTTGCCAATAAGAAGACCCACTTGCTACAGTTTTACCAGCACTAACTGCTTGCGATAGCAAATCTGCGTGAATATCTCCTTGGTCTTTTGCAGACAATAAATCTCCAAACGTACATGAAAAATTACTCAAATCAGAAAAGTTTAATTGCACTTCAAGCAATCTTGCTTTCTTAATAAAATCGGATCTCATTTTGATTTTTATAAAATTTCCAAGAGCAAATTGATGTAATATTGGAGCAAATTCTGGCATCGCATAGATATTTTTCATCGAAGTAGAAAAAGACAATTTTGGCTGTGACATTTTTTTTAATTCCTTCTGCCCAGCAATCAACAATTCTTTTTGTGTGTCTATTTTATCTATATCAGTATCAATTTCTGTCACGCAGAAACAATCATCAGAATATTCATCTTCTCTTAAAAACAGAGACAATCTATCTAAACTTTCTGGTAAAAAATTCTTATTAATATCAAGGTCTTTAGAAATAGCATCTTTTTCTTTAGATAACTCGTCAATTTCTTTCTGAATGTTGCTAACATTATTTTCTTTCTCTTCCAGTGCTTTCCTTACACCTTTTAGCTTGTTTAGATTCTCTTTGTATGCATTATTTTCTTCACTTCCACTGGGCTTTTTATCCCACTCGGCAGCAATCTGCACATCTTGAATGGACGAATAAATAGCTTCTTTTTCTTTAAGAGAACTTATACCTTCGTCTCCGAGAGATAACTGTTCCTCATTCCAAACGTATACATAGTTTTGTTTTTCTTTTCCGGTTGACTCGTCTTTAGTCACTTCTAACTTTATCTTGCAAATATAATACTTACAAGCGACGGTATTTCCATCGCTATCTTGGTTAATTATTTTATAAACCTCACCAAGATTTTTTACACTAGGTTCCGGCAGATAATTTCCTGCTTCATTAAAGTTGTTCGGATTTAATATGATTTCAGTTATTTTATATTCATTTGGGACAGAGTTCTCTTCAGTCAACCGTTTATCTATTAACTTATATAAATCTTTTAATAGCTCTGTATAGCCCCTTACTTTAACAACATAATCTTCTTTTTTTGGCTCATAAGACATTAATATTGGCTCAACCTTAACATAACTACCATCTTTTTCTATGTATGCATTTCCATTCTCATCAACAGCAGCGATCTGTAAAGCATTTTCAGGATTAATTGTTTTGACAAGAATTTTATCTCCGTTTTTAAGTGGAGCAGATACTGTTAATGTCTTTGTATCTTTATTATATTTATAATCATCGTTTGGTGTTAGTATTTTAAAATGCATAGAATCTGACGATTTTTTTTCAACTTGAATCTTCTTTGATCCAATATCATTTGCTAATTTAAAATGATTATCAAAAAATTCAGCAGACACCTTATTTTCTACAGTTAGAGCTGTATAAATAGTCAATTCCCCATTAACAAGTTTATACTTTCTTTCTTCAGCAGTATTAACTATTAGTTTATCATCAATTTTAACAGCAATTAATGATTTTTGATTATTAGATATATGAAAAATTTTCTTAATAGTTTTAAATAAAACAACATCATTTTTCCCTAATTGCCCATCATCCACAATTAACTTATTATTGCTATTATTGTAAATATAATTCTTTGTATTTATTTCTTTTGTTGTCCCATCTGCCATATGATGTAAAATACACACAGAATCAACATTTCCATTAAAATTTGCAACATCAAAAGAAATATCAATAGATTCAACAATTACATTACTGTCCAATTTCAATTTTTCTAGTTTCTCTGGATAAATAATTAATTTGTTATTATCATATTCATAAGCCTCATTATCAATGCTTTCACCATCAATTTTAACGGACACTATTCTGTCTTTTATTTGATTTACAGTAAAAGAGCCTGCAATCAATTCTATTAAAACTTGTTTTCCAGAATATAACATATTTAATTCGTTAATCGTTAAGGTATTCCCGCTTAATGCATAATCACTACTATCTATTTTTTTTGAATCAATCTTCACAGATAATATCTGGTTTCCATTTTGAGATATAATAAAATTCTGGTTTACAAGCTCCACAACAACTTTATCCCCTGTAGTTAGGCTATCTATTGTTAAAATATTATTATTAAATTTATAATTACATTTTCCATCATTAACACTAACAGACACTATGGCTTTATCTTTATACCCTGATAAATCAAAATGTGTATCAATTGATTCAACCTTAATAATATCTCCTACAGACAATGCCGCATCTGTAATAGTTAATTTTTTATCAGATGGATTTAGATCATATTGAGATACATTCATTTCCGTATTATTTATTTTTATAGAAATAACTTTTTCTTTAAAATTGTCTAAATCAAAACTATTTTGAATATATTCTACAACAATAGTGCTTCCATATAGCAAAATAGAAGCGTCTGTTATAGTAAGAGTTTTGTCATTTATTGTATATGTATCAATAGGTTCATTATCTACTTTAACAGATAATATTTTATATTTTTTTGAATAAGACAATTCAAATTCCTTTTTGATATCTCCGAGGGGCGTGTAAATTTTTATTTCATCTTCAACATTCAATGAGGCAGTAATGGTCAAATATTTTTTTGTTCCTTCCTGTGTTTGATAATATTCTGATGATGACAATTTACGAGTACCATTTCCAGTAACAATTATTTCGCTTTTACTTGTAATTGTGCTTTCAACAACATACTTATTTGCGCATGTTGTTATTACAATTGAACTTCCAGTAGATAATAATGATTCTTCAGTAATTGTAATAGTATGTAATCCTTGACTATAACTTGATTTGCTTATTTCTTTACCATTAATTTTTACAACACTATTTTCATTTAGATTAAATTCTTCTGGAAGAGTAAATGTATATGAGCCATTGAAAGTGAAAGTTGCAACGTCCCCCTGAGCAATTATTGTCTCAATATTCCTTTCTGGTTCATGGAATGTGTCGTTACTACCAAAAACTTCTAATTCTTCAATTATGCCACTGACTTCTTTAGTATATTCACTTTTGTTGATTCCATAAGACTCAACCATGCCATTAATGTTAAATTGTGCTTGTACACTTTGTACAGGAAGCCTTTGTATATTACCAGCAGTAAATGTTTCAATTATGGGTATGACATCAAATGATTCTTCGGTCTCGCCACTGATATCTTGACTATAAAAACCAGTCATATATTTGTCTTGTTTGTCAACATACCATTGATATTCTTTATATAACTCCTCTCCCATCCATTCAGGAGTATTGTAATAATCAAGATTCATAATTGATGGAAGCCCAAAATTAACATCACGGATATCTAAATCATCTTCACCCTTTACAGTAAGAACTGTTTTGATGTCATCAGCAGAATAGTTGACCTTCATTTCGTTGGACAGGTTTTCAAATGCTATAATAACATCTGTATCATACTTGTGCTTAAATTCATTAGAAATTTCGATAATATCTCCTTGTCCGGGCGCATTACTAAAAGTCAATTCTTTTGTAGATGAATCATATTTATATTGAGTAGTTTTATGCCCATTAATGGTGACTATATTACTTTGAAGAAAATCATTTTGCAGCTTAAATATAGTTGTTTTTCCATCGCCCTTATATCTCTCAACTTCATTTTCTGATTCTGAATATATATTGACAACATTATTAATAGTGTCAAATTCAACATAGCATTTAAATGTATCGCACATATCATTCATAATAAAATCATAAATAGACTGTCTATCAATTTCAAAGCTACGACCTTGACTTATTAACTCTTCATCAACATGACCGACCGTCCATCCATATGCTTTCTTTAATACGAGATGAATTAAGCTATGTTCTACATCATCTGGATTATATAAAATAACTCCATCAATACTTCCAGTTGTATCTCCTACATCGCCCTTATTGATAATAAAGTTTTCCAGATATCTTTGTGACAATGCATATTCCAACGAGTACGCATTGATATGTTTATACTCTTGAATTCCATTGCCATTTATCTCTGGATCTTGTAATTGGAAATAACCAAAGCCTTCTAAATAAACGAGTCTAAGACCTTCTACATAATTATAATATGGAGTAGGTTTTGTTTCTCCATAGATAAGATCACAATAAACAGATGGGACATCAAATGAAATTTCACTATATGAATTAAATTTGAAAGTACCTTCTAAATTAATTACGTTCAATTTACAAATTTTTTCTTTATTTGTCTGACACAATATTACGTCTGGAACCTGATACGTTTCGGACAATAAATCTCTTGGTAATTGCATTTTCTTTCACCTGCCTTTATTATGTAATACTTACTTGTCGTACACTCTTTTTAATAATTAATTCACCGTTTACTACTTCTGCATCGAACTCATCGAATGGACATACACTACCATTGTCTTCAAGCGTTAATACGCCATTTTCAACATCTGTACCAGTTTCAAACTTCACGCTCTTTAATTCTCCTCTTACAATCATCTTGTGTATCTTTCTGTGCTCTTCAACTTGAATATTAGTCCAAAGTGGAGGATTCTTAGTTGTATCTCCTTTAATCTTTACTGTCACTCCATCAACCCAAATCGCCAAACCATCTTTCAGGTCATAATCATTTAATAGGCCATCTGTGACTTTCATTGGATAACGAAATTTTATTGTTAATGTGCCTGAACCATCTGCACAAAATTGATTTGTTCCTGCCGACAGCATTGGAAATACAAAATTAAAATCGTCATTAAAGATTCTTTTATCATTATTAGAATAAACAACAAAGTTATTATCTATTGTAATTTTTTCTCCTTGTTGCAAATTTCGAAACACAGTTTCATTATTTAATGTGTTGTTCTTAATTAATAAGCTTGCCCCATTAGAACTATTTTCAAATGTTACTTTTGGATAAACATAAGAATAGAAATCATCACTTTGATTATCAATAGCAAATTCTGTTTCTCCATTAACATTAATTACAACAGGGGCTTGTACTCTGGAATATGCCCATGGGCTTACCGAAGTAAATTGTGCGATAATTCCTATTACTCGCGCATCCATTTTTTGAAGCTGCACGTTAGTAAATCTACCAAGATAAGAGCATACAGTATCCCCATCTTTATCACAAACGTCCATCCACGCATTTCCCCTAGAGCCAGTCAACCAACGCAATGTATTCCTGACTTTATATGGGCCAATGTCAGAACCGTCCACTTCAATAAATGTAACAGATGGAGTTGCAACAGAGCTATATTTTGCTCCATAGTCTGTGCGAATTGACCCATCATAACTGTCCGTGTAAACCGGCTCCATATCAAGATAAGAATCAACTACACCATTGTCTTGGTCAAAAGTGCCGACAATAAGCTCTAAGTCATAATTTGTTTGCCCACGAAAACGAATTTTAGGATGATATATTGCCAAGTATAACACCTCCTACTAAACTACTTTAAATTATATAAATAGAAGAGGGCTGTTACACCCTCTTCTATAACTTGTGTTATCTAACACGATTATAAAGTTTTTTATTGACATTTTTCATATAATTGTCCATCTGGTCTTGTACTGCCTTAGCGATATTCGGTATAGAACTATTGTCAGCATGCTCAATATGGACAACTTCTCCCACTTGAAGGTTCAACTCTATATTATTATTAATAACATGAGGAGCACTAACAGTAGGTTTGGATTGCTCAAGGACATTAGAAGGATCAAGCTGTCCCCATTCCATAAGCCTCTCAGTAAGGTCTGCTGGAATAATGCCAGTGCCTTTCTTTACATATGAAAGTCTACCAGCTCCATCCGGGACAATCTGCAATTCTTCTCCAAGTTCATCAAGAAATGCGAATTGATCTTTACTAATTGCCTTTGAACCTTTAGCATATCCTTCGATATCAGAAAGCTTTACCCAACCAGTATAGCCGCCATTTCGTCCAATAAGAACCTCATCGCCACTAACTTGATAAACTGTAAAAGTAGATCCGGGCACCCATGATTGCATCCTCGTTCCATTTCCACCATCTCTTGAGAAATGCGTTGCAGAACTCTTAACAGTTACAGACGAACCATTTGATGGTGGCGCTGGTGTTGCTGGTGCAGGGGATGGGCTTGGCTGCTGTGCTGGTGTCGGCGGCGTATATCTTGCACTCTCTGTCTTGTCTTTCTTGCTATTTGTTGCATTAATTATGCTATTTGCAGTCTTATCTGCCTCAACTTGTAAATCTATAAGCTCTTGTTTTAATAACTTTAATTGCCCAGTAAATGCGCTCATAGAAGTATCAAGCTGGCCCTGATATGTGCCTATAGCATCTACGCCATCAAGCCAAGGCTTAGTTACTGAATCTGATAAAGTAATTCCATATTTATCTGCTATATCTGATAGGTTTTGCGCTAATGACTCAGTATTTGCCGCAATGGTTGCATAGCTGTCCTGAATGATTTGGTCTTCATTTTTAAGAGACTCATCAAGCGCATCCATCTCGTCCTGTTTATTGTTTTGATAATCTTCTAGTTGCTTATCAAGTGCATCTTGCTGTTTCTCTACGCTATGGTCGTAATATAACTCTTCAAGTTCTTCTTTCGCCTGAGCGAGTTCGGCTTGTAATTTTTTCTTTTGTGCAATTGCAGATGCAGAATTATCCCCAGATATTACTGCGAGACGCTTTTCAATATCTGCTATATTTTTCTGTTGCTCGGCAACTTGTTTAGAAAAGTCGTGGCTTTCTTTTTGAAGATTAAGCTCTTCTTTTTTCTTGTCGATAAGTTCTGAATAAGCATCAATCTCTTTTTGCATACCATCTTTTACAGCTTGAATGCGAGTCTTATTTAAATCAATAATAGACTTCTTTGCGGATTCTTGTGCTTCAATTGCACTCCATTGATTTTCTTTAAGCTCCGCAAGCTTTTCGTTATACTCGTCTGTGCTATACAAACCAGCAGCATAATCTTTTTCAAGATGTGCAATTGCTTCACCATATTGTTCAACTTTGAAATTGGCAACCTCTAATTGTTGCGCAAGTAAACCAAGAGCCGTAACTCCATCTTTAGTCCAATTGCCTGCGTCATCTACTACTTTCTCTTCATCAGAAACTAGATTGTATAAATGAGAAAGTTCAGAATCAACATTGTCGATTCTATCAATTAGCTTATCAAGGTTGTCCCAATAAAGGTCGTTAATACTATTTTGGAATCCTTCAATGTCTTTCTTGCACTCAAGAATTGCATCATCGACATCATAAATGGAATTAACCATCTCGTACCAATCGTCAGAACCTACTTGAACATCTCCAGATTTAACCGCATTGTCTAGAACGTCTTGCAAGGATGCTCGTTTGTTGTTTAAATCTTCAATCTGCTTTTTAGAATCTTTCATCAATTCCTTATAGAAATTCTCAGAAAGTCTTTCTCCCGCCTCATCAAGAAGATCCATTTCTGCCTGAATCAAATTTGCATGTTGTTCAGTTAGACCAACAATATTCTCAAAGTCATCTGCAATATCTTGTAATTGTTCAAGACGTTTAGCTGAAATTTCAGCAATAGATGCTAAGTAATTGTTCTCTGCATCTTCTGCCTTGGAAGACCATGTGCGATACTCTTCAATTGCATCTGCGATTTCGCCTTCATTTTCTCCAATAAAGTCTTTAATCGCAATGGCTCCATTTTTAGCCATCTCTTGATATTCCGCTGGTACTTCAGACAACAATTGAGCTGCTTTTTTATTATATGTTGCAGCAGCAGAGAAATAGGTTGACGCTTTTTGTTTCTCCGCGTTTACAATCTCTTCATATAGATTGTTCTTGTCTTTTGTTTGAGATGTGTCGTCAAGGAAATTTTCCAACCTATTCGTAGCATTAGTAATAATATTTTCAATTTCCTCAAGCCTATACTCAATGAAGTCAATTGTTTGCTTTGCGTCATCTGCTGCATCTTCCACAGAGTCTGATGCTGAAGAAATATCTCCTGCAGCATCGGAAATGCTACTAGCAGCGCCGCTCCATGCATCTACCCAATTATTAGAGCCATTTTTAAATACCTCGTCAAGTCCTGTATATCCATCAAATAGACCATAATGCGCATTCCCTTCAGCAAAAGACATTCCACCAACCATTCGTCCACGTGAAGTTATATGACCATTTTTAAGAAGTTGTTCAGTTTGCAAATGATTAAAAATAATATCTCCACGCTTCAAATTAATCATTTCCGCACCGTCATCGCCTATGGTTTTCCATTTTCCATTACGGACTAAAGTCTCTGGGCCAAGCTCTCCTACAAGGGCATTATGTTCTGATGATTGAACGCCCCAACTTCCTGTTGCATGAGCAGTTCCATCTACACCGTTTATACCAGACTGTTGGCTACTATATGAACCACTACCAACTTTTCTTTCATTAATAGTATATGTCGTTGTTTTAGTTGTCGGAATATTATCCCAATAGCTAGATATTTTGCTAGCACTCGATTCACCTGTACCATCAACCGTATAAGTAGTTGTTGCTGGCTCATTTAATTTGTCTTTTCCTGTGTTGAGGTCATCAACCTTTCCTTGTGCTTCTTCTGTGTTTGCACTAACGGTAAATGTCATTCCATTGGATTCCCAATTTTGAAGCTTTTCAATTGTGCCATCTTGTTGCTCTTCTGAAGTTTTTGTAATACCGTATGTTAAACTTATTGATTTAAGTTGTGGTTCAACAGTAGTAATAAGATCATTACACGCCGTCTTCAACTCTTCAGCGGACATTGCATCAACTTTAATGCCAGCATCTAATAGCACTTTCTTTTGGTCTTCTGGCATATTATCAATTTTTGCCTGTATTTCATCTTTAGATAAGCCGTCAAAATTCAATCCGGCATCTAGTAGAACTTGCTTCTGATCTTCTGGAAGCGCATCAATTTTTGCTTGCAGTTGCTCTGGAGTTATTTTGTCAACATTAATACCGGCATCAAATAGAACTGTTTTGTCTTCTTCAGATAATTCGTCTCCATTGATATATTTTTTCGCAACCTCAAGCTGCTTTGAAAGTGTATCAAAATCAAACTGAACAGAAACTATTGTTGGTTCTTGTAGTCCTTTTAGTTTTGCATTTAGCAATTCTGCTTGTTCCGTTGTTAATTTAACTTGCCCATCTTCAACATTAATTTTAATTAACTCACCATTTTGATCGACTAAATTAAGTGACTTAACAAGCGCGTCTGCTTGTTCTTGCGTTAATTTCAATTTTCCCGCTGCAGAATTATATATTGTCTCTAATGTATTATATTGGCTTGCATTATTTTGCGCCGCAGCAGTAGCTTGATTTAATGCAGATGATGCCTTTTCAACATTATCACATATAGTTTTCCACTCTGTATTATTATCGTCCAAGCTCTTTCCGCTTCTAATATATTCATCTTGGGCAGCAACAGCCTTTTCTAGATCAGATGTTGCCTTATTAACATCCTTATCGAATTTATTTGTAGTTAAATCAGAGAGAATATCACTCCATGTTGCATCATATTTCGAAAATTCAGTAAGCATTGCTACTACTGCTTCTTTAGTTACGCCAACGCCATCTTGTGCTTTATTGATTGTATTAACAAAATCGTCTATTGTTTCAACGCCTTCACCTAAATCAAAATTACCATTCTCATCGCTTCCAGTGAAAGCACCAGCCTTCTGGGCATCATCAACAAAAGATTGAATATTCTTTTGAGTAATGCTAAACTCTCCATCCTCAATGGTGAACCAATCTGCAAATAATGGATTCTTATCAATATAATCATGAATTGCAACCATGCGATCATTGAAATTGTCTAAGTCACTATATACAGAAGGCGGAACTAATGTCTTAACTGCTGCTTGGAACGCCTCAGTACCAACTTGGCCAGTCTTAAAGCCATCGTTGATGGTATTGAGCATTTCAATCATAGAATCGCCATATGTCAACTTGGAATCAAGTTCTTTTGCCTTTTCAAAGTTTTCATATGCGTTTGTGGCTCCTGATAGCTGAATCTCAAGAAGAGCATATTCTCGTTGTGTCTGTTTTAAAGCTACTAATTGAGAACGCAACACATCAACTGATTTTTGGGTAGCATTTGAAACAAGCCCAGTTGCTTTATATTCTTTTGCCATTGCAGCAACAACTTGTTGTAACTGTTTGACTGTATTTTTATATTGTAATCTTGTATATGATTTAGCCATACGAACGGTTGCTTGCTGATCCGCTCTCTTTTGAATAACAAGCTTCCTTAATAGAGCCGCATTTTTAACCATCAATGGATTAGATTCGTCAAAACACTCATTTAATTCTTCTTGTGTTATTCCAAGACTAGTTAAAGAATTTTTATACTCATTTGAGACAGCAGTATTGTCATTAATAATTTCTTCAGTTTGACTTAAAACCTCATTAAATTTTGAAACACTACTTTCTACATCTGAATACAAACTAACTGTCGTCGTTGGTATTGCAGATTTAACTTCGTCTGCAACCTGCTCCTTTGTCATATTAGACTTGGCGCTCCAGTCAACTTGCATCATAGCTTGAACTTTTGCTGCAGGCTGTGAATCTAACCATTTTTGTGTATTCTCTTCAGTATCGCCTGTAACACGAGCAATATCTTTTACAAGTTGCCCTTGCTTTGTATTACCATCTTTATCTTCTACATCAAAATCAAACCCTAGTGCGATTTTGATATTTTTCTGTTCATTTTTGTCCGTAATTCCAAGAGAATCAAATAGCATATCAAACCATTCGTTGATATCTTTTTTATATTGGTCGAAATTTGTGTTAGAAGCATCTATAGTAAAAATACTATCAAGAATATCTTGCGCTTCTTGATTGTCTGCAAGCCCAGATACCATTCCTTGAATCTGTTTCTTCATTTCGAGAACTTGTTTCTTGCTAGTCGTACTATCAATTTTAAATGCATCGCTATTTTTAATCCATTCTGTAATAAATGATTTTCCAGAATCCCCAAGTTTAGCATAGTCATCTTGTGATACTGGCACTTGTAGTAGTGCATTTATAAAATCATTTTGTGCCTGTTTAACTTCATTGGCTGCGGTTTCGTAACCTTTTAGTGCATTTTTAAAGTCTAATGACTTTTCCGAATCACCGATTAAATCAGATATTTTATTCTGATTCTCTTTTAATTTGTCTGAATAGTCTTTAATCCATTTGTTCCAAGAAAAATTTCCACCTTGATCGAAATACTCTTGTAGTATTTTATTAACTTCTTCTGGATCATATCCAAAAGCGTCAATCATAATTTTCTTAGCCGCACTTGCAGATAACTGTGTTGTCCCATTATATTGTGACGTGCCATATTTACCTTTGAATCCATTATTTAAAGAACTCAATACAGCTTGACCACTTTCTCCCAAGTTCGAATTAGCCTTTTTATACGAAGCGACAGCTCCTTTTCTGATCTTATTTAAATTTTTGTCACTTGTATATTCTAAGGCTGCTGTTTTTGCTGCATTTTGTTGTGCTTTAACTAGTTCTTCTATGGCAGATGCATTATTGCCAATTGCTTTTGTTGCGCTGTCATATCCATCGGCAATTGATGGCTGTATACTAATAATTTGTTCACAAATAGATTTATATCTCTCATATTGGTCAGATGTTAACGAAATATTATTGCCATATTTATCAACGCCTTTAGCCAATACACTAAATTCGTCAGAAAGCGTTTTGTATGTATTTTTGTCTCCAGATTCTGATAATGCCTTTATATTGTTGTCGGCTTGTGTTTTTGCATTTTTATAATTATCAGACAAGTCCTTTGCTTCTTGTATTAATTCTTCTTGTCTTTTTTTATAATAACTATCAATGCCTTTTGCAATTCCTACTGCGAGAAGTGCAATACCAGCTCCAGCGGCGATTTTACCAATGGTTGTTCCTAGGAACTTTGTTATAGTACTTTTTAATTTCCCAGCTCCTTTTTTTATGCCGCCCCAAGTATATTTCCCTGCTTCTTTTTCTGCATCATTTGCCTTGTCTGTGGCTGCGTCTGCCGCATTTGCAGCAGCTTCTGCAGTCTTCGCTTTTTTGGCCGCATCTGACGCTGCAGCTTTTTCTGCTGTTTCGTCTGCATTTTCTCGTGTGCTCTGAGTATCAACTTTTTCTGTTGCAGTTTCTGCCGCATTTGCAGCAGCTTCTGCAGTCTTCGCTGCAGCAGCTTTCGCAGATGCTTCAGCTTGAGCATATTCTGCCTCCGTAGCAGTTTTTGCAGCGTTCCATGCACTAGACATGGCTTTAACAACCTGTTTTCCAAGTATAACGGTTATTGTAGTTCCAAGTAGTCCTAATTTGTCTATAACAGTTGTGATTGCTGTCCCAATATCTACAAAGAATTTTACATAATCAGACTTAATGAGATTGCTCCACATTGTCTGAATAGAATTGTTGAATTGGTCTATATGCCCTTGGATACTGTCCATATACTTCTCGTTTTCGGACATTGCACTGCCAGCAGAATCTGCTGATGTCTTTATTGCATCTTCTACCATATCAAAGTTTTTAATTACTGCGGCTAAAACGTTTGCTTGACGTTTACCACTTAAAAGCTCTAATGCTGCTGCGCGATTTACATCAGTCATGTCATCCCACACAGTAGACATTTCTCGCAAAATTTCCGTGGTGTTTTTAAATGTGTTTTCATCAAGCATAATGTTAACTTTACCACCAGTTAAAGCCAACAATTTCTTTTGCAGTTCGGACACGCTGTTGGCCATGCCATCAACATCTTCACCTGCATCCTCTAGTTCTACTTTTGCTCCTCGAATACGAAGAGATAATGTCTTCATGGCAGTACCTACGGATTCAGGATTCTGAACTACTGAGTTCGCGGCAGTAATTAAACCAATTGACTCATCAATAGTATTTCCTGCTTCCGACATTGCACTAGCAGAGCGTAAAAGTGCTTGTCCAATACCCGATGAACTGATTGCAAAATTATTTCCAACTTCGTTGAATTTGTCTACAATGTTCATTGCATTTTCCGCTTCAATACCAAATCCATGCATCGTAGAAATGATACTATCTGAAGCTTCACCAATATTGGCAAGGTCGTCACCTACGTTATAATACACAGATGCTGCTTTTGCTAGATCAGACGCTTGCTCAATGTTATATCCGAGTCTTGCAAAGTCAGCAGTCGCATTTGTAAAATCTTTAACTGTAGAGCCAATCTGCCCAGCAGTCTGAGATGCCGTTGTTAAAAATTTCTTATATGTCGCATCAGTTTCGTCAGTTACTTTTTTCAATTCAGTTAAAGCTGCATCAATCTCTTTAACATATGTAATGCCCTGTTTAATCCGCGCAACAGCTTTATATACAAGATTTGCACCAGTGAAATAAGTAGCGATTTCGCCAGTTTTCTTTTTTACACCATCAAAGAAAGATGTGAATTTATTAGCTACTTTTCCTAAGTTTTTAGAGCTCGCATCAATAGCAGTTCCTGCCTGATTAAAAGAAGCAGTTATCTTTTCTATTTCTCCATTGCCATTCTTGATCGTAAAAACAACCTTCGAATAACTATCAGAAAATTGAATGGATTTTTCATCTAATCCATCAAAAGAACGCGCAAATGCTTCTAATTCATTTCTTCTACTAGCTTCGTCGCCTAAATCAAAACCTTCAGAAACCGCACGATGAATATTACCAATTTTATTTTGCAGATTTTCAGACTTTTTAATAATATTTTCAATTTCTTTACCATAATTATTAAAAGACTTAACCGCGTCATTAAATTCTGCGGCAGTTTTTTTACCAAAATCTGAAGTTATATCTGTATTTGCAAGTTTTTTCTGTAAGTCAATTATTCTCTGATAAGCTTGTTCGTATTGTTGAAGTTTATTAGCAATTCCAGATGCATTCGAGTAACCGCCACTATCAACTTTGTCAATTAAGCTTGTATGCTGGGATTGAACTTTTTCTAAAACATCTGCGCCATATGTAGAATCTTTTTGTTTTGATGCTTCTTTTTTTGCTTGGGCATACTTCTCAAAGTCACTCATTAATTGCTTTGTTGCCGTACTCAATCTTTGCATGTCTTCTTCAGAAACTTTACCTAAAGTCTCTTCAGATTTTGTTAATTCTTGAATTTCTTTCGTTAGCTCTTCATACCTAGTTTTTAATTGTCCAAGCTCAGTATTCTTATCCACAAAAACTTCTGTGTCAATTTTATTAAAAGCAGAAGAGAGTTTTTTATTTGCATCTACTAAAGTTTTATAAGTATCTGAATCTTTGTAGGCACTATCAGAGTCACCAGATTTTTTCGTTCCAGAAGATGTTTTCTCGTCTGTGCTATTTTTTACACTTTTATTAGCACTAGCAAAATTGTTCTTTTTATCTGTCGCAGACGAGAAAGCCTCGCTAGCTCCTTGTGCCTTTTGAGTTTCTTTATCAATAGCAGTAGCTGAAGCTTCAGCACTTTCTTTAACTTTTACATTAGCATCAATAAATTTTTGCTTTTGTTCAGCAGCCGCAGCAAATGCTTCTTTTGCTTTATTCGCAGCATCTACCTCTGACGAAATCGCACCAGTGCCCTCGATAACCTGACCATCAAAAGTCTCACTCGCTGCTACTTGAGGAGAAGTTGTGGTAACACCTTCTTTTGTGGCACTGTTTTGATTTTGTTTCTCTTTTGTAATTTGTTGTTGCAATTCTAACTGCTGTTGAGTAGCCTCATTTTGTTTCTGTTCTGTTGCAAGTTCTTGTTCTGCCGCATCCACACCTTTTTGTTTTTCTTCGACCACACTTAAATCATCAAAGCTAATTTGGCCTTCAAGTTGCTTTGCCTGATTGATCTTGTTCTGAGACTCTGCAACTTGCTCGTTTGCTGCAGCAAGTTTCTCTTTATTCGCAATTTCTTCATCAGTCATGGGCCAAAAAGATAGTTGTGAGTTATCTGCGCTATAAAGGTCTGCATCTTGCCCAAAACCATTTAACTGCTCTTTTGCTTCAACCAGTTTTGCTTTTAATTCGTCAATCGTAGAAGATAAACTTTCAATTTGAGCTCTGTATGCATCAACTACATCATTTGAAGTCATATTCTCTAATTGACTTGCATCCACAGACATATCTAAGGCACTCTGCATATCATAATAGCCGCTCTTCCACGAGTCTAAAGCACCTTCCATACGAAGGATTTCTGCCTCTAATTCTTGTATTTGTTTTTGCGCGGCTTCAAGCTCAGAAGCATCAACAGGGTTTGTAGAGACAGCACTTAACTTTTCTTTGAGTGTAGCAATTTCTTGCATTAACTCTTTTTCTTTTTCAAGCTGTGCTGTCTGTTCTTGACTTGACTGTCCAGCAGGCTGTGCTGCCGCTGTTTGATTAAGCTTCTCTTGTGCCTGATTTTCTTCATTTATAGCGGCAGTAGTCTTCTTATGTGCTTCTGCTGCTTGCGCTTCAATTTCTTTAATCCTAGTTACACTTTGATCCCATGCAGTAGTGGCATCAATTTCTCCACTTTCAAATGAACTAAATATGTCTTTGAATTTATCCCAATCTGCTGTATGAGATGGATTTAATGTTGCCAATAAACTTTTTAATTTCTCAATTGGGGCAACAGAATTTTCTCCATTTTTTTGTATCTCTGCCAAATAAGCAGAAAGTTCTGGAAGCTGTTCCATTGTATATGCTTTAAGAGTTGATTCTAGTCCATTATCTGTAAACGCCTTGTTTAAACTTGCATCGACTAAATCAACAATATTTTGCATCACATCTGCATAATTTAACTTTCCAGATTCTATTCCACTTTTTGCTATGTCAGTTAATGATATCGTGTCATTGTCATATTGCACCAAACCATTAGTTTTAGATACAGACTCTTTTAAATTATCAGAAAAAGACTGCCCTATTTTAATTGCCATTTCTTTAGAAATGCCAGTAAAGTCAATTGTTTTAACAACGCCATCGGCAATAATGCCATTAACCCTTGTCCCCTGATCGTAAAATAATTTAACAAAAGAATTAATATCAGACGGAGTAAACGCATCCATTCCATCTGGATGGTTGTGTAGAGACAATACAATATTCTCTTTTAAGTTACTTACAAGATGTGATACTATTTCATCTGTACCAACCTGAAAATCTTGTCCAGAGAATGATCCTACAACTTTGTCTGCACCAAAGAATGTCATAGACTCCTTGGCATTGCCATTTCCATTAGAATAATCTTTCTCTTGTGCCGCTGACGTATTTAATAAGTCTTGCAAAGACTTTGTTACACCACTTACTTTTTCTACACTTTTTTCTGCAGCAGCAGGAATTTCAACATTAAGTATTTCACAAATCTTAGAAAGTGCTTCATCTCCAGAGATGTCTCCAAAATCTAAATCTGAAAATACCTGTTCAATTGCCGCACCTGCATCTTTTGATGCTTGAGATAGTTCCTTAACTTTATCAACAAGCTCAATCATTTTATCTTCGTTTTGGCTTTCATCATTGCTTGACAATAAAGACATATATTCTTTAACTTTTTTATTTAGCTCGTCATATAAAGAAATTTTCTTTTCTTCCGTAGCAGTGCTTGCTTTTATGTTTGCTTCCTTGCCACGATTAAGATTACTTATTTCTGCATTGATTTCTTTAATTTTTTGTCTGCAATCACTCTTTATCTTATCAAGCTCTGCATTCTGCTTTGTGCGAATGTCTTTTAGGAACTCTTCGGCCCTTTCATATATCTTTACGTTGTTGGCAACATATGCACTGGCATCATCACTGCCCTTGTCGGCCACATAATCTGAAGTATTTTTTAAGAGACTAGCTGCCTTTATTTTTTTAGCAAGAGCTTCTTCCTTTCCCGGCTTTCCAGTTCTCTCTAGTTCCGCTAGTTCTTCTTCCGCCTTTTTAAAATCTTTAAAAAGCCCAACCAACGCAATAGTATCATTTTTTTTCGTTGTTTTGAGCCTCTTGCCTTTGCCATTAAATATATCTAGAATTTCTTGATATTCTACTTTTTGTTTTTTAAGCTCATCAATTTGTGCTTGAACTTCGGCAGAAATTTCACCGCCAGTTGTTTTTATATCGTCTTTTACCTTTCCACCAGCAGATTTAATATTTTCTCCAAGCTTAGATGGATCAATCTCACCAAATACAACACTCAGTTTTCCATTCAATTCTCCAGCGAATTGAATTAGTTCATTATATTGTGCTTCAATGTCTTTTTTATCAAACAGTTCTAAATCAATTTGCTTGTCAATTCCAACATTATTAAGAATTGTATTTAATTGTTCTGCGTAGCTACGTAACTCTTTTGTTGCACCTTTATCTTTTAAATTAACACCACTGAGCCCTTCAAATACAATTTTAGACAACTCTGAAATCTGAGACATCTTTTCAACCATTTCGTCAAAAGACTTCATCCATCCACTATTAAGCTTGTCTCCAAGACCTGCCTTTACGGAATCCAAATCTTTTCTAAGCGCCTTAACAGCATCATCCATTGCAATAAATTGTTTAATAAAGTTGTTCAAATTTCCACGCTTGCCAATATTTGATAAAACTCCATCCACTTGTTCTGCTTGAGTCTTACATGCAGCAAGACTGCTCATAAGGTCATCAATACTAAATTTAATTTTTGAAGTATAACTTGCCTCTGCCAAAAGAATCACCTCCTACGTTATAAATAAACTTTTAGCAATTGTCCTATTATTTTTTGAAAATTCTCTTCAAAATACCTACTACCATAGTTTTTAACAAAATCTTTTAAAAACTCATCTGGGACTTCTTTCCCGATGGTTTCTCCATACATGTATTCTCCATCTTTGAAATATGTCCATGGGTGTGCGCCTTCCAAAAAGTTTTCAAAAACATAATCGCCTTCAACTTGTCCACCACTACTCCAAGAACCACTACCTTGGTGTTTACTGGAATTGCTGTGATATGCACCATCTAATGGAGAAGAATCCATCTTAATATCCGTCGTTATAGTAAAAGTTTTTCCTCTTTTTGTTAAATTGGAATTTACTTTATAAATGTCATATAGATTATGTTGTCTGCCATACTTTGTATAAGCCCCATTTTGATATTCATAATATTTATCAACTGCTGCTTTAGCCGCATCATTAAAATCCTTTTCTGCTTGTTTGCTTGATATGTTACCAGCAATTTCTGCAACAGTTTCAACATTGTCTATAAGTTTCTGTATAGCATCGCCTAATGATTTTGCTTCAGCCATATGCCATCAACTCCTATAAAATAGTTATCTTAATTTATCAAGTGTGCTTAAAAGCTCATTAATATCAGCACCTTCAGGAAGAATACTATTAATATCAAAATCATCAATCTTTCCCGCAAGTGAATCTGATAGAGTAGTCAAACTTGTATTAATACCATTTGCTATTTGCACAAATGAAGCTTCAATTGAATTCTGATATCTTAATCTTTGCTCCTCAAAAGATAGAATCTCCTCTGCACGAGAATAGTCTCTCGCACACACTCCTTTTAACACATCAAACACACCAACGCTGCATAGCTTATCATACTCACCAACTAGAGCATCAAAATCTTCACTAATTTCAACACCTGTATATGCATTAAACATAAACATAGAAAAATAAATATTCTCATTAAATTTATTTAAAAGAATAAGTCCATTGTCATTTTCTGTGCACAAAGCAATAACGCGCATAGCAATATCATGCTTTTCTTTTACTGGAATATATTCAGTTTTAAACATATCTTTTACGTTTTTAAATTCATCTTCCTTAAATTTCTTAACAAATGTATTAACCTTCATAACCTTTTCCTCCATAATTTAAAAATTTTTATATATCAAATAACAGTTTGTTATTAATTTTCATATTTAGTCGCAGCCCCAATATTCCATCTCATTTTGATCCACAATTATTTTTGGTAAATCAAATGCAGAGCGGGCTATCAAAATTGCTTCACTTTCATCATCTGTCGCGTCAATCAGATATTCTTGCCGAACCGCTTGAATGGCCTCCGCTTTGAGAACTTCTCTTTTAATTTTTGAAGATTGTTGTAATCCAACTTTACGTCTCCATTCTGATGGGAGCGTGTGACAAAACTCTATATTATTTTGATAAGCATATAAAATAATTCCGCCCATTAAAAAAGACAATTTCTTCACAGTGTCTATATTTGAGCGTAAAACAGATTCTTCCATAACAATCTTGTCCACTGGCATAACAGAGGCTATATATTCACAAATTTCATTTGTCATCTTTGGGATTCTCTCATATACGTCCTTTGTTTTATGACAATCTATAAGGATATGTTTTACGTATTTCCCATCGTCGAACAAACACACACCCGTTTTATTCGTACTGGCATCTATGCCTATAATTCGCATGTCATAGCCTCCTTTTTATAAAATAAATTCATAATATATCTCCTTTTTATCCATAAAAAATGAGGGAGTGTATTGCTACACTCCCTCGCCTATATAACTACTTCATATAGGCTATTTGCTCATAAAATTAATTTTACTTGTTGTCAGTGCCACGATTAGAATCAATCATCCTCTGACAGACAACCAACATGCGCAGCATATCATATGATATATCTAGTTTGCCATTACCAGTGCCAGCAATTACACCAGTGTCAACTAAATGCTGCACAGTGTCACGTGCCCAAGATGGGATATCTTCGATTGTTTCATAATTCTTGTTACATGCATCGACCATATGCTTAGTAATAAATAGCATACGCAACATGTCCATAGACAAATCTAAATTACCGTTACCAGTGCCAGAAATCAGACCTTCGTCCATCATTTCACTAATAGTTCCTCTTGCCCAGCTAGGAATATCATCAATAGTGTTGTATCTCATTACATCTTCCTCCTCTTCATCATCGTCATTATTCTTGTTCATGGCTTCATATACATCCTGACGGAACCCATCCATGGTATAACCCATGCCATATGTGTTCCACAGAAGTTCTGGGTCTGCATGGTTGCTGGCCACACCTCTACGATGACCTTCTGCGTGACCAATAATCACGCCGTCAGCTAGTGGGTCGAGACCGTAAGTGTTGCAAAGCTGTGCGAACAGTTCCACGGCTGTGTGATATGTCCCAGCAATCTGTTCAGCCGCTGCCGCATAGCTCATTCCAGAACTAGGCTCCGTCATCTCCACGCCAATATGAGTATTATTCGCTGCACCGCCACAGTGCCATGCTCTCATCCACCAAGGCAATGTCTGATATACAGAGCCATCTGCCTGTATAAATGCGTGTACGCAAACTGACTGACCACCCGGCTGATACTGGTTGAAGTTACGAGCGAACACAGCCGCACTAGGCTGTGGACAGCCAACGCTATGCAACATCAAGCCACTCGGAGTAAATGTCGAACCAATCTTATAGCATTTATTTTGTGTTGCAAACGCTTCAATAATTTCCATTTAAATCACCTCAATATATTACTTTCCGCCTTTAACTCTTTCAATAATTTCGGAAACAGCAGAACTGCCAGACATTAATGCAAGAGCAGTAATCACAGTGCCAATCATAGAGCCTTCTTGCACAAGACCAAGTGCCAAAATAATATCAACACCAAAACCAAATGCAATGGCAAATGCAAATACTGCAGAAACAAACATAGTAATATACTTGCCATACTTTGTTCCTTCCCACATTTCCTTAAATCTATCAATGATGTACCACATAATAATAGATAAAGAGATAATTAAAGTTAACATTTCCATAATTTTATCCTCCTATAAATTCATTATTTTTAAAAATATTTATTACACATTATTACAAATACAATTTATTAAAGCCCCGCCTCATATTCTTGAAACGTTACTCTTCTCCAAATCCAAACAGCAAAATATGGCGGCATATTGTTGTGGGCTGCGCCGCCGCCTGCGGTGTTCATACCAAGCCGTGCCCACCAAGTCTTTTTTACGGTGGAAACACTGTCTACAAGATATGTGCCTTCGTTTGGTGTCCAAGTGCCATCGCCGCCTCCGTTACTTGAATACATTTCGTGCGCGTGCGCAGGCATTT